CAATTTCCATGGTGTACCATCATATTTTAAACATACACGTACATTTTAAATGTTTAATATTTAAACGCAATCAGCAGTGTTGTTGAGAGTAGGTTTTAAAACATTATTTAAACAATTCATTACATTTAAAGCCTATACGTTTCCTTTAAAACATTTCAGGAAATATGTATAGGCTCATGCTTCATAACTGACGCCATAATCTATTTAACGATTCAATCTACAATACTCACATACTCACTATACATCTCGTATACTCTCTCCATTACTTCCCATCCTAGATACCATCCATTATCCTGAGCAAGCTTATGCATATTATACGGGACAATACAATGATCTCTCCATCCATCTTGAAGCTCTTTCTGATCCCAGTCAACTGTCTTTACCTCTCCGTTAGGCATAATCAAATATAGATCATACCACTTCTCGTAGTCTTCAACGGTTAATACTGGTACTTCTCTTGTATACTGAGATACTAATGGTACACCATCTTCACTTACATACTTAGGTATATCGCTATACGTATCTTCAACCAGCTTATAATACGTCTCAAGCTCTACTAGTCTCTTACTCAGAGTATCTGCTGTTATATAGTTTAACCCATCCGGCTTACCGTGTAGTATCTCGACCTCAAAACGGTCACGGGCTTGTTTAGTGACTTTAATCCTATCCTCCAACGCTTTAAGTATCATCTCTTTACTCTTCATAGACTCTCTCCTTGTAGCATTGATTACATTCAGCTCCTATTTGAGTAGGTCTTTCCTTACATCTAAAACAAGGTTTTGGCTTCCAAGCAACAGTACGTCCTATACTATATCCCATATCTGTATACACAAATATATCAGGTCTGAACTTAACAGTAGCCATTACTCTTCCTTCGTTTCTCTCTTAAAATACCAGAATCTGTGAGCTTCTACTCCTCGGCTTACTGGATGGTCAACGTATGGGAGCGTCATATAGTTATTTTCTATCGAGCGTATAGAGTTTTCAAGTACTTCTTGTACTGTATGCTTATATAACACCTCATCTACCCCGTCAATACCATGTACATAAACCTGATCCCCAACCTTAGTATTCTCAGGAGTACCTTCAATGAAGTTTTCTTTCAACCACTCTCTATCTAGGTACATATTAATCTCCTCCTAGCTCATTTAGTCCCCATACAACTCTCCTAGCGCTTCTATTCTGAATCACTTCACCCTTTAAGCTCTAAGTAATACTTTCCTTTTGGATACACTTTAACGTCAATTTCATGACTATACACATGCTGATGTAGCTCACTCATCGTCCTTGGTTCGCAGTATGCTGTCTTACCGTCAAACGCTAGTAGGTAGAATCGCTTCTCGTGGTACTCTTTGTCTCCTTGCATATAACGCATAGATGAGTGACCTTCTACTACAAGAAACAAACCACCCCGTATTTTAATTACATCCCCTACCGTAAATTGCTGTTTATCCTCGGCAACTTTCACTTTCATCATTATTCCCCCGCTTCATATTCCGACACGTTTAGATAGCTTTCAACGTCTTCGCATTCTATCCGGATTCCATTATCAAAAACAATTAAATGTTCACTCACTTCAACAACTTTCGCACCAACAATCGCGGCTAACCCATCGTAAACCATACGTCATTCTCCTTTAATCTCGTCTTCAAGCTCGTTAGGGTGAATAGCGTCCTTAAGCGCCTCGATATGGTCTGAACCTGTTGGCTTCGCTGGTACATCGTTCTCTAACTCCGTTATATGTTTTGTTAGACTATCGCGTTTACCGAGGAAATCTTCATAATGAGCCCTACACTTTGCTAGCTCGTCAGAGAGTAGCATCGTTGTATACGTCCCTAGTCTAGCATTAATCGCTATATCTAGCGCCTGTTCCAACTCAATCGCTTTCTCACCCCATGTTCTTGTTAGTTCTCTGTAAACATCGAGTCTTGCTTTTGAAACTTCTAACATCTTCACTCTATTCATCTTATTCGCCCTCCTTATTAACTTGATTTAGTTGTCGGTACATCATAAGAGCCTCTGTCAATACTTCAATGGCTCTCGTCGCGAGGTCTCCTGTCATAATTGAAGGTGCGTCTTTTTTCGTCCTTTTCCAATACTCCAGTTGTTCAGTTAAGTAGTCTTCATATGTTGGTTGGTATGCGTACTCGCCTGTAGTTAAGGAGTATATAATGTCTTCAAAAGGGACACTATTCAACGGTTCCAACTCTGCTGACCAAGCTCCATGAGAATGGGCTATTCCATAACCAAATATTTGCTTTTTCCTTACGTCTTCTCCAAGACTAGCTAGATGTTTCAACGCTTTTACCTGTTCATATGAATACGTAGGTGCCTTGTATTTGTACCCTTCTCCGTATAGCTGTTGTACTTTATACCCATTACTCATTATTTGTCCTCCTTCGTTTCGTTCATTCCTGACTCTTTGTCTTCTAAGTCAGAATCAACTTCCTCTCTAAGCTTGTTTACTGCTTTAGCTACCTCTTCTTTATGGATTTTAGGGACTACGTCGTCCAGTAATACTGCGAGACTAGTCAACACTTCATCTACCTCAAAAGATGTCTTCTCGCCTAGTTGTACGTTATTCGCAATGTAATTGTCCATCAGTTACCCTCCATTAATCGTCGATCTTTTTAAGTAAGTCCGCGTCTACAACAAGCGTTTTCCCTTTAGAAGCACTGTCTTCATCAAACTCAACTATTACGTCTTTTCCAAATACACAGAAGTCTAACAACGTCCCTTTACCTCTATGAACATGTTCAACTCTACTACCTATCTTAAGGTCAGACATTATAACAACTCCCGTTTCCGTTTAACAATAAGGACTCCTCCGATTTCACCGACAAGCTCCCAACCATCCTCTCCAATCCGGTTAAGTAAGCTTAACAGGGAGTGAGACCCGTGCGGTCCAAAGATGTACCAGTTATATTTTGAATTACTGCTTGTCTTAATTGCGACTTCTATCTCATCATACTCATATTGCATCAGTTTCAACCCCTTCTAAAATAATCATATACAACTTTTAAAATACTCCATACAATCTCAACGGCTAGTAAGGCTAGTAACAATTTAGTAAGTCCGAAGTGGATAAATACTCCAGCAACTATGATCACTAATCCGGTAAAGATACAGAAAACTACGAAGTTAGAAGAAGTCTCCGTAACTTCAACGGGTTTATACAAGTAAATAAAGTCGCCTTTGTCTTCTTTACTCCTTTTTACAACATGTCTATCCCAAAGATGTTTTCCCATGTCAATAACTATGTTAACGAGTAGTATAAAGAGTAACATGGTCACCATCATAGGAATAACAAACACTAACAAGTCGTCCTTATCCGCGAGCCAGAGTAAAACATAGAAAGAGATAGATAACACCGTGAAAATTAGAGGGATATGCTTAAGTGTATACAAGGTATCTTTAAATGGTTTTCGCTTCATCATCATTGGTTAATGCTCCTTTCATTAAGTTTACAAGATCGCTATGAATCGCGTCGACAACATACACGTCTGTAGTGTCTTCATTAGCGAGGTAATGTAAAGCTTTGTCAAGCCCGCCTAGAAGAGTATTGTACTTTTTAAGTAGTTCATTGTACCTTATCTCTTCTTCCTTCTCGTGCTGTTCGAAATAGTGTTGTACCTCGGTTAAAACTGCCAAGACTTTTCTTGCTTCAGTCATCGCTGACAAGTGTTTTGCTATGTCGAGCTTGGATTTCTCATACTCAATTTGTTTCTGTAGGTACTCCCCAAATGAGTTTGTCATACTACTCTCTCCCGGTTTAGTTTTAGTTTAACCACTTACGATACAAATAAAGGCAACTTATTGAAAGTTGCCTCCTTTTCACTCATATGTTGTTTTTAAGTTTCTTGTAATTTTGTACTAGTCCCCTGTCTAACATCCTTCGGTATTCAAATTCGTCCAGAACTCTTGTAGAACCGCAGTTCAAACAACCAAGTTTATAGTGTCCGACAAAGTCTACATCAACTCCATTATATACAGTCGATGTAGAGTAATCTGCTACCCTCCATTCGTGAAAACAGAGCTTTTTCGGTTTCCGTCTAAACAGCCTTAACATTTGGCGTCACCCTCAGCCCTAGTGTTTTAAGGACAAAGCTTATACCAACAGAGAACGCTAGAGAGTATGTTTTGGTTATTAATTCATAGAGGTCTGTCAAGTTTACGAAAACAAGAGATGGCTCAGAGACTTTTCTGAAAGCTCTCATCAAATTAAGACTTTTCAACGCGTAAATGATACCGTTATAGATGTTGTTTTCGATGTTTACAATCTCGTCGTGAGCTATCAAATAGTTTCTCAGTTGATTCTTTTGAGATACAGAAAATTCTATTTTGGTGAACGTGAAGCCTACTTCTTCCAAGGCTAACCCTCCTAAATCTCGAGTAACGCTTTAAAATCGTCTAGACTACCGCTGAACAAAACCTCGCCTTTAATAGTAGCTAATTTATACTCATCATAGCAACCTCTTTTATGATATACGATGGGAGAACAAAAAACATTTGCGAGATGTAATCGTACTTCCTCTATATCTTCATGTTTGAACAACGTTAATCCTTTATATATGTTTACGTTATCCTTGATCACACCTACTACAGCAACTCTTTGTCGGTCTACATTAGGGAGAATATCTTTAAGACGTTTCATAGTTAGATGGTCTCAAGCTCTTCTTCGTCTTTATGGCTCTTGTAAAGCTCAATAATCTCCTTAATCATATCACGCGCCCCGTGGTGAAAAGCATAGTCTTCTATGCTATCAGAATGGTTTGTCATCTCTTTATTCGCTTCTTGGAGTTTGTCTTCTAATAGCTCTTCAAATGTCTTCTGTACCTCATACACACCGCGAACTAAAATATCAAGTAACATAAGTCTTGGAAGCGTTTTAATCGCTGGGTAATTCTTAAGCTCTTCTTGAACTCTGTAAGCAGAAATGATTTGTTTAATAGCTCTGTCTCTTCCATAGTCACTCACATAAACTTGTAACTGTTGTTCTTGTTCTAGCGTCAGCGTATGGACAACATTTTCACTAAATTCATCTTCAGTATAAAGCCGTTTCATCTAGTACCACTCCCGCGTTTTTGATTGTCTTTAGAAGCTGGATGTTTTGTTTTCTAAGGAGCTCGTTTTCAAGCTTGAGCTCCTCCAACTTCTTTTCCATAGCTTCATTCTTTCTTTTCGTGACTCCATAAGCCACCTGAACGCGTCTAATCGACATATTATTCTTCCTCGACAATTACAGTCGCGTTATTTATGTTTACACGCTTCCCGTTGAGATCAAACTTTACCTTGTTACCATAGTCGTTAACTTCAATATCAAACTTCCCTTTATAAGTCTTAATCACTTTACCATTCTGGTCGTAAACTGTCGCTGTTCTTTCAAGCCCGCTCGCAGAAGAACTGAAGTCTTTCGTCATCCGATTCCAACTCTCGCAACCCGTCGTCGCACCTAGAACTAACAAACAAAGTAGCACAACCGCAAAAATTCTCTTTTTCATGTTTAGCTCCTCCTAGTCTAGTACAATCAGATCAGCTAGAGTTTCTCCCTCGTACAGTTTCACAAGTCGAGGGAATAGCTCTGACTCTATTTCGTCTATAAAACTATCCCAGTTTTTATCAATCATCCCGATAAACTTAGTGTCACTTCCTCTAGCTTCATAGCGACGTTTGTACTCCTCTTTCAAAGATTTATGCGGGTAGACAAGTGTATACTCAACTCCAGCTATCCGTAACGCATCCCTAACAACTTTATGAGACGAGACAAAGATGATATCAGCTGTCTGAAGGTTAGCCTTTATATGCTCAATGTAGTTTGTAGGGAAATCTGGGTGCCTTACACCCGGTTCAAGCCAAGAAAACTCTGAACTATCTGAGTCAAGAACAACTTTGTCTCCTCTGTTTACGAGCTGTTTAGTAAAATAGCTTTTCCCGACTCCAGGGAATCCTGAGATGACTGTTGTCTTGTTAAGCTTGTTTATCATGTACAAAGCCCCCATCTTTCACCACGTATTTCTTTAAGTAGCTGTTGTATTCATTAACCCAAACTTCAGGTATCGGTTTACAAGCCTCTCTAAATCGGTCGATAGCTTCAGAAAGCTCCTTAAATCTAAGTTCGTCATGTAGCCATCTCGGCGTAACTCCCAACGGAGGATTTTCTACAGCTTTTGATGTCTTGTTACTCTTCTCAAAGTTAACGGGTTCCACAACGTTAAATCCATATTGTTTCGCTTTTTCTGGATCAAACTTTTCGTCCAAATGCATACAGTACACTCTTGAACGGACTTCCCGAGGTATTTGTCTATGAAGCTCTGTAAGGGACATATGAACATTACCATCATAGAGAACACTACAAGTATCTTGATAAAACTCATCATATTCCTTATTCTTTAAGGCAGAAAGCTGGTTAACAGGAATTTTACTGGCGTCCCCACTATAATAAATTTTCTTACCATCAATATGAAACGAGTACCCATAACAATCCAATTCGTCAACGTGTTCAGTACTCACAGGGTACAACTTAAACTCTACATCTTTTCCATAGTAGCTCGCACCACCAAGGCTATCTTTTAGAGCATAAGCGCTACGAGGAATCCCCATACCCTTAAGTAGCTTTCCAACAAGAGTATAAGTCCCTCCGCAGTATATAATGACTTGTCTAGTGGTCACAGGCTCCATCGCGTAGTAGTTGTATAGGATAAGGTCACCCAGAGATCCAAAATGATCTGGGTGAGTGTGAGTTAAGAGAACGTGAATTTCTTCTGTGCCTTCTAAAAGTCCGCTTTCTTTTAGTCGTGAGAACACAGTACTTCCACAGTCAAATAAAATTAAAGTGTTTCCACGTTTGACGAATGCAGAGTTGTTACCAAGCTTTGTATTAAACGCGCTTCCACAACCAAGAAACTGTAAGGTTTGACTCATTTTACTAAACCTCCAAAGAAATCTGTTGGTTTTCTGTTTTCAGAGACGTGCTCTACAGGTTTACCATTTATTACGTGGGTAAACGACTTTGTCTCTGTAATGATTACAGTAATACAACCGCGTTCATCAATAAGATTGGTTTTAAGTTCCTTCGCTTCGTCCATAGTGTCAACCATCTGAATCAAACCATCTGTAAATAACTCTGACTCCGAACGTAATCCGATTACAATATACATTGTTTTGTTCATCTTAGTCCCTCCTTTTATTAAACTAAAGCGCCATCCCAGATCAGAACAGGGATTTCTGCATTTCCAAATTCTTCTAAAATTCGTTCTAGAGGTTCTAACTCTCCAGCATCATTTTTTGTTTGGGCGAACCTTACAAGAGCGTAGTCTCGAGACACCTCTCTGATTTCCTCATCTTTAAAATTTTTATAGTCATCAACGTGGGCTACATTTTTATCATAAATCTTTTCGGCTTCTTCTTTACTCTCAGACTGAATAAGCGCATAATATGGGTCACTAACTTCATAATAATTCATAGTTATTCCTCCTCATAGTTATTCATGTTTAAATACCTCTAATTTTGGTCTTAACCATTTACGGTATCTTTTTATTCTTATACCAGTAAATCGTCTAGCAGCGATGTTCTGTTGCCTTCTACGATGTATGTAATACCTTTTTCTAGATAACACGTCTCTCAACGAACTATTGATCAAGCATCCCTCCATATAACGTAAGTTAAAACAAATAAAGGGAGGCGTTTCAAAATTTACTCCCTCCCGCGTTAGGTTTACCGACGGTTGAACATACGTTTAACCGAGTAACACATCATAAAGAACCCTGATAGCGTTAGGAAAACCGTCATAAACATTACAAATAGAATTACAAGTAAAATCCCCAGAGCACCAATTGTACTCAAGAAACTCCTCTCCTCTCTTTCGCGAGTTCTACACTAAAGTATGCTCAAATACTTCTCCTGTCTTTGTACTCTGAAGTTTTCTGTACTTGTTATGGTCAATAAGCTTTAGACTTAGAGACTCAAGCCAATCAGAATTGGTTTCGTTACTTTCAAAAGGATGAAAGACAAGCCTCCCCGGAATTCTTGTGTCTTCAGAACAGTATACAGGACGCTCGTAGTTCCAAGCATGATATATTGCCTTTACCGGGTCTTTCTCCGGAATGAGCTTGTAAAACCCCTCATCAGTTTCCATAAAGAAAGCTCTTCCCTTACTCATAGTCCAAACTCCTCGCAGAACTTCTCGAATGAAACCTTGGAATCATCAACAATTCGTTCAATATGTTTTGCTGCCATACTTAAAGGACTTATGCCTTTTCTGCTACCTTCCTCTTCCAAATAGTCTGTTCTCAATTTCCCATTAAGAGGGTTCAAGTACTCCACTAGGTCGTTAATTTCAGGATGAGTCGGCGCAGGGGCGTTTAAATACTTCTCAGGGACGTATAGACCAAGAGCCCTCCGCAACGCTATCGCGAATCCAATGTACAAGTTAAAACAGTCTTCACTCGAGCAACTCGCTGACCCTGTAAATGTTCTACGACCAAAGTAGTCGCCTTTGCTGCTAGCTAACACAATGATATGCGTACCTTTTTTGATAACTGTTAATTCGTATGTTTTCAAGTTACGGTTACGTGCGAGGAGCTCTTTGATGTCCTTCTTAGCTTCGGAAATTACAACTTTTCTAGAAAGTTGATCTCTCGAGTTAAACAAATCAACACCCGCAATAAGAGCTAGCTCTGCAAAATACACGTTATTTACGAGTGGTCCAGCCTCGCAAGTATAGTTACAGTTTTTCAGTTGGGTTACAATCTCAGCTAATGATCTCATGTTATTTCCTCCTAGTATTCAACGTTATGGTCAACTAGCATTTGGTATTCTTTTAGTTTCATAAGCATAGACTTGTAGACGTCTTTTTTAATTCTCAACGGCGGTGTGTTATCATCGTTATAATGTACAAGAAACAAATCATCACTGTACTCTTCTACATATAAAATACTTCTCACCGGAACAAGTGTAACATCGTTTTCTTCGTTTGCGATCTCAATAAAGGCTGGACTAAACATAAAGTTACCTCCTTAATTATTATATCCATACCGAACTGCGTTCATCATCTCTAGCTTCCAATTTGTCCATGCTTCTCTTCCCATTTCTTAACGAGTTCTTCACGCTTCCAATTCGGGAGCTCTGTAAAAATCTCTTTCTCAAGTCTGATAGAGTCCCTTCTTATTTCCCTTAGTTTTGCTCTTAGTTCGGCGGTTTCTTTGTCTCGAGTCGTCCATACATATGGCTCATGTACTGAGTAACGAGTTTCTACAACACCTTCCACATTACAGATGTAGTCGCCCTTGCTTTCTAGTATCTCTAACGCCCGGCGCATCTCAGCTTTTAGTAGCGCTATTGTATTTGCTAGAGCACTCATTTTATCCTCCTCCAACCGTGATACTTAAATAAAGTCACTCTATGTAAAGTTCACACCCACTACGGTGTACATAAGAAAAGCAGCTGAGATAATCAGCTGCTCACATTTTCTCTATAAACATAGGGAGAATTACAATAGCAAAAAACAAAACACTCACAACCCCAAGAGAAACAAGTGTTCCTACAGGGTCTTTCGGAATGTACACTACATCGCCCTCAAGAGCAAGCTCTGAAGATCGCTCAACAGCGTCTAGAATAGCGTCACGAGATACGCCAAGACAACTTGCGGCATTATCAATAGACATCAATTCTTGCTTTGTAGCTCGTACATTCCGGCGAAGCTCAACAGACAAATCAATAGTTTGTTCCAAGTGGTTCACACACCTTCCAGCATTGATAAATAAATACTTGCCACATACTTATGAAACTCGTCGTTCTTAGTGTATTGTCTTTCCTCTCTTGTAAACACATCAAAAAATGCTTCCCGTTGAGCTGTACTAATCTCAAGTTGTACGCTCAACCCAGTTCTACACTTGTTGTTAATGTTCTCGGGGTTAGTACCAGCAAACTTATGATCCTCCGGTATTAGTTCGGCAGAGAAACCTTGTCTCACGAGGTCATCTGCAATTTTCTTTGCAAGGGGTCTATTTGTCCCGCCGACTAACGTGTGTTTGTTAACAGTATCTTTGTACCCGTGGAATGAGATTGTCTTATCATGTTCTGATACAGCTCTTAACGCCGTCGGTTCATCAAAGTTTGAACTTGTAATATGAAGCTCTTGATTCCCGGTCGCGCGAAGTCCTTCAAATAGGTAAATTGAATAGTTATCAACAAGAAAGGCGCGAACAAGCTCGCTTACACCTCCCTCGATGCTACCTCCATGTGGAGACAAAACAAGAAACTCGCTGTTTTCTGTCTTCTCATACGTAATACTGTAATCGTTTGGATCTACTACTGCTTTCAAGTCCGCAAAGTTTTTAAAAGTGTCAGCCATCATCACCAGCTCCTTCGTTGAGATCAGTATTCATCGATGAAATACTCTTCATTTCTGCAATACTCTTCATCAACCCATCATTAATTTGCGAATTAATTAAAACTCGTTCTTTATACCTACGTTCATCAACCTTACATAACTCATAATAAAGGTTAGCAAAAGTTAGTACCAGTGAACGTACCGCAACATTAGTGTCCATAGCCGTTTCGATGTCTTCGACCAACAAACTAATCTGTTGTTTTGCAATTTCAATACATTCATTATATTGTTCTTTCGGATCAATCATACTTGTCAACTAAATCCCTCCACACCTATTAGACTAGCTCTAACAAACTTAGTTTACTAGCAATTTCTTCTAAAAATTCGTCATAATTATTGTAACCGTTGTTCTCGTCAATATTGTATTTCAATATAGGGTTGTAATCGTATTCGGAGTTACAGTGAAGGCTAAAATCAAGCTCAATAACCAAGCCTTCGCCTATTGGGAGTGGTCTCACATCGCGTAACCAAGCCAAGTCATTAATTATACAGCGTTCATAAGACATAAAACGTATCCCGCCGTACTTACAAGGAATTCTCTCTTGTAAAATCCCGGGAGTTTTGTTAGTAAAGTGCTTACACGCCTCCGGAGGAAACCCCAAAGTCAACCCAACAAAATTATGATCATAGATACTAAAGTCGCAGTTGAATTTAAACCAGTCTCTAGCAAACTCGTCTTGAAAGAATAACGTCATGTTTTCATTAAGAGGGTGAGAAGGAAATCCTTTGGACTCCAACAACTCAAAATCCTCTTGGTCAAATGCTCTAATTAGCCCTACACTAGGTTTGTAACCAGAAAGGAAAGCTCTCGTGCCCATATCCATTTTATGTCCTCTTTTCGTATTAGTTTATACACCTAGTATAGTCTAAACGAGTATAACTAGCAAGTGACTTTATCAAACTATTTAGCATCAAAAATTTTGTCTACAACTTCAGCAACATAGGTAGAGTCAATTTTTTCCTCTCCATTAGCGAGACCCTTTTTCAGTTGAGTTACAAACATGGCCATATAGAACGTATCAACACCAAGAAGTTGATCTTCAAGAATGTCAGGATCAAGCAAGTTTAGATTACTAATCTGCATACTGATCTTGATTATTTGACCAGCATTTATTGTATAACCTCTAGCTAAAAACTTACGAAGACGGAATAAGGAACAAAGCGGATACTTCGACCCTACGTAACGGAGCTCCTTCGTCATTACAGCTGTTAACGCATCTGTTTTAAGTACCAACTCTCCTGTGTCTTTCAGTTCTTTATGAAGCCAACGACAACCGGACTTCGACGGCTCCCAATAGTTAGTACAGTGTACAAAGTCAAAATACTCGTGAACCTCTTTGGGAGAACCATAGAAACGTAGAACTAGTTGAATACCATCACTGAGCGTTACCGCGTTAGGAGAAATGAACCTTGGTCGATACTTTTTACCATCAGTCACACCCTCTTCTTCTTCGTCATCGCCGTATGATTCAATATCGAGCTCAGGCTCTACGCTATCTTTATTTGTTGGCGAGTCAAACCCCTCTCCTTTATCCCCCGCAATACCTTTGCTCTGGACATAGAATTTAAGTCTGTTAGGGATGACAACATCTTCAATTTTACTATCGTCAAACATAATTCCCGCTTCAGCCAACTCTTCTGAAAGCTCACTTAGATAGTTATACTGAGACGATGGACCGCCGGGAATAATCGTTGTCGCAGAAAATAGTCCGCGACTATCCGAAACACCTTCAATAAGGTGTACTTGATTAGTTTCTCCGTGAGACTTATTCCATTTATCCCGATAGTACTTCATAACCGTTTTTAGCGAGTCGTAGTCAGTAAAATAAATGTCGTAATCATTAGGCTCATCATCATTCAGTAATGATACAATAGCGCCTCCAGTAATAAACGAATTTCTTGCCGCGTCTCTTACTTCCTCATCATCAATAGATCGTACCCAACTTTCGTGTTTTAACGCAAGTTTAGCCCTTATGTTCTTAACTAGCATAGTACCCTCTCCCTTTCATTCTTAAGCTACCTTGAATAAAGGGAAAACGTCAAAAGTTTACTCCAAAAAGAAAAACCCTCATACAGAGGGTTTACAACACGGCTTCTTTACGTGGAGGGTTCGCCGCAACAATCTTACTTAACTCAATATCTCCAACAGTTGTTTGTACTTTCTTACCGGGAACAATCATGATGTCTTCCTCAACCTTTACATTTAGGTAGTCTCCCCCGTTGTCTACGACCAAATACCAATCTTTTGGAATTTTTCTTGGGGATGCTACTTTAATTACCTCGTTCTTTGGTCCAATTGGGTCTTCTGGATCGAAAAACTTCTTACGCGCCTCCGTTTCATTTACAGAAGGGACAATTGACTTTTTGTAGTTACCTTTTACGCCTTTGTAAGTTACCGCGAAGAATAAGACTCCCTTAGTAGTAAGATCGCTTGGAGTTTTCCCCTCTTTCGCGAGCTTCCAAGCCTCAGAAAGTTGTTTGTTCGGTGCTGTTCCTCTTTGACGTCCTAAAACTTTAGCGATCTCACAAGCGATACTTCTAAGATTAGCCTTCATGTACCTTCTCCCCTTCTTTTATACGTTTGAAGTTCTTTACAAATTCTCTAACAAAGTCGTACTTTGTAACCTCTTTGATTTTTTCAATTCGTATTTTAAAGTGACCGTTTACTGTTATCTCTACAGCGTAGGGCAACTTGCCAGTTACTTTCTCTACATTAAATATATACTTTTTGTCATTAAAAATCAAGTCATAAGTTCCAGGAGTTATCTTGTATTTTGCCTCCGGGAGTTCAACAAAGTTCTCTTCCTTCTTAAGTCCTTCCGTTCCATACTTAGCGTATTCACTGTCACTCAAAGACATTAGAGACATATCTGAGAGAATCTTACCGTCTGTTGTTGCCAAGTTTTTGAATCTCATTTTCCGCCCTCCAAGGTTCTTTTATTTATATTGTGTACTATTATTAACCAAATTATACTGGCAAGGTGTTTCACTTGCCTTGTAAGTTAAGTATAGCTTGGTTTAAAAAGAAAAGCAATACTTAACTGGTCTCAAAAACTCATTTCTTAGCTTTTTTCTTCTTAGGTGCTAGTAGCTTCATCTCATCTTCGAATATCTCTTTCTCAACTTCTTTGATTGGGCGTCCGTAAGTAGTCCTACAATATTCAATATGCTTACTGTTGTTGTATTGTTTAACTCCGCGTTTCTCAGGCACATTATTAAGTTTTACCCTTATCACGGGTTGATCTTGCTTATTTGAAAGAAACCCGACCATAGCTTCATGCATGTTTAGCTGCATACAGTCCTCTATAGTGAACTGTCCCTCAATACGATGCTCAAACTTCTTCCATGTCTTCTCGCTACGCTGTTTCAAAAGAATAAAGTTACATCCAGATGCGACTATCACGTCAGCTAGGTTTTTAGGAATTTGCGCGAAATCGTGAAACAGACTCATGATGCACAAGCCATATTTTCGACTTTCAGGATACATCTCTTCCAGTGACTGCGCCGTCGACTTTGTAAGAAACTGATGAGGTTCGTTTAGTACTAAAATAGAGTCGCATTTTCTTTCTGCGGCCATTGCTTGCTTTGCCAACCAAGTTTTTACCATAATCCAATGAACTAAAGTACGCACCCCGTTAGTACCAAACTGGACTTTTGGAATTTTACAAATAATAACTTTACCTTTGTGTAACCAGTCATCAAATCTTATTGATCCGTTAGCCTTTTGTCCAAATATTGGTTTGAGCGCAGGGTCTCCAATAAGTTTATGGATTCTGTTAAGTACGGGGTCGGAAACTTGTTTCTGTCTCCCCTCCCCCATAGCGTTAAATGTCTCCCAGAAAGCTGCTGTAGAGAGGTCTCCACGTTTTTTACATTTCTTTATCGTCTCTGTGCGAAACTCTTCTGAAGTGAAGAGTAACCCCATTTGAATAACTGTAGCATCCGGGACAGCCTTAGCAGCCTCCTTCAGAAATCGCTCTGTTTGTACTCCGGCTTCGTCTTCAGCTTCGAAAAACTTTAGAAGCTCGCTGGAGAACCTATTTTGAGCAAAACGGTCATTTGACCTCATCCCTTCGATCCAGTCTAAATAAGGAACGCGTTCTACGTCTCCAAAATCAAGAACAACAACCTTCTCTGGAGGTAATGACCTAATTATTGTATCTGACATTCCACGACCTTTTTCATCAATCACGTCAGGTATTACAGCGCCACGCCCCTTGAGAGCGTTCTCTATAATGTAGTTTATAGCCAATACGTCCTTACCAGCCCCCATTATACCAGAGATGATAATAGGTAGGTTAAACTCATCCGGGTTCTTATCCGGGATGTAAATGTTCTCTTTCTCACCTTTATACTCTGCTGTGCCTATTAATACGCCAGAGGAGTCCCTGAATGCTACAGGTATACCTACCTCTAGACGTCTTATTGATTCTAGTCGATCTCCATATTTCTTTTGTATGGTTGAAGTTGGGAGCTGCATTATTTTACCAGCTTCTTTGTCACTCAGAATCATAAAATCAGTGTCTGTCGTGGATAACGAAGTTACTCTTTGTTCGCTTACTTCCGCGTGAGCTTGTTTAAAAAGGCGAGTACCTTCTTCATAAACTGCGGTGCGCACTAGAGAGTTATTCGAGTCCTTTAAGTCAATAAAGGAGTTAGTCAACGACTTCATATTCATGTTTCTCCTGTTAAACTCTTTACTATGACTTGCTACTCGGATAACTGACTTAAATACCGGGGCTGTTGACTTATAGTTTGTACGTCTAGAAAGCTCTCCAATCTCTCTTGTTTCTTGGGTCGAGACTTGGTGCTGATCTTGTTTTGTACGGTACTTTTTAAAGGCTACTTCGTGAAGGGTCTGAAAGAAGTTACTAAGCTTATTAAACGTTATATCACTCAGTTCAAATACAAGGTTGGAAAGGTCTTGTTTAGAGAGTCTTAGTCGTCTTGGCGCGCTCCCTTTCATCATCGCTTTATTCCATTTCTCACATTTATACGACCAATATGACTGGTCAAAAGGTTGTACTCTCATCGAGAGTTTGAGTACGTCGTCGTCACGTAAGTCATCTGAGCAAGCTAATATGTCCTCAATAGGTTGTACTTGTTCAGAGTAGTCTGTACGTAAGCTAAAATAGTTGTGTCTCTTGAGCTTAACATCTGCAACTACAGTGTTTTCCTCTGGGATTTTCGTTTCCTCTAATTCAACCTCCTCAATAGGAGCTCCTGGGAATATCTGTCCAAGTTTCATGCTTACAAATTCCGCGTTCTTCTTAAAACAGATTACATAAAAGTTTATTGATCCTTCTTTCATTACAACCTCATACCAAATATAGTTAGAAGGGACTTTATAGACAAACTTAAAGCCCTCTTCACTTTTCTTAGAAACCGTTTTGTATAGTTTCCCTAAATTGGAGAATATTTGATTTGAAAGGTTTACCTTCTGTAGATCAACAACATCTTTAAAGAACTTAAAATTGGTTCGGTTGGAAACAGACCTGTCGGGGATCAATCGAAAACAAACTAACGGTTCTTTCTCGACTGTGTATAGTTGGGATATACTACTCCAGTCAATTATCGCTTTAGACACCAAAGCTGTGTCCAATTATTCTAATTACAGCACTTAGCGCCCAAGAGGTTAGACCCCAACTGTAAAACCTCGCGCGCCCCTCAAATATGCTGAGGACAAATAGACACATCCCAACAACGGTTAAAGTTAAAGGGAGGTGAGCGAGAAGATTTTGGAAGAGTAAATACATTCCGTCTCCTAACGCTTCTCCTATTGGTTTAAACAGGTCTAAAATCGCTCCAGACACAGATGATAGTCCTTCTTGAAAGAAACCCTTAGAAGCCTCCTTTGCGGGCTCTACGCCCTCTTTAAGATTGTCAGGAACTAATACGTTGGATTCAGCTAAAACGAACCTCATTTTATTCACTCCTTATAGAAGAAACGTGATTACGCTTAAAATAAGACCGACTAACATAAGCGTCTCTGAAAAGGTCTTTGCGGCACTAACTATCGTTGTAAGCATCTAAACCCCTCCTTATAACGTGCTCAGGAACGCGATCCAGTGATCAACATTTCTTGTCGTGATGTAACCAAGGGATAACCATAGTAGACGCTCGAGTCCAATCTTTCCGTTTCCTGTCATAATCGCGACACCAGCAATCATTCCAAATATTTTAGCTATCGGGTCTAGCAGGTCAAGTAACTTATTTATGAGCGTCTCCCAACCACCAGCACCAAAAGCTCCTTCTGTTTCAGTAGCAGCCGTAGCGACCGCCTCAACAGCTCCCACAGGGATAGGTAACGCACTCAAGATTACAACAGAAGTTACTCCAATTTTTATAGTCGTTTTTATTAGTTTCTTTTTATTGAACTTTGTTTTCTTTACCGTAACTGTCGTTGTAGGTCTTTTCATAAAGGTTCTGAAGTCAATCGTTTCGGTTCTCATCGTTGTCCTCTCCTTACCTTTTTTAGACAAACTATAGTTCCGGCTGTCGTCATAATAAAACCACCTACATATAAAGTCAACCCAATGATGTACATTTAACTCATTCCTCCTTTGGGATACTTAATACATATTTACATTCTTATGTAGTTATTCCATAAATATTTAGAGACTAGCAGGAGAGAATAAAACTATAAAGAAAAAGACCATTGTAGATTTTACAATGGTCTCTCGTAGCCTGTATTGGTGGCTAAGTAACTCCTTGAAAGGAGTTTATTCGGTGCAAACGAGATTTATTCCAATTCAACATAAATATCAATGAAATAAATTTCAGGAGGGACTTCCTTTGGGTATCGAACTGGTAATAGTCGGATTAATCGCAATGACGATAGGGAAAGCATTAATGAAGTAGTCACCAACTGTTATACTTCATCACGTTCTTGTTGAAGCTCTTGCTGAGTCTTGATTTTCCGAATAAGGAAGTGGAGACGGGTATGGATAGTGCTAATATCCACGCCCTCTTCCTCTGCTATCTGTCGAACTGTCTTGTTGTCTCTTAGGAGACTTATAAACAGTTGTTTCTGTTTCTTACCCATCCTGAAATCGTCATCCCAGCTCATAACGTTCTCAATCAGTTCAAGCTCCTCCAGTAAAGTCGAGTCCCTAGAATCACCCAAGCTGACTTTGTCGTTAGTTAAGCTCCCTACAATAACCTCTTTATCATTACGTTTTATTTGTTTTGTAACATAATGGTATGTTCTCCACTCGAGCATCTTCTTAATATAGAAAGGAAAGTCAACGCCTCTCCGAGGTTTATACTCCCACACTAACTGAGTGAATATGGTGTTTATTTCTGACATTAAATCTTCTTTATCCTTCATTCTAGGAAAGATGGGATTGTACTTTTTGTACACAGTCAAGATAAGTGGTTTATAGTTAACCAATAACTCATTAATATCCCTAGTCAATATCATCACTCCAAACATTAACCGAATCGTGACCAGAGTATATTGAAGTGTAACTTACAGCGTATCTTATAAGTCCTTCAACTCCTTCTAAGTTGAACGTGGCTTTCTTTAACAAGACAAATCGCTCTCCGGCTTCTTCAACTACAACTAGTTGGGGTACTTTAATATTTGTATTATTACTTGTTTTCCAGATGGCAGGTTGACCAATCAACTTAGAGTACTTTTCTTGGTACTCCATAAAAAGTTGTTCCATATGAGATCTGCCTCGGACTCTCGCTTTATTCTTAATCGAGTGTTCAAGTATCTCTTTTAACGTCCCCAAAAGTTACCACTCCCATGTCATTCTTTGTCCTCTCGCCAGCGTTTGAATCTAGGGAAACGGAGAGAGTTCTCATCGTGTTTGTTCTTGGATGGCTCTCTTGCGTGAATCTCAGCGATGGCTCCAAGGTATTTATCTTGATTCTTCCAAATCTCATCTCGTAAGCTATCCTTGATTCCACTTACATTAACAGTATTTCCGTTGTATTCTACAACAAGAGCTCCTAATGTGTCTCTATATTTTCCATTCTCATCACCTTTTTCAAATCCAACAACTTTTAAGTCAAGAGAGATAAATGGAACCTTTTTCAACCAACTGTTTGGACGTCCGCAGACGTAAGGACTGTTCGCATCTTTGATCATAAGACCCTCATAGCCTTGTCCTAAGAACTTATCATAGGTGTCTTCAATCTCCTCGCTGAAGATGTTCATAACTTTAGAGTAAGTACAAAGACGTAGTGAAACAGGAGTTGTCTCTACAGAATCAAAGTTCTTCTCAAGAAGCTTCTTACGTTCGAGAATCGGAATGTCGCAGCGTCCTTTGTCAAATGTCCCGAGTGGGACATAATCAAAGATATTGTATACACCTTTCTTACCTGTCGCATGCTTAAACGCTTGAGACTGTACCCCCGAGAACGTATTGTCTACACCTGTTATCTCTCCATCATAGACTCCAACCGGCAGTTTAGCTAGCTCAGCCTCAATTAGATTATACCCCTTTATTGGTTTTCCGTTTCGCGTGAGCATTTTCACTTCACCAGTTTCGTGAACTTCTCCGATACAGCGATAACCGTCTAGTTTTGGTTCAATAATTACCATTTCATAACCAAGTTTTTGTAACTTAACCTTCGCTGAGTCTTGCGCTAACATACACTCAAACGTAGGGATCGCGTTTGGGAAAGTCTTATTGAACGTCTTAGCAGTTACGCCAACATCCAAATCTTGTCTCAAGATTCTTGAGAATAACTTTACCTCAACAGCAGTCAGTTTCTCAAAAAAGGTCTGAACAACACTATGAGCTTCAGAACCCGTAAAGGTTCTGTTATGTAGCTCATTTAAGATACTCTTGAATTTTTCAAAGTTTTCATCTTTAACTTTTACGTCTTTCTCCTTAACAGGAGGAACTTCAAACTTTTTCATATGATACCTTAGAAAGGGATTATATGCGTAGTAAAACACCTCTTTTAACATATCGTTACCTTTCGCGGTTTCAAGTATAGCTTGTTTCTCGTTCCTCTTCGATGTACCTTCCAACTCAGCAATAATTGTAATAACATCAAGTAACTTAGACATTAGCGCGCTCCTATTCTACAGAAATAATCATATTAGCTTTTTTACTACGCTTCTTCAAGTTCTTCTCGCTGTTAAGAAGTTTTACAAAGTCAAGTACATTAGTTTCTTCAATAAAAAACAGTCGGTGTACATTTTTGGCTTTTAAAAAGGTTGCGACGTTCTGAGACGGTCTATACCCAAACACTTTTGTCAGCATAGGGTCGTCACTAAACTCGTTAAGCGCTTCTTCCACTTCGCCAACCATAGACATAAATGTCCCTACCGGAAATGCCTTAGCGCTTTTGTACCCTTTCGCGTCATAAGCCGTCATAGTACCAATAAATACTCCGCAGTCTAACGATCTTAGATGAACAACCAAGGATTGAGGACGCTTACAACTAGACGGAACATAACGTAGTACACTCTCCTCGTTCTGATACAAGAAATTTTCAACCTTATTCGTTACACTGTCTACACTATTCATCAAATTACTCATTTATTCCAATCCCCTTTAGCTAAGTTTTCCAAAAGTTTGTTCCATTTGTTTCACATATTTCAAAATTGATACAAATTGGTATCTTATCAAGAACTTCTTAACAGCTTTCATGTCAAAGCTTTCTTCCTTCTCTAAAGCCTCTTGTACATAAGGTTTAATTGTCTCAAAAGGTATCCTGTTCATATTCATCAACGCATCATTACGATCAAGAATCTCAATGTTCTCAAAAATTCTCGCTGTTGTCTTCTTTTTCATAAGTTCCGCGTGGTTTTTTATGATACCTTCCAAACTACCATATTCATTCAGTAGTTTCGCCGCTGTCTTTGGACCAATTCCGTGAATCCCCGGTATATTATCGCTACTGTCACCTACCAACGTACGCATCTGTAAATAAACATCCTTTTTAACTCCAGTTAACTCTTCAAAGTTATCTAGCGTGTATAACACAGATTTAAACGGTTGCCAAACAAATACGTTTTCACTCACTAGTTGAAGCATGTCAGCATCAGTAGATACCACGACACAAGGTTCAGTCGATAACTGAGTTGTCGTATAAATTAAGTCATCTGCTTCCCAACCCGGTAGCGATAACGACTTGACTCCAAAGATAGGTAGCGAGTCTCTCAGTATATTCATCTGCTCAATAAGTCGTCTGAACTCTTCTTTTTCCTCTTCTGTCTTCTCCGCGCGTCGTATTTCTCGCTGTCCTTTATAATCAGGGTACAGCTTTAGTCTAAACGCACTTTTACCTACATCCCAACAAGTTACAACAGAGGTGAATCCCTTCTCAATGTCTGATACATAAGGTTTTAGCGCATCCATAATATGGTTTTTATAAGTACTATCGCTAGGTTTGACGTAGGAGTTAAGCATCTGAATAACGCCGTAGATGGCTCCCACAGACTCACCCTGTTTAGTAGTCAAGTGTTGCGTTTTATCTGCTCTATACGCGATATTGTTCGCGTCAATTAAAAGCCTCATCATATCCCTCCTCTTTCGTTATAAATAAAGTAAGTTTTACAAAGTTTACACCCTTGTTTACTTGTTTGGCTGTAAACAAAAACCCAGCCGGAACTGGGTCAGTTTTACAACTACATGGACAGCAAAGTATCGCGAAGGGTTTTTACAGTCTCAGGATGTTCTCTTAGGTATGTTCTCGCATCAGCCTTTCTGAACTTTTGACCGTCGATTTCATACCAACCTTTAGACGTACCGAACATTCCGGCTTCCAATCCTTTGTCTAACAACGAACCAAGCCCGTCAATACCGCCATTCTCATCAGCGAATAAAATGTTAAATTCGACCTTTCTGAAAGGAGGTGCGACTTTGTTCTTTTTAGTATTCGCGATACATTTTATCCCCGCAACAGCGTTACCCTCTTTGTACTGTCCGACTTTTATAACTTCAAGACGTACAGAGGCATAGAATTTAAGAGCTCTTCCTCCAGGAGTCGTAGATTTTTCTCCAAAAGTAACCCCAACTTTGTCTCGCGTTTGGTTAATACACATAAAGCAAACGTTATTCTTGTTAATTTTAGAGTTAATTTTACGGAATCCTTGAGACATTACGCGAGCATGAATACCTACATGTTGGTCGTCATATTCCCCGTTAACTTCTACATTTGTAGGCGTCGCAGCAACAGAGTCCCAAACAACAAGGATAGGTCTCTCAACGTTTTTCTTCCGAATCTTATCAATAAGACCATCTACAAATTCAAACACACTCTCCATCGTTCCCGGTTGAGCGTAGATCATAGTTTTGAGATCAACCCCAATAGACTTAGCTCTTGTTCGATCTAGCGCGTGTTCAGTATCTAAAAAGATAGCAATTCCACCTATCTTTTGAACTTCAGCAATAGCATGTAGCGCTACAGTGGTTTTACCATTAGACTCTGGTCCATAGACCTCTACGATACGAGAAAGTGGCCACCCTCCGCCTAATGCTTCGTCTAGGGCTGGGTCGCCAGAAGGTATCCAACCCGGAACTGAAGCATGCGTAGCATTTTCAAGAGTCATTACATCCCCGTCAGTATTTAGGTCTAAGATCAAACTGTTAATTAAATCGTCTTCCCCGCCTACAACATTCTCGACCTCAGTCGGTTCTTCTGTTTTCTTTGATTTCTTTGCTTTAGCCATCTATTTTCCTCCTAGACTAGGAGGAGCGACGTGTTAACGTCGCTCCAACCCCATTATTTTTTCTTTTTCTTAGCTTTTTTCTTGTCTTCCGCTAACATTTTTTCAATCTCAGCTTCGATGTCATCATCTTCATCTTCATCTTCATCTGCATCTTCATCTTCATCTTCATCTTCATCTGCATCTTCATCTTCATCTTCATCTTCATCATCAAGGTCTTCATCTTCATCATCAAGGTCTTCAATTTCATCTTCTTCTAAGTCGTCATCCTCAAAATCATCATCGTCTTCTTCTTCTTCTTCTTCGTCTACTGGCTCAGGCTTTTTCTTTTTCTTGGTTGTCGTTTTCTTTTTCTTCTCCTCAGCCTTTTTCTTTTTCTTCTTTGGTTTCTCGTCATCGTCCTCGTCGTCATCTCCACTACGAGCTGGCCATTCACCAGTTTCTAACAGATGTTCAATCGCTTCGGCATCACGAGGTTTTGTAAGCTTTTCAAGATCATGTAGTTGTTCTTCCCAGTCATCCACACCAATCGGTGTTTGTTTCGGACGACCAGTCACTTTGTACTCAGTTTTCATTCCTTTACCTTTACGCGTAATAATAACGTCATACCCCTCTTCAGGGTCAGTGATGTCACCAAAGTCAGGGTCTACAATCAAACCAAGGACACCTTCGAACACAGTAGTCCCACAGCCCATAACCAACACTTTTTCGAAATCATCATCACCCTCTGTAGCTTCTCGGTTTATTACGTTGAAGTAATACCGCATACGAGGTTTTAACTTTTTAGCGTATTTCGCGTCATCCTTGTCGCCTGAACTTTCAAGCTCTTGGATAAGTTCTTCAACTGGATCGTCAGCAAAACCGGCACTCTTACGACTTACAGCTTGTCGATCTTTATTTGGACCAAGATTATAGTTGATCTTACATTCAGAGTAAATGTCACCATCTTCCACTTTCGGAGGTAGAATGCGCACAACGTTACGTCCCTCTTTGATATTAAAGAACGTCATGTCTCCTCCCCCGCCACTGCTACGCTCTTGTGATTCCAATAACCGTTTTTTGTACTTTTCGATGTCTAAACCCATTTATTATCTCTCCCCATAATTTAACTTACGCCAACACTAAGACGCAGAGGAGAGAGCCCAAAAGAGAGAATTGGGGTGAGAGAGTGTTAACATAAAAATCTTTTGGACTCCCTACTCCACGCCTCAGCGTCGACGCTGTTAAGTCTTAGTTGTTTACTTGTTTTTCTTTAACACTTCGCGAGCTTGCATTTTCTTCATAGTAAGCTCAACATTAACTTCTTCTTTTCGCAAATTAGCCCCTAAGCTTATTAGCGCCTCCATACGTTGGTCAAAAGCTTTTAAGACCTTATCTAATATACCGGAAGCTTTCTGAGCTTCTACGAGCTCGTCAGCAGCTTTTAAATACCCTTTGTCGGCTTTGATACGTCGGGTTACTATAGCCTCAGTAATTTTTACCCCTTCCATATCAAGTTCCGTTCTAACACGTTCATCTGCCTCAGCTTCTTGAACAGAGAGCTCTCGTTTAGCGCGTTCAACATTAGCTTTAGCAACTTCAAGAACCATCCCCCACCAAGCATACCTGCCAGGTTGGTTAATGTATCCTTCATTTACATTGTCGCGGTCAATCATAAGCTCATCTTTAATGTTAAATTCCTCAATTTCCCCATTCTTTGTCTTAACAGTAACTGTAATATCCAAAGAATCTAAGTCCATAGTAACGTCGTTGTTCAACCACTCTCACCTCACTCTTTCCTTAATTCGTAGTAAATAAAGCGCGGTTTTCAAAATGTACTCCTTTTCACATGTAAAAATAAAAATCACCATCCAGTGGATGGTGACTAATGTATATTAAAATAATGTATTATGTCTGTATTATATCAAGCGTAATTCGCGACTATGTTTAACAACTTTGAAACCCCTTGCGAGCCAAATCTGTTTAAACTCTGGAGTACATTTGATTTCAACGTTGTTGGCTTCGTTAACCATAATGTAACCTTCGCGTTTTTGTTTCAACGGCTCTAAGTTATTTTGTTTACGTTTCAACTCAATCTCCCTCTCTTCCGGATTCTTATGTTAAAATAGGTCTCTCATCTCCCAACACTATTATATACCCGATGTTGATGAGAAATAACTAGGTAACTGCTACTAAATGCTGTTGTCAGGGCTCTGATGTGTTCAAAACACTATCATATCCATATGTTGCCAAGTTGAAAAAGTTGAAACCAAAATGATCGTTAGAGCCAAAAACATACATAATTCCAGCTATTTAGGACTTATGCCCGACGAACGTCAGTTCTTCGTTGCCTTTTCTAAATCTTCTTTCTTTTTCTCCTCAAACTTAACATCGATGTACTCATACACATCTTTATAGTCATCAAGGTCACTTAATTGTTTCAAGTCAACCAAGTCTCCGTAGTTACGCCCAATTTCCACATCGGCCACGATAGGTACAGTTACCCAGTCAAACGGAGGGTTCTCCATTACTTCCTTAACTAATTTGTAAACCCCAGTAAGTTCATCTTTATGAACATCGAGTACAATACTATCGTGAACTGTCATACAAATTACTGATCTAAACCCTTCTTCTCTCAAACGACGACCTAACGCAATTAGAGATGAAAGAGTAATATCAGAGCCGCTACCTTGGATAGGTGAGTTTACAGCTTGACGTTCTGCGTCAGCCGCTGTTGCTCGGTTAGTTGAGTCAATAGCTGCGAGACGTCTCCAACGTCCTGTAAGCGTCTTAACACGCTTATTTTTGAACACTTGTTTTCTCGTGTTATCGAGCCATTTCTTAACTCCTGCAAACTCCTTGAAGTAAGTATCAATGAACTCTTGCGCTTCTTCAAGATCAACCTTCATATCTTGAGCCAAAGAATACGCACCTTTACCGTACAAGAGTCCAAATCCTACGGCTTTTGCAGCAGTACGTTGGTCTTTTGTTACTTCTGACTCAGGTATCTTATGAACCTTTGAAGCAACGTAAATATGGATGTCTTTTCCAGCTTTGTACGCATTCATAAGCTCCTTGTCGTTAGAGAAAATTGCTGCGATACGTAATTCCAGCTGAGAGTAGTCAGCTTGTAATATTAGTCCGTCTGCTCCAAATCGACTAACGAACATCTTTTTTATTCCGTAAACGTATTCAAATGCTCTAGGATCATTTGACTTACGCGGGAAATTCTGCGCGTTTGGGTTTTCTGAAGACAAACGTCCTGTTACCGTTCCCGTAAGGTTATACGTAGGGTGGGCAAGACCATCTGCTCCAATCCAGCTTCTCGCAGGTTTAATATAAGTTCCATAAACTTTCTCAATACGTCTCCATTCAGACAAGAGGGAGGCAATAGGATGTTTACCATCTAGATATGCAAGAGTCTCTTTCCCGGTAGAGAGCTCTTCAATTGTTGGTACAAATTTCTCTTGTTCTGACTTCTTTTTCCCTCTATTTCTTTTCTCTACAAGTCTTTTTCTTTCCTCTCCCTTTTTCGTAAGGAAAGGCGTGTCTAACCCTAGTTTTTCAAAAAGAAGTTCTCGTAGTTGATTGGTTGAGCTAAACTTAAACTTGAAGTTCTTATATTTATTGTACTTAAGTATTTCCTCGTTTCGCTCTTCCTTCGGCTTCTTCATTTCTAGCTGTCTAAGTTCGAACAATCTCTGCTTCTCGCGTTCGATCTCTAATACTTCAGGGTACTGTCTTAACTTTTCTTCAATTTCAGCAGTGCGCGCTGGGAAAACTTCCTCGTATAACGCTATTCTGTCCTCGTCAAGTTTCGCGCCGTTTATTTCTATGTCAGACAAAGCGTACGAGCCCGGTAGAAGAAGGTTCTTAAACACATACCTCCAGCCCTCATCTTGCTTAAGGTACTCTTTAAATATCTTGTATAATCGAAATGTACAGTCAACGTCGGCTGCGGCGTATGTTCTGAGTATTTTCCAAGGTACATTGTCGTAGTTATGTCGGATTTTCTCTGGTAGTGTGTCCTTGAAGGCATCAAGTTCATTATCGTAACCGCCCATGTCAGTAAACTCCCAAGCGAGGTTCTTAAGACCATGACCACCCTGTTCCTCAGAAACCGTAAGGTAGTGACACAGAAGAGGATCAAATGCAAAGTTAGCTACTTCGATACCATATTGAACTTTCAACCACTTCATATCGAACTTCCCGTTATGGGCCATCTTCTTTATTTTCTTATCTTCAAGAAGTAGCTTAATAGCCATTTTGACTTTCTCGAAGTCTTCTTCCTCCCAGACAAACTCTTTATGGTCTAACGGGATAGTCACACCGTAATGGTCTCTGTCAGTTAACGAGATACAAACTATCTTAGAATCAGATTTAAATGGGTCTAGTCCTGTTGTCTCCAAGTCAAATACAACCCATTTTGACTTCTTCATTCTCTTAATCTCTTTAAGAACAGAAGGTAAGTCTTCTAAATATCTATAAGTTACCTCTTTTCTTTCTAGGAAGTTCTTTCCCTTATCTAGAAGCTCTTTAAGGTTCTGTAAATCTTTCGTCCATTTCTTAGTATGCTTAGGCTGGAGAAATAGCATATCGGGACCAATTATTGGAAAGATGATTCTTCCGGTCTCCTCATCAACTGTTGCTTTTCCTCTAAACTTCGTAATACCCGTTTTACCTCCGACCTTCTTGAGAGACACATTACCCATAGGAACAATAATGTCAGGATTTACAATCTCAACCTCTTTCTCGAATATGCCTACATACGCGTCAACTTCTTCTCTATTAGGTTGTCTATTTTCCGGAGTCGGTTGCTTTACAAGAGCTGTAAAGTAGCAATCCGTTTTCAAGTCTATCCCTAACTTTTTAAGCGAGTACAACAGAAGTTTCCCCGGTTGATCAGTCATATACTTTCCTGTTTCGTAATAATCGTGTTCAGACGCTGTATCTGTAACAAACATAATTTTAGCCGTTTTCTTTCCGCGTCCCATTAGTGGCTCCATAATTTCTGTTTCCAAAGCTTCTCCTCCTTTGTCGTAACTACAACAAATAAAGAGAATTTTACAAAGTTTACTCCAAAAAGAAGAGCATGGTACAATACCATGCTCCAATTAAAAAATATTTAGATGAATTGATTAAAATCAAGTTCAGCCACTGCACGTTTAAGGTCTTTGCCCGCAGCGAGTTTAACACCAACCTTGGCTTCAATATCAAGCTCCTCTTTGTTAAGAGGGTTATAACCCTTTCTAGGCGGTCTCGCTTTCGGAGAGATTGACATAAGACCGATGAGCTGGATTCCTTTACCTGCCTTTAGTGTCTCCAACGCAACCTCTTCAAAAGCCTCTAGAGCCTCCTTAGCAAGGGTTTTATTTAGTTTCGCAGATTTCTCTGCCATAGCAGCTGCGATTTCAGATTTATGCAACATTTCGACTTTTTTACTCATGTACAGCACTCCTTTGTTAACACGGTTTACTGTTATCATACCCTCTTTTTGAGTAAAATCAAAATGTAATTCACTGATTTATTGAGATATTTCAATATTTTATTCCCAATCTTGCCATTTTGCGTACTCTTCCGGGTTTTGTCTCATAAGATACGTAACCCAGAGACCTCCGTAAGTCGTGAAATCTCCTACCGTATCGAGTAAAGACTCGCCCACTTCGTCAGCTTTGTTATCAATAACCATCGTTTCCACACGATCAAACTTTCGCGCTACATTAGCAAAAATACTATGCGTTTTACGACGTTCCCAACTATTACCATAAGTACCTTCCTTACGATACTGGAGGTTGGCAAGATCCATCATTGCAAACAAGAACAATACGTTATCCCGACGAACCTCCATATCAGGAGAGTAGTACGGCATGAGTTTGAACATCTCAATAAACTTCTCTACGCGCGCCTCATTAAGCGTGACTCCTGCTTTTTTAAATCCTGTTGCCTCTTCTAGAATTTCCCTAATCTTTTGTTCCACTGTATATTCTTGACTCATATTAGTTCCTCCTTAGTATTTTCTTTGTTTTTTACCTTCGATGAATCTTACTTTATCTTCAGACCAATCAGCGTATAACTCCCGGAATAAAGAGTTGTCTTTGTACTTCTCATAAAGAAAATGAATACAAGACATTTTCCAAGAGCTATCAGCCATATTGTCAAGCCCAACAATAACTTCTTCCGGGATTTCAAGTTTATGGGCGCGATAAGCATACGCAGCATATAACATGTTTCTCCAATAGTCATCGGGTAAAGACTTAATTACCGTAAGTAAGCTTTCTCTTACTCTAGGTTGTTTAAACGCTTCATCGTGATGTAAGTCTTTAAAGAACCAACCACCAAATAATACAGATCGCATAGCTTCGAACTCTTCAAAACTCGTTGACATTCGAGGTTCATTCTCAAAAGTAAACTCTTGGACGGTCGTATGTTCCGGATAGGCGTTGAATATTTTTTCTGTTTCCTTCGCGCCAAAGTCGTTTAGATAGTTATGAAGTGAATCAGTAACTTGATGATACTCGCCAACACCTACACCCAACCAAACTGCCATTAGCTCTTGTAAAACAGAGAACTGTACTAGATTAGTGAACACTCCGTAGTGTATATCATTGCTTCGGTTGTAAACCGTTAATGTAAGTTTGTCATTTCGTATCTTAAACACTAGCTGTAGGTTACAAGGACGATCTAACGTTTCAACGGTTACGTTGTCAAACAATGGGTTATAAATCGAAGCCACTGCCTGTCTAGAGTCCTTGTCTTTTTTAAGCTTCTCATACACGTCAATAAGCTGGTCAATAGGGTTAAAGATAAACCCGCTAACAGAATTAGTGTTCCATGCGCGGAGTCTTTGTCCGTAAGGAGCATTAAAGAACTCACCATCATCAGAAAAGGCTGCCATACCTTTATTATACTTTGTAAGAAACTCCACGTCAGAACGCCCGCAAGCTATCCAGAGAGACTCCATCCCTAAGAAAAATGGGTTCATCTTTCTCCCTTCAAGAAAAACAACTCGGTTAAGAGGGTTAGTATACTCAATAGACGCTGGTCTAATTTCTTTTACTTCCATCCCCCGAGGTGATACGTTGTCACCTTCCTCTTGTATTTTGTATAAGGCGTCAAGGTAAATCTGCGCCGGATTGTTACCAGAAAAAGTATACAAATTAGTTTCCTCCTTTTCGTAAGTCATAACAATAAAAGAATAAAAATCAAAGTTTACGCCTTTTATGTAAAACATCATTGAATGTAAAAAGACAGTTATTATGGTACAGGAAAATCAAGGAAGGGGATGTTATTATGCAAGACGCAAGAAAGTATATTCCGGGGCTCGGAACAGCTTTTAAGATCAGCGCAACAGACGTTGAGAAACAAAGCTCTGATCCAGTAGAAGGTGACTTGGAGGCGTTGGAGACAAAAGTAAATGGATTAGAACAAACGTTAACAAGTACGACTTCAACACTAAACACTGTAAAGTCAGATGTTAGTAAAAACAAAACAGACATCGGCACTTTGAAGTCAGATGTTACAACACTTAAGTCTGATGTAGCTACTCTTAAGAGCGATGTTACAACAGCGAAGTCTGATATTAGTAAGTTAAAATCAGACTACACAGCACTCGCAGCAAGAGTAAAAGCGTTAGAAGACGCAGCAGCACCGTCCGCATAACAAAAGAGCCCCTTATAGGGCTCTTCTTTTATTTTACAAGGTTACTTATTCTTGGATTAAGGTAGCTTACATCATCTGTCCTCAGGTTCATTTTCTTTTTAGGACGTTTCCCTTTTGCCCAGTCGTATCCTCGCTCTGTTGCGTAGTAATTGAAATATTTTGACATCTCGCAACACCAACCTTCAAGCGCCCTCAGATCGAGCTCCTTACAACCTTCTTGGTATTTGTACTCAAGTCCTAGTCGTTCTAATTCTCCTTTGTACACACTGGTTATAAAGAAAACGATGTCTAAATGAGACATATTACCTAAGTCTTCGAATACATATTCGATACCTTTCTTACAACCTGGGCCAACGTTTGCGTAGTGATCTGGCGTCCAGTCTACAAAGTCAATTCCTGTCATCTCTTTTACAATACCTAAGTCCAGCGCAACCTCGTATGCATTAAAGTTACCTACTGCTGGTATCATCGTAAACTTCTCGATTACTTCTTCCATGCTGTTTTTAGGATTAAACGTGAACTCAGCTAATTCGTCAAGATGATCAATTATAAATTGAATCAAGTGAATCGCATTCTCTGTCTTGTTACTGCTGTTAGCTCTATCTGGATTGGCTGATTTCAGGTCATTTACAAAATACGCGTCGGTAAACACAGGTTCTCCTGACTCGCGACGAGCTCTCAATGCTGCCTTAGCTCTTTCCCAATCTTCTTCAAAAGTCTCGGGGAAGATATAACCCATAGCGTCTGTCGTTTCAGGACGTACGAACAACCTGTAGATAAAAGTGTTTAACAATAAAAACTTCTTAGATTCATATGAGTCCTCTAGATTACAAAGAACTTTGTCGATGTAATGTAAGGTCACTCTGTCAAGACGTCTGTCAACATTGGTAAAGTGGTACGTTGACATAACAGGGTCATCAGTCCAAGGTTTTGACTTTCCTTGTATAACCCGTCTGTACCATATGTTCTGTCTCTCGACTAAGTTTATAAAATACATGTCCCATAAAGTTTGACCTGTCTCAGGGTCTCGTCTTAGTCTAACGTTGTCGTCTGGAGTGTTTAAATATTTGGGATCCCAGTGAGGTCTTATCTCGCGTTTTAACGAGCGAAGAAACGCCCCATCTCCGTTGTCATCTAAGGTTTTAGCTACGGGACTAGTTTTCCTCCCTTTCTTACCTCTTTTAACCCCTTTCTCAGCCTTTTTAAGAGCTTTTACAGGTTCCTCTGTAGGAAATCTAACCCCTAACCTTAAACCCGTAAATTCAGGCTGTAAATTGTTTTTAATCGAACTGAAAAACCAGCTAACAGTATCATTAATGTCTATTACAGAGTTATCCTCATCCCAACTAGTTACTCCGGCGTCTCTAAACTTTTGAGCGTTCCTGTTAACTGTTCGCCATTTACCTTCTATCTGGTCTTTCTTGATGGAATCAAACTTTTCAGGCGTTCTCTTTTTTATCCGTTCTAGACAGACTTCGAAAGGGGGAAGTAAGTTCAACACACCGACCGCCCGTTTTGGATTATTTCTTTGTTCGAGCTCCTTAAACAGATCGCAGTAAGTTGAGAATATCGTGGAAGAGATTACACCCTCCATAATAATCGAAAAAGGCAACTCCCATAACAATTTAAGTACCTTAAGAGTTTCTTCGTTATTTTTAAAACCATCAAGACCTCCTGTTTTACTAAAGTACCTCCCCATAGCCACAAAACCATAAGACGGAAATACTGTTGCCTTATCTTTCCCATCTAGTGTCAACATAAACGCGCCAGGATCAGTCTGTAGCATTTGCATTGGTACAGTAGATTTACCAGCACCATTACAACCTCTTATGTTAACAAGAACAAGGTCTTGTCTATATTGTATCTTGTAACCAAAAGCTTCTCTAAGGTCTTCGGTAAACTTTGATATTTCAATTCTATGAAATTCTTCTTTTGTCTTCATAAACGCACCTCCAAGATAAATAAAGAAGAGGATTGAAAAATCAATCCTCTATTTTTATAGTTGAGACATCCTCGCCGTCAAAGACTGCTTCCGTCATCACCTCAAGTTTTATTTTCGAACCAGTCAAAAATTCTTTTACAAAACCAAGGAACTCTTCTCTGTATTCGTCGGAAACGAACCATTTACCTTCTTTTTTGTAATAGTATTTTTTGACTTTGTCAACCTTGTCTCCGAGTAGTCCATCCAAAGCTTCGTACTCGTCTTCCGTAAAGGAGGCAAACCCAATCTGAACCGTTGGTGTCCAATTTCGAATTTTCTCAATAACGTCAAGAACATCCTTCTTGGTTATGATCCCCGGCACAATAGGGGATATTTTTAGTACAGTGTGCACAACTCCTTGAAAGCTGTCAATGAACGACTTGATTAATGCTGTCGGAGAGTCTGCTTTTTTGTTAGGGTATAATGTTTTCCACTTATTATCATCCATAGTGTTTAGATGTACTCTGAGTTCACTATCCTTATGTTTAGCTAAAGCCTCTATGGCCCATTCAGGTACTACTTTGCGAGTCTCCATTATCATAGGGATGTCGTTAGACACGCAAGCATCAACAGCGAGTTGTGTACCATGTCTTTTTACCTCGCGATAATGGAACGGCTCTAATGGGAAATAAACATAGTCTATATTCTCCGCAGCCTTATTGATCTGATCTCCAAGCGTTTTGTCAACTCTTGAACCTCCATAAGGAGCTGCGATGAACACGTTTGGTTTATCTCCATCGACTACAATCGGCTTACGCACGTCTTCATCCTCCTCTTCAACAACTTCGGGTTCTTCTGTTGTAGGAACATCATCAGTAGGTTTCCCCTCTTTTTCGTTTTCTAGTTGTAGTTTTAAAAGTTCCGCAAAAGACATACCCTCGACAGGAAGAACTTCGCCGCTCTCAACGTTAGTCTCGTCACTCTGTTTAGAAGGTTGTTTACTTTCCGTTTCAACCTCTTCATCTTCATCCTCAAAGTCTAAATCTGTACCATTATTTACAACAGAGTTTACCATATCTTCGAGAGATTGTTCAGGATCAACGTCGTCTGTAACATCAAAGTCGTCTTCGTCGTCATCTTCGTCGTCGGAGTTATTAACACCATCCTCGCTATTAAGCATGCCAGTAAAAGCAGAATAGTTTGATGCAATAATCTTAGATATTGATTTTGAGACGTCTTCTTCTGAAGAAGCTTTGTCCTCAACTTCCTCAACCTCTTCTATGTCCTCGGGTTCTTCTCTCTCTTCCTCAGAAGTATCTACACGTATTGGTATTGAAGACGGTGTAGGATTGATTGTTGTCGTTACAGGTTTAGTTGAGATAACAAGATCGTTATAGTCAGAGATAGCTAAGACTTCAGGACTTATCTTGGAAAGTATCCCCTCTTTTTCTACCTTGTTAACTTTCCCCAAAGAGGCTACAAGAACGAGCTCTTGAAGTTCCTCAGGTAAGATTTCAAGAATCTCTTTATAGTTCATAGACGGGTCTCCACTTCGTAACATGTAGTTTACAACCCACTGTACGCATTGTACTCGGAAAATCCCATCAATGTCAAGTATCGCTTGCTTTAACGTATAAGCGTCTACATAATCAAGTGCTCGTTTTGTAGGTCGTGAAACAATACCTTTTTGTAACATCTGACCAAGAACCCTATGAGCAATTGTCATATCCGCAACCTTCATAGCTTTGACCCATTCACGGTAATACTGAGATTGAAGTTTCTTAAGCTTCCGATCACCATCTTCAAAAGCTCCTAGGCGGTAATCTTGCTCCGCAAGCTCTTTTGTCATCCATTCGAGCTCAAACTCATCAGCGCTCTTGAATATCTCAAATTGTCTTGGTTCAAAATAGTCTTTGATCCATTTATGATTTGACCAGTAATCATAATGACTTCTCCAACGTTCTTTAGCGTTACCAAAGTTTTTCTGCCAAAGACGTCTAATTGTAAACGTAGCAACAGAAGACGATTTTTTAAGGTGTCCTCCAATCCATTTAGCTGGCTCAGGGAATCGAAACATGTCATCATAAATATGTCCATCCCAAATCAAAGAGCGACTATACACGTTATTCGTTACCCCGTCCGGCGTATAAGAGAAATGCCAAGTTGTAGGACAAGGAATCCGCTGATGCTGAGAATCACTCCACTTCTTGTCTCCCATAATCTTTTTACTTAAATACTTACGTCTAGTATACTCTAGGAGGTCGCGTTGGTAATGCCAAAAAGTTACAATACCTTTATCGCTACCTTTGTCCATCATTAGCAAGTCTTTAACAGCATGTAGTTGTCCTCTTCCTCCAACTCGTGTGTTTGCTTGATAACTCGCGTTTGGAAAGATTTCATCCTCTTCCATAAGAACATTCAAAAACGTAGGGTCTTCCGGAGCTCTTCCAGTTTCCCCGCGATACGACCAATCAGCTGTTCCATGACCTTTTACTCTTGACATCCGTCTTGCGTCATAACGAACGTCAAGACCGACACCTATTCCAAGTTCGCCTTCAATAGTGTCTGAGTTCACACGCAGATACCAAAACAAGGGGTCGGTATCGTGCGGCATAAAGGTTACGTAGTTGTCCTCAGTGTTGTTGATCTGCAAAAACACATTTCTAGCGTCAAAGTTGTTGTCTAGCAACAACTTCAACGTTTTCATGTAAGCGTCCCAACAGTTTTCTGCCTCAATCGCATTAAAAGCCATCAAACTTCTCCCTTCTTACTTCCCTATGTTATATGTCTTTTTAAGAGCCATAATAAGCCGCATTTTTTGAATCTTTTTGTCTTCAAATACTTTACATTCTCCTCCGCGTTCCTCCAACAACTTCCATAGGTCGTCGCAAGACATCTCCTTCGTATTAGGAAAATCGGGAGGAAGTTCTGCTTTCTTCCTCGCTCTTCGTTCTTTCCTTGATTCTTTTCTAGTCTTTTTCTTAGATTTCTCGGACTCTACTTTACTTGGCTCTACTACACTCAACTCAACTGACTCTTCGCTAGATAACGTGTCTTCTTTATTTTTTCGTTTGTTCCGCTTAGTTCGGAAAGCCAACAGCGCTTCGTTGGATTCTGGGCTTAAAATCTTGAGTTCATCAAATACACTGTTAGTTTTCGTTTTAGCAGAACACTCTACACGTTGTTGGCACAAACCACATTCCTTACAACCCTCTTCATACGCGTGACCAAAACAAGCTGATTCTTCTAACTGTTGTAAGAGTTTGGGATTAACGTTTAACAAGGTAAATACTCTCCCATTGTAAATTTTGCTACTCTTCTAATCTCTCTTAATGCTACATCAAATTGTTTACTAGTCACGCCTAATGAGGTCTTAATATGAGTCAGAGTAAGTTCGTTTTTCTTGGGGACGTTAACCTTGTAACCCTGACCCTTTAAGCACTTTTTTCTAGCTTTACTCGCCCAAATCGTGTATAGAGTTCTTGGGGATGGAGCAACAATCTCAGAAATGATCGCACGAGCTAGGTCGTTTTCAACCAAGTCTTTAAGCTCTTCAATTTCTTCATAGAGCTCCCGTTGTTCTTCTAACGCATCAATGTCACTACTTTGAGAGGTATCTTCAAGCATATACTCAACAGACTCAATGTCACCCGCTGTAGACGCCGCGCAATGTTTCCGAACACAACGGAAGAGAGACTTTGAGAATACCGCTTTGAACTCTTCTTCAGATAGGTGGTTATAACGTACCCAACAGTCATACAGATTAACCAACCCAACTTGATATAAGTCATCCGCTCCCAAAGAGTTATCGACACCAACATTAGCAGCCACTTCATTATAGGTCTTTTTAGCCGCATATTTCACCAAATTCTGATATTGCTCCAACACGCTATCCCAAGTTAAAGTTTTTTCCAAGTTAATAGACCCCCATCTTATAAATATTTAGTTTTAGTTGAGTTTCTCTACAGCTTCGCTGAGAGCTTCAATAAACGATTTTGTGTCCTCCTTGTTAAGTTGTAATCCTTTTCCTGGAATCCATTCCTCATCAGAAGAACGTCTCCACCATTTCTGACAAGAAACATAATCCTTACCATCTCTATCTACGATAGCTACACGAATAGCTTGCGTAGGAGACTTCTCAATAAACAACAAGTCCTCTTTAATCTTAAAGTTGTTGTAGTCTTTAGCCATTTTCACTCATCCTCCATCAAGAACGCCTCATCAAGGCTGTTCTCTCGTTGTCTTTTATTTAGAAGCTTATTAAGCCTTTTAACAGCACGTAGTAGTTCCACAGCCGGGACTTCCTCTCCGTCGCCATTAATCAACACAATCGTCCCAGTATCATAGGTGAGCTCGAGCTCTAAGGGAGAACCCTCAGAGACTTGAACTCTCGCGGAAAATTCGTTCTCGGATAAGATTGTCACGGTCATCCACCATCTTTCTTAAGCGCCGCGTCTCTTCAAGATAAAAATTAACTTCCCTACGAAGTATAGCATTCTCTTGCTCCAACGCTAGCATTCTGGTTTCGTTATTTCTGATTTCTTCTACAACAGCCTTAGCAAATCGTGACATTGGGTTTTCGTCCTCAAGTCGACTTTGGTCGACTTTCGGTTGTCCTACATACTCGTTGTATATATCGAGTATAACATTAGTTGAAACACCGTACTCTCCCGCAATAGCGCTAGCTAACGCGTGTAACCCGTACTTTGCTTGACCTTGAGAGAGCGTCATTATAATTTTCTCCATCTGTTGTCTATTCATTTTGCTCTCTCCTTCTTCGGCACGTACTTATACGGTTTTTCTTGTTCTACAACTTTAACAGTATTCATGTCAACACCTATAAATTCAAGCATTTCTATGAATCTATCTTTCCCCGCCTTAGACTTCTTGATGTCGGAAAGAGTCGCACCCGTCACTGAACTCTTCCACATAATTAAGTATATTGTTGTTTCGTTTTTCCAAGCCATAACAAGATTCCTCCAATTTTAGAATATACTCTTACTTTTTAAACAAAGACCAACTTACCAATCTTTACTCCCCTTTTATGTTTATTTTTTAGGAGGAGCCTCAACACCCGCACGCTTCAAGGCGTTAATAACCCACATACGATTGATACGCTCATCTTCTGTCTCTGTCCAAGTAAGATTATTCTCCAAAGCAAGCTTTTTGAGGTCTTGATATGGGATTCTTTTCCAAGGTGATTTCTTTCTCTTAGGTCTACGCTGTCCGGGAAAAAAGTGTTTACGTAATGCGATACTAGCACGCATCGTTTGAACAGATAACTTATCGTGCTCTTTCCATTCCAAGTCCAGTTTTTTGGCCAGAGCGATTATCTTTTTCCCTCCGAGGGACTTCATAGCCTCTGAGAATTCAACTATGTCGTTAAAAGACGGGATTTCAATGTCTTCAACATCTTTGTTGGCGACTTCTGGAGTTTCGTCGTTTTTCGACTCAACTTCAACAACGGATTCCGTTACAGAAGGTTCAACAATCTCCTCTGCTACTTCCTCCGCCTTGACAGTCTCAGAAAGCTCGTCCTTGTCTTCCGTAGCAAGGAACGTCTCAAATTCTTCCTCTGTCATCTCCTCGATGTTGAAGCGTTCGAAGTCTTTGCGGTAAATTCGACTTTTTCCGAGGTGTTTCGCTACTTGTAGCATACTTGGGAATTTCAATTTCTCGTCTTTAAGTACAAATACTGTTTTCATTGTCAAATCTCTCCTTTTATAACTCGATTTGATTTAGACTGTTGTCTAGTGGTTTTCCTTACAAGTTAAATTATACTATGTATAATTTAAAAATACAACAACTTTTTTCAAAAAGTTCACCAGTTAAGTGAGTCCAGCTTCTTTCGACACCTCTTAGTATAAGCTAAAGCTGACAAAAAGACAACCTCTATTTCAAAAATATTTAAAAAATTAAGGGACAAGCTACTTGCTTGTCCCTTAAATTTAGCTTAACAATCAATTAAACTTCAATAAACAACAGCTTAAACTTTGATTACTGTTAGTTTAAAGTTATCTTAATTCTCATTAGCGTCAAAATAGAAATCAGAGTCGCGAAGCTCTTCCACGTTCGCTTTCTTGTACCCGTTCCCTTTCATAGAGAAGAAATCGTGAGACTTGGTCTTTGTGTCAAGCCCATTAAGGACAATCGGATTAATGTCCTCTTCGTTATAGATCGGTTCGAATCCTAAGTTCATTAAGGCTTTGTCTGCATTATATCGAATAAACTTTTTAACATCATGCGCTAACCCAACGCTTGCATAGAGGTCTTCAGTATATCCTACCTCGTTTTGGTATAGTTCTTCAAGTAGATTCATAGCGAACGTCTTAAGCTTATGCTTAATTTCGTCTGGTTGTTTATTAAAAATCTCTTGCGCTAGTAATCCTACATATACACCATGTATCGCTTCGTCTCTTATAATAAGGTTAATAATCTCTCCGCTTTGCATTAGTTTGCCTTGTCCGTAGAAATACAACGGGTAGTAGAAGCCGCTATAAAATAGAAAGCTTTCTAAGTATACTGAGGCAACCATGGCTTTATAAAGAGACAACTCATCATTAGCCCTAATATTTTCATAGAGCCCTACAATCGTTTTCGCTTTCTTCTGTAGGTATGGGTTTGTCTTAACCCAGTTGAACACCTCTTTGATGGTCTCCGTAGGGGCGAGTGTCATAAAGATATTTGAATATGACTTCGCGTGGACAGCGTTTTCCATCATTGCCATAAAGTTTAGAACAGCTTTTCTTTGGTGTCCTTCAACGTGGGATTGGATAATAGGCATCCCCGTGTTCCCTTGTTCTGTGTCAAGGAGAGTTAGTCCCGCTAGTACCTTCATATATGTGTCTTGTTCATTCTTTCCGAGGTATTTCCAAGTTAACAAGTCACCATTTAAAGAGATTTCTTCCGGGAGCCAGAATTGCTTCACATTTTGATTATAAAACATCTGGGTAAACTCATCTTCGTGCGCCGACCAGTCAGCTGCTGTATATTCTTTTTCAACACTCATTTTAAAAGCCTCCTCGCGCTCTTGTCGTTTCTGTTCGTTAGTTTTAAGGAGCTCCCTAAAGAACTCCTCCTTGTCAGTCTCAACACGTTCTATCATTCTTTTAAACGGACTCATACTACACAAGAGAGACAACTTTCTTGTCCAGTGTCTTTTGTACGAGCGTAATAAAGGGTTTTTATTCCTTTATGATGAGCATAAAGGTCAATCCGGTTAATATCCCGTGTAGTCATCTGATCGTTTAGGAATAGTGTAAAACTAATTCCTTGGTCAACGTGTCTCTGAATAGTAGCAATTAGATCGACCACCTTAAACATATCCATGTCGTATGCCTCTTTGTAGAAGAACCAATTTTGAGGAGACAATCCCGGCATCGGATAGTAAGTTTTACTGTTTCCATAAGTTCTTTCTTCAACACGTTCCATAATAGGCATAACAGAAGCCGTCGCGGACTGTACATAAGAAATAGACCCGGTAGGCGCGATAGCTAACCTATAGGAGTGGAACAACCCAGTTTTCTTTACACGGTCTCTCAGAGTCTCCCAGTCTTTTCTACTAGGAATCCAAGTGTCAACAAAGAGTCCCTTAACCTTTTCTGTAACAGGCGTAAAGTCCTCAGTAAGATACATACCAAAGTATTCTCCAGAAGCGTAAGTTGATTTCTCAAATCCTTCGAATGTTTCTCCTGTTTCTTCAGCGATCTCGTTTGACTTAACTAATGACCAATAGTTAACTAAAGAGAAAAACACGTTTACAAAGTCTATTGCTTCCTTACTTTCATAAGAAATACCGACATGCGCGAGATACCCATGAAGGTTAAGAGCGCCTAGTCCTATAGACTTCATAAGTTCATTAGCGCGTTTTACTGCCGGAGCGTTTGTTATGCTCGTAGAGCGAGAAACCTTAGTCAGAGCTTCCACAGCCAGCTTAACTGTTTTTTCAATAGAGTTGTTAGACATAACGTTCTTAATATTAATAGATCCAAGGTTACAAGAAATATCGAGACCAATATTGTCTTCTTTACCATAGTCAGTGTACTCAGATACTTTAGAGGCTTGTAACACCTCAGAACATAAGTTTGAGAACTTAACTTTACTAACAGGGTTTAACGCATGTACTTTATTTACGTTATCTTGGAACATAATATACGGGTATCCAGACTCCATACGAAGTACAGCAAGTTTTTCTAGTAGCTTACGTGGGTTGATTCGTTTTTTCTCGACTAACTCGTTGTTTACAAGCTCGTCGTATTTCTCGTTAATGTCTAATTCGTCTAAGTGTTCCCCATACGCTTTATACACAGTTCTTGGGTGGAAAATATACGCATCTTTACCTTCCCGGGCGAGTTCAATAAACTTGTCCGGAATTACAACACCAATAGACAAAGTTTTAGCGCGCACGTCCTCGTCAGCAGATATTTTCTTTGTATCGAGGAACTCATTAATATCGGCGTGAAAAATATTTAAATACGCGCTACCAGAGCCTTGTCGTTGTCCCATCTGGTCTGCATAACGGAAGGCGTTATCAAGAAGTTTCATAACCCCTACAACGCCTTTAGCAGCTCCCTTGATCTCTTTGATGGCTTCTCCTTGAGAACGGATTTTCGAAAGGTTTAATGATACGCCTCCGCCTACTTTTGACAGTTGCATAGCAGTCTCGACCGCCATCGCAATGTCGTTCAGAGAGTCCCCCACCTCTAGTAAGAAACAGCTTACAAGCTCTCCTCTACGTTTACGTCCCGCGTTTAAAAACGTAGGGGTAGCAGGTTGAAACTCTTGATTCATCATAGTGTCTACAAAGGCTAACGCCTTTTCAACATCTCCATCTCCAAAGAAAAGCGCTACAATTACAACACGGTCTTCGTACCGTTCTAAGATACGTTTTTTGTCGTTCGTTTTAAGCGCATAGTCGTTGTAGAACTTAAACGCACTCATAAAAGATGGGAAACGGAACTCTTTGTCATACGCTGCCTTATAGACACGTTCAAGTTCTTCCTCTGAGTATTGACTCAGCACCTCTTCTTCATAGTAGTCGTTTTCCAGCAGATACTCTAGTTTTTCTGCAAGGTCGTGAAAGAATACAGTATTTTTATTTATATGGTCAACAAAGTAGCTTCTTACCGCTTCTTCATCTTTCTCAAATTGAAGTACTCCATTTTTCCTTAGCATTACTTCGTTGTTAAGTCTTACCCAAGACGGTACGTTATTTTCAGTCAACGTAAATCTCCCCTTTCAAGTCTCTCTAATGCTGTAAGAAATTCTTCGACGTCAGTTGTAGTTCCCGAGAGTTCAAATTGGTTTAGTATCGGAACATCAAAGCACTTCGCTATATAAAAGGCTGATTTTGCAAAGTTTACTCCCCAAACACGGTTTCCGCTTGAAGACACACCTCTTAAAAACGTTTTGTTACGCTCTAAGAATCTAATTGTACTCTCTGGTGTATTACCAAACCCGGTAGTGTAGGTCACTATAACAAAAGGCTCATTAACCACAAGGTCATCTGATACTTTTACCGCAGTTGTAGTCAACTTTTTAACAAATCTTTCAACGTTTCCCGTTTTTGAATCATAAACAACCAACAATATAAACAACCTCCCGGTAAATTTAACCGCACGTTAGTTTCTTACGCAGTAAATAAAAATGTTAATCATTCGAGTTAAAGATTTTAGAGTATAAAAAATTAGGGTCAGGAGATAACCGATCATCTCCCAACCCAAGTATAAGTTGAATCAAAAGCTTAACGCAGAAACAACGTAACTCCTTTCAAGTTTCATTAAATCTCCAAGGAGACCAATGTAAACTTTTCTTTCCAAGTCAGTACCGTTCTGTAAATCTTTGAAGGCAATTGTCGTTTCAAAGTAGTCTACAGAATCCAGTTTTAAGAGCTCTTGTACAGTCTTAAGTACCATAAAGTAAACTGGAGAACGGTTTTTCGAAAAGATAAGAATTGGCGTCTTTTTATGATCGCCTAGTCGTAAGTTATCGTTGTAAGCTTGTTCCCACCAGCTAGGTACTTCCCCTGTACCTTTTATGATTTGCTCAAAATCCCAGTTCTCCCTCTTTTTACATTCAACTACAAAAGGGAAGTCTTTTGCGTCTTCAGATGGTACAATGTCTCCTGTTACGCGGTGATCTTGTCCCCAACGTAGTCCTCCACTGCTCGGCGTCTTAGTAAATGAGTCACCCCACCAAGCAGTAAGGTCTTTCGCAATTTTACGCTCAAATGATGCTCCTTTAGCTCTTGAGTTCTTCCTCTTTTTCACTTCCGTCATCTTCATCACCCGCATCGTTTAATGTTTCAGGGGTCGAGACGAGTTCAGCTTGTTTTGCAATAGCCTCGTCAAGCTCTTCTTTCGTTACAAGCCCCTTTGACATTAAAACATCGGAAATAGCAAGAACTGATAATAAACTTTGTCTCAACGGAACACTTAGTTCACTGTATGCACCTCTTAGGATTCCCGCTGAAACCTCTTTCGCTATATCAAAAGCCTCTCCTCGCGTCGCGACTTTACTAAATTCTCTTTCCATTCTACGTTGTTTCTTCTCAGTGTTCTTGTTTGTTTTACTCATCTTAGTAACCTCCTCCGGTTGATCCAAATCCAGCAGCTCCACGAGATGTCTCGCCAGCAAGTTTGGTCATTTCTTCAATAGTTGTACACTTCGTTAATTTAGCTGTCGCGTGTCTTTTTATGACAAGTTGGCAGATTTCTGACCCATTTTTCAACACTACTGGTTCACTGTTAAGGTTAATAAGCGCTAGTCTAATGTTACCCCGATACGGACTGTCAACGGTACGACAAAGCAAGTCTAGAGCTACTTTAGACGTACTGCTACGCGTATCAACCATCGCATACCAACCTTGCGGAACACCAAGGTAAACACCAGTTTTTACAGTCAATTTTTGCCCCGGTTGTAACACATATTCGCCAGTAGTACTAAGCTCCCCGTTTGTAAACCGCTCGTCATAGATAGGTATATTAATACCAGCGTCTCCCTCTTTACTATACTTTAGCTCAACTCCGTCTAGTTCACTATAATAAAACACCTCAGGTTCTTTGAGACTCTGTCTAATCTCGTCGATCTCCTTACGAAGTTGTCTCAAATCTTCAGCACTCGCTAGCACAACCCCCGCAGGACTAGTAGTAAAAACTCCGCTGTTATGACCAATTTTAATCGAATCCATAATTAACATCTCCTTAGTGTAAAAATTTATATTTTATAGCAGTGTAGTTATCAAACTTCTCTGCTTCTTTGATCGCTCTCAAACAACCTTTTCTTCCAACCTCGTTGGGGTCTCCGCCTTTTAGATAACAGATATACGTATTTGAAATATGTTTGCTAACCATGGTAGCCATTTTTATAGCGTCTTCTAATGCATCCGGGTCAAGCATTATGTAAACAGCTTCCAAGTCCGCTTGGACTAATTGTAACAGCTGTTTAGTTGAGAGTGTCTTCCCGAATATGCTTACTCCTAGACTACCTACAGTCGTAGCATCAAATATCCCCTCTGTAATCACGCAAGCTCCCTTTTTCTTGGCGTTATTGAAGTTAAATATAACGTCAGATTTGTTTATTGTCCGGATATCTCCCGTAGGGTTGTACGATTTAGGGACTATATTATCAAGGATTGCTCTGGCATTCCAATAAATAGGTTCGCCTTCATCGTTGTACGCTTGTAATATTAATCGGTTTCTCAAAAAGGACTGCTTCTCTTCCCCCGACTTTGTTTTTGTTACAATCTTACCCTCCGGACAAAAACCCGCTCCATGAGTAGCTATTTGTTTATCTGTTAAACCACGTTTATAGGCGTATTTAAAGTATCTTTTAGCCATATAGGACTTAGTATCGTCCAACCTCTTAAAGTCCTCTGGCAAGCTTATATACGTCTTCTCGGGCTCATACTCTACATCATACAATTTATCAAAAACCTCTTCATAAATATCCTCAGGAAGAGGTCGGAAGTCTTGATAAAAGTTTACGATGTCTAGGGCTTCGTGAAAGTTAAGTTTTTGAAAGTCGGCAACGAATTTTACTGCGTTCCCTTTCCATTGACAGTTAAAACAGTAAGCTTGTAAGGTGTCCGCGTTTATTCGGAATCTATACCTTGTATCGGTACAGAAGGGACAACACCATTGGGCTTCTGTTTCCGCGAGGTTCCATCTGGGATCGCCCAGAAACCCAACAACGTAGTCTACAAACATAACACATCAACCCCTCAGGTAACGTTCTTTTAGTGTTAAATCTAGGAGTTTGTCACCAAAATCCAACATCTTTTTATGGATAGGACAAGCATCACAGACCGGGTTCGATCTAGAACAGTCAGTGCCAGGTGTTAACTCTCCGCGTTTTATAGCCTCAGAAATTAACGTACATGGCTCGCAGTTTTCTAGCCAGCATTTAGTCTCTTCCTTCAATAGTTCTCTTCGAGCTTCTTTGATTTCCTCAATTGTCTCCATAATTCACCTTCTTCCCCTACAAAAGCTTAGTTGTTGTCTGTCCATTCTCTTTTGTTATCTCTAGGACATTATCAAAGTATGACTTTAGAATATCGTTATGAGTTATTACAAAAATAGACTCGAAGTTTTTCTGAATATCATGTAGTAGCTGAATCGCGTTTTCACATCCAACAGCATCGAGCCCATCAAATATCTCGTCATACATCAGCAGGTTGAGCTTTGAGTTTGACCGAGACATAATCAAATCTTGAAGCGCTAGTGAAATCGCAAGATCAAAACGTCTCTTCTCTCCCGTCGAGTTCGCTTTATACGAGTCGCCTCCAACCATATTCGTAACACGTACTTCAAATTTATCTCTTACCTCGCCGTTAGCTAGCTTCGTTTGAGTTGAGAACTCGATCTCAGCCGTATTGCCTGATAGTTTAGAAAGATAATAGTTTGCCTTAGTATTCAAATACGGGGTCACAGAGTCTAACAGGTAAGACTTTATACCAGAGTTACCAAACGCGTCTACCGCGAACTCGAGATGCTTAAGTAACTCCCTGCCCTCTTTAGTGCTTTCCTTAATCTCTTCTAGTCTTTTTCTCTTCTCATCTATCTCATCTCGTTTTTCGGTTATTGCTTCACTGTAAGAGTCTTCGCTCTCTTCTAGCTCTTTTATTCTTTGTTTAAGGCGCTTCAACTCTCTCCCTTCTGAAAGTTTTTCGAGGTCGTCTTTGAGAGAGTCAACTTCCCTAGAAAGAAGCTTTCTAGCTTTCTCTCTTACCTTAATAGAAGACTTAACTTCATAAATTTTCTCCTGAACAACACGCTTTTTATCTGACAATTTTTCACGGTCTTCCTCTAGACTGTTCTCCATCTTCTTCAAGGTCTTTAGTAGCTGTTTCGCTTCTGCCTGAATCTCGGATGTCTCTTTACTAACCTCTTCAATTTGCGCATCAATATGTTTCAATGAGCCCTCAATAGATTCCACAGTTATCTCTTGTTTACAGACTGGACAAGAAGAGCCTTCCCCCTCTTTTATCTTTTCTTTCTCTGTTAACAGTTTTTTAATCTGTGTCTTTCCTCTCTTCATTTCCAGCTTAAGAGACTCGAGACGTGCTTGCCCCTTGTTATAACTTTTTTCAGACTTTTTTAACTTCGTTTCCTTCTTTGTTATCAACGTTAGTGTCTTCTCATATTTTTCAAGGGTTTCTTCCTCATCCGTCTCATCCGCAGAAGACATTGTAAGCTCTTTTTCTTTCGCTTCCAAAGCCTTCTCAACTTTCTTAATCTCCAGAGTCGTTTCTTTCTTCAGCTCTTTTAGTTCTTTTTTGAGTCGCTTAAGTGTTTCCGCACGATCTTGAAGTTCTTCCTTCTGCTTTTCTTTCAAAAAGGTTACGGTTGTTTCTGCCTCCTCTATCGAGGTCACTATTTTTTGAATCTTGGTATCAGTTTCTTGAAGGAGCTCCTTCTGTTTTTTGAGTCGCTTCTTCGCCACCTCCTGTGCTTTTGGCCAAACATCGAGTTGTAGCATATTCTCAAGTATTGACTTTTTCTCAGCGTCAGAAGCCGCAGTAAACGTCTTCACCATACCGCTACCAAATAGTATCGAGTTAGTGAACGTTGAATAGTCAATTCTAAAAAGGTCTTCTATGAACTTGTTAACATCTTTTGTACTCTTTGGAGTTATGTTGACTCCTTGCTGGAACACGTAAGAGTTATTCTTATGTTCTCGGTGTTTACGATACCTTACAATTTTATACAGCTGTTTGTCATCACCTTCAACGTCTAGCCGTACAATCATATTACGTCCAACCTCGTTGTTAACAAGCTCATTCGGAGACAGCCCACGTAGGGACTTTTCATAGATAGCGTAAATAATCGCTTCAAATATGGTAGACTTTCCTGCTCCATTTGATTCGAACTCTGGAGCGTCATTATTTCTACCTTGGAGTAGCAACAACCCTTGGTTCTCTAAAACCACAGAAGTTGATCTAACAGACATAAAGTTTTGAAGCTCAACTTTCAAAAGTCTCATTATTCCACCTCGCTAAGTATGTCTAACAAAACTGACGTAGCCTCTGGGTTGAATTGATCGCAGTAAGTCTTAACAACCTCTGACGATGACATAGAGTGGTCTACATCAACACGCTTCTCTTCTTTAAACTCTTTTTGAGGCTCGATTCGGTGATGTAACTCTTCCGGGAGCTCTTCTGCGAGGCTTTCAACCTCGTCCGCGGGAATTTGAAACCTCACATAATTTCCTCTCAAGTCGTCAGGATCATAGTTTTTCGTCTTAACAGTTATAAATTTAGGCGACAGGACATCAACAAAGTCTAAGTCTCCTGTTACAGTGTCAAGAAGTAAAAAGCCATTCGATTGTCCTTCATCATTAAAGTTATGCTGTAACGGTGAACCCGTATAGGCAAATGTCTCATAATGGTCTAATCTTTGTCTCCGGTGGTAGTGACCGAAAACACCAAAGTTAAACACGTCTGGGTAGAAATCATTAATCCCGAAGGCGTCTTGCATAGCGTACCTCGATTTACCTACTGTAGCCCCACTTATACCGGCATGTCCAAGTAGGATGTTACAATAATCTGCTCCTTCTTCCTTATCCTGCTTAATTTCATTTATGTAACCAGCCAAGTTGTCCTTAACCATCGCAGTATTTTTAGAGTAAGGCGAAGGGAATATCTTAACATCATCTTCTCCCGGAGGAGTAAGCAGCGTATAAGACGCGAATCTGTCGAGTACAACAACACCGCTAATATCCTTAAACGTATGAAGGGAATGTTGAGGGTAATCAGAGTTATCGACCTGATCATGGTTTCCGGGTATCATAATCCATTGTAACCCTGATTCCGCTACTACGTCATAAATTATATTTTTAACCCTTGTGTCTACAAGAACGCGCTTATGAAACAAGTCTCCAGCGAAAAGGACATACTCGATGCCCTCTTGTTTACAGTAGTCTATCATGTTCTCTAAAACATCTACAATAGCCTTTAGTCTAGTATTCGCGTATTTCTCGTGAGGTTCCGCAAACTCAGCAAAATCGTGAGCATGTAAGTCTCCAAACGCTACAAGTCTCATATATTACACTCCATTCATCTCATTCATAATAGCATTAGCAACTTCGCTACCATCATTATCTTTCTTTTTTCCACGTTTACCTGAGAAAGTTTTCTTTTTAGGTTTGTTTTCTTCAATGTCGTCCTCGTCATCTTCCATATCGAAAGCAGATTCACGTTCTTCGTTAGACTGTACCGTCATCTTCTCGTACCAAATATCACAATGTATTGTTTCTCCGTCCGTACCATTACGGTGTTTCGCAATATAGTACCGTACTTGACCAAGCTTTTTCTCCTTTTTCGTTTGAGACAACGCAATCATAAAGTCGGCGACCGCAGCTTTACCAAACGATTCTGCTAGGTCAGCAATCGTAACGACTTTCTTATCTAGCGCGCTCCTGTTCGTTTGAGACGCGCCCCAAACAGCGCAGTCAAAGATAGAACCTAACGCGCGGACATCTTCATAGAGCATCTCAAGCTCATGTCTACGCTCCCCGTAAGTCCGAGATGGCTTCATAATATCTGGATAATCTAGGATAATAAGATCAGGAACGAAACCTTTTGAAATACGAAGTTTTGTAACTAACGCTCTAACCGTATCAGGCGTACAAGTTCTAGTGGGAAACTCTTTTATTATGAGTTTTCCTTTGCGGGCGTTACCTAGCATTTTAAGAGCTTTTGACACCTTTTTAAGATTCCCTTTAATCGCGTCCTTAGATCTGTTCAAGAACTTCATATCATAACGCTGGGCAACCTTCTCCTCTGACATCTCAAAAGAGAGGTGGAGTACGTTCTTGTTATTGTTTATAGCGCTAGCCCCTATGTTAATTAGAGTAAGAGTCTTACCTGTTCCCGGAGGCGCGATAACAATTCCAAGTTCTTTACGACCTAAGCCGCCGCCCATAACTCTATCCAGAAGTTCGATTCCGGTCGGTATCTTTTCGAGGTCTTCACTCTTTTCGTAAGTTTCTTCTAATCGAGCGTCAATTGATTCTTCGCTGAAGTAGTCAGTACCATGGTCACCTATGTCCTCTCCGACCTGCGTCGCTGACTTAATACGCTCCTCAACTTTGTCATAGTTCTTCCCTGCTTTAACATCATCAATCGAGTCAAGGATTGCCTGAGTAACCGCTTGTCGCTTACCAAACTCTATAACCTTATCGCGAACATACGACATGTCGTTAAGGTTAGCCTCTACGAGCTTATTAACTTCCGAGTAATACTCGTCAGATTTTTTAGATTTTATCTTTGATGACCCAACTAGCGTTCTTACTTCTTCCTCCATAGCCTCCATAGAAGGCGGTTCTTCATATTTCTCATAGTGAGTGAAAATTATTCTAGCTAGATCAATATGGATCTCGGATTCAAAATACTGCGGTTTTACTGTCTCGCTATATAAAGTAAAGAAAGAGGAGTCCCTCCAAAGCAAAGCAAGTATCTTTGTCTGGAAAGAACCACTAAAGTCATACACATCTGCCAATCTCTTCACTCCTCCCTTCTAAATCACACAAATAATAAAGCCAATATTTACAAACTTACTCCTCATACTCAGTCAAATCTAAGTTAGCTGGGATACCAAACTCCTTCTCAGACATATCAACAGTTTTTGAAATTACAGTTTGTATTCTTTTATTTTTGTCGTATAGGCTGAAATCGTCTTTTACTTCTAGTAGACGAGGGTGCGGGTTCGACTCACCCAACAGTTCCTCTAGGTAGTCTCTAAACCAAGGAACTGAGTACAAATAGGCAGAAGAGTAAGACATCCAATACTCTGTTATTTTTAATACCTTCGTCTCCTCACGTTCTTGCTTTCCTTTGACGTTTTCAAAGTGTCTAGACATCTTTTCGCAGGTCTGGACAATTCCCCGTATAACTTGCGTTTTCAAACTCTCTGTTTTCTTTGCTTTCAGCTTCTTAGACTTTCGTACATCTTTTCCATACTTCTCCTCTTGTTCTTTGACCCAATTTACAAAATACTTCTCCGCTCCCGAGGAACAAAGCATATGAGGTAACGGAAATTTGAATTTGCTACCTTTCCAATGATTCGTAGCCCTCTCAAATTGTACGTCAAGGAACACCAGAGCATCAAAGTCTTTCTCTATACAAAACGCCCGATACTTTTCAAACTTTGGCCAGTTCTTATGCTTTTGAGGCTCTTTAATAGACAATGATCTATAACCGCTTGTTTTGAGAACCTTTCTCGCGAGCATGTCATAGTGCTTTGCAATCTCTATTATCTCCTGTTCTTCTCTTGTCTTACCTCCAATACTACGGAGTTTGTTCTTGTATTTTTCAGGGTCAAAACGCTTAGTAACTGTCACTTCATCATCACCCAACAATTTTGGTTTTACTGACTTATCAGCTATCTTAACAGGACGTTCTTCTTTGGTTTCAATTCCCGGGTTCTCGGTGTCTATTCCGTAGAAATCTCCAATTAGCATTATGTTATTGTTTTTATTAACTGTCCGGAATCTTTGAACCTCTATCAATCCAACACTAACGAGTCTTTCCAAACTAGACTGAAGAGTTTTTACAGTCGTCCGTACCCGCTCCGCAAGCGTCTTTTGAGACACATTAACTATAGGTTGACCTTTCTTAGTAAGTTTACCTCCTAACGACAACGCCAGCTTACTGTAGGCTAGTATTATCTTGTAAACCTTTATGTCTATGGGCAGTAAGTCTTCGCACTCCCAAACGGAATCTGGAACAACAACAGTATCTTTTCCAAAGTCCTCTATCCTTTCAACTAAGTTCAAATTAATTCCTCCTACGATTTACGTACACATTAAAATAAGCTAAACACAACTAATTATTTTCCACGTCATTTCTAGCCGCAGGAGTTGAAACAGCTTACCAACTAGGTTGACGTGGAAAATAAAAATTTTGTTAATCATTGTCTCTCTTAATTTCAAAACCCTCATCTTTATAATAGGTGTATCTCTCCTGAGTGTGTTTAGTAAGGATTGAGTGGGTAAAGTCTAGAAAATCATATACTTCCAGTCCACTCCCGTCTTCCTTTTTTCGGAGTCCACGACCAACACGTTGAAGTGTTTGACGATACGACTTCCCTCCAGCAGCCATCCAGACACAGTTAATTCCCGAGATGTCTACGCCCTCATCAAGAATTGAAGTCGCTATCAATACTCGAAGCTCCCCATCACGCATCCGCTGAAGGAACGCTTCTCGGTCTTCCGAACTTCTTTGTCCATTAGTAAACTCAGCCTCAACATCAAGCTCTTTTAGTAAGTCCAAAATAGTCTGCCCGTGGTTAATATGGTTTGTTATGATTAAACAACCCTTACCCTCTTTGTACTTACTAGCTACTTTGTTAGCGATCACTTTGTTACGATATTCGTTCTCAGTTATTCCAATTCTGTAGGCTTCTTGCCAACCAACTTGTTCCGGTATTACTGGTGTCTCAATTTTTGAAAGATGGATAGTAGGTTTCGCGCTGAACCCGCGACTTATCAGGAACTCATTTGAGATTTTAGTCGTGATCTCCCCTGTACAACTCAGGATTCGCATATAGTTAAGCTCGTCCTTCTTGTCAACAGTCCCTGTTAACCCTATCCGGAACACAGCGTTTTTACATAACATTAACGACTGATACCAAGTATCGGACACGGAGTGGTGGAATTCATCCCCTATGAAACAAACAGCGCTCTCCAGAAGGTCTAAGACTTCTTGTTTCTTCTCATCGCTCTTTCCTCTCTTTTTGCTCTCGTATTTTTCAAGAGCCTTTCGTAACTTCTTAAACGTCGTCTTCTTTTCACGAACGTTATACAAAATCTCCGCCGCTTCTTGGGCGTCTCTCGAGTTTTCCCCTTGGAACAACGAGACAAGCTTATCTAGCTCTTTTCCTCTCGGTTCATCATCCTCGATTACATCAAATATTCTCTTTATTGCTTTCATTTCTCCCGTATAGGTGATAGGCTTTGACTTCTTTTTACTTTTCGATTTAGTAACATACCTAGAGATTGTAGGGATCATTACAAGGGTAACAGGACGTAAATCCCAAATGCCATCCCCAACCTTACCGACCTTTATCCCAAGCCGCTTTTCAATACGAGCAGCAGACTGATGAAAGATTTCCTTGTTATGTGTTACAAACAGAATGCGTTGTTTTGGTTTCATCTTTGGTAAGAGTTGTTGGATTATACCTGACGCTATCTCAGTTTTCCCGCCGTTAGTCGCAACGTTTACAACTCCTCTTCGCTTCTTCAGAGTCTCAACAACAGCCTCGTACTGATAGTCACGAAGGGTAATATAGCCCTCTTCGACAGAAGGTTCCATAAGCTTTATCTCTTCTGGGAAGTCAAACTCGTACACAGTCCTGTTGTCGTCGATCTCAAATTCAATACCCGCCTCTGCGAATATAGATAACACACTATCAAGTAGTCCAGTCGGGAAAGTTCTAGTTCTCCTATCATAGAATCTGATAAACCCATCCCACCTCCCAGACTTAAACGCAGGACTAAAGAAGTAACCGGGAGACCTTACAGCAAGCTCGTCGTCAATAGAGGTTAGCAGAAGGTCTCTGTTACCCTTGGTTGTTACATCCGTTATCTTTGAATAATTATTGTCTACTACAATTTTCAAATACATCGCCTCCTAGCATTAAGGAAAGCGAAAAATTCAAAGTTTACGCCAGTCTCTATGTAGAGACATATTTGCGGAGCAAATACTAAACTAAAATTATATGCTAGAGAACTGACACGAATCTCTGCATATATTTATATAAATACTTGTATTATATGTTATATACATTTATGTATTCTGACGTAAAAATTACGCATGGAAAAAGAGCCCTCAAAATAAGGGCTCTCTCGCAAGTTCTATACGATTTAAGTAAGTTTATGATAAACTATACTAGTAAGAGATTTAAACCCGATTCTAATGTGCTAAAATGGGTTATTTAGCCTTCTCTGTGTCTTCTATCTCTGTCTTGGCTTCTTTAAGCTCTTTAAGCTCTCTTCTCGCGTCTTGTAACTCCATTTGTGTCTGTTGAACTAAATCTGTAAGCTCCCTAATTCTAGCTTGGTACTCAACATTATCAAGAAACAGTCCGGTCATTGTTTCCTTCGTTGTTAGTTCTAAATAGGTGATCTGTCTTTTGTTTTCTGACATTTTATAAGCCTCCTGCAGTTAGTCTTTCATCTGTCTCCTGTAACGCCTTTAGTAACAACGTACAGAACTTGTATAAATCAATTCCATCTGGGTTTCGTATACAATCCGCAGCTTCGTCCCAGATCAACCCAATCTGCTTCTTGGGTGACAACAACACTGTAGAGTCAGGTAACTCACAATATAAATCGTTTCCACATTCGTCTTTTACAACTAAGTCTGACCCTTTGTAGTACTCCCTTACAATGAGGTTTTTAATAATATCTGACGCGTTCATAGTAGATTTTTCAATCCCTGTCTTTGAGTCTCGATACGAGTGGTTCGTTAATCCTCCGACAGTTATTGAGGCGTAGTCAGAGTCAGCCCTGTTTCTAAACTGTGTTGTACTGCTCCTGCCTAGAAACTTAATAATCTGGTTTGGACCTTTCATGCCGATGTTCGTGCTGTCGAGATTTACGAACTCAAATCCGTTACCTGACCCTCCCGGGATAAGTTGAATTCCATAAGCGTTATTACTTCCTCCGCTTGAACCGAAGAAAGCTTTGATTACATTCCCACCATTTACGTGACCAACGTTCCAACTTGCTGTTGCAGAAGCGCTGCTAGGTGTTGTTGGAGTCAAGTTCCCATATTTGTTAAAAGTCATACTAGACGGTGAAGATTTGAAAACTATCGCCGCGTCGCGATACATCTCCAGATTCCCATCAGTTGAAAACATAGCGTTCTTATTGCTGCCTGACGAGAACGCGTGTAGTCCAACAGCGTCTAGTATCATCCTCGGATTCAAGGAATCGCTATCAATGTCATAGTACTTAACAGCAGAGATATGCCCGTTACCGATGTGCAACTTGTAGTCACTCTTTGTAGAAGTCAACACTCCATCTTGCATCTTTATGTCTCCATAAGGCGCTAAGTAACCTTGTTGTTTTATGTTACCTCTGTACCCAAAATCTAGCGTTTTGTTAACTGTAACACGTTGAGAGTAAACTAGATAAGAGTATATAGAGTCAACATCCATCGTACCGGGTTTAGAAACCTTTGGACTACCAATATAGTAAGTTAATGGGTACTCCTCATCTGCTAGTGGTTTGAACCTTATATACACTTCTGCTTTCGCAGCTGTTGCCGGAACTTTCATCTCGGCTCTTACTAGTGACCATAAAGGTTCGTCGTCGTTCCCTCTCAATGGTACATAAAACTCGTCTTGCAGTAATGAACCTCTTGCGTTGTAAAAGTTAACCGCAAACCATCCGGAATATATGGCCGTTTCATTTAGCTTTTTATAAGTGTAACAGCTAATAGCCAATGGAGTTCCCGGCTCAACATCAAACTTTGGCTGTTTCATTTCGTAAAGCTTCTTCTCGTTGACTTGTAATTTTATTCCATATCTGGTTGGCGGGGGAAAGTTTGGTTCACCTGCCGGCGGTACATCGTTTGTCGGCAGGACTGCGTATGAAAATCCTCCTGAACCTGTCGACGTTACTGTCCAGTTCAGAGATAAAGCTTTTTCGCAGTCAGGGTCTTGTACATAGTTTGAAAAACCCCCGACATTAACGTCCCCATTTAGTTTTATCTTGCTGGCCTCAATGAGAACTTCGTCGGCTGTTTGGTTAATCATAGATACTACGTTCTTACCATTAAAGTCGGTCTTTGAAACTCTCAACTGTATCTGCTCTGCGTTTTGCTTTATTTCAGACTCAGCCTTAGCTACCTGACTTCCAAGCGTACCCGTGTCTGCGCCAGAAGGGATGTACGGTGTCGCAACACCGCCTTCCTCAATCTTCAACTTTTTGATATAGAAATACTCGATTCTTGTTGAACTTAAGTCTGCTGTTGCGACTTGAATGTAACCTCTAGACGTTGAAATGTTACTTGTAAACGTGAGTGTTACAGTTCTATACGCAGTATCAGACCAAGTTATGGGGATTGAAGGCAGCTTCTGAGATCCTCCCTCAGCAGACTTAATATAAATCTCATCAAGTTTTGTAACGTCTCCAATAGCCACTTGCATTGACAGGGTGTATACAGTTCCTGTTTTAAACTCAGTTGTCTGTCTAGTAGTCTTAAATCCATAGACCGCAGAAGAAGGAGAGTACTGCTTTACTTGTAAGCTGTTAACATCGCCATCATTTGGCTGTACTCTAACAACAGTACCTGAATCAATAGGAAGGACATCTCCTTCCCCGAACATTGATCCAGCAAGTATGTTGGCGTTTACATACTTCAAGTTTGTTAACCTAGTGTCTAAGTCGTCAGATTGCTTTTTAGAAGCCGATGCGATTGCCTGAAGTAGCGTAGAGCGAGTGTCATAGTAAGCCTTGAACTTCGCTCGGAACGTCTCGCCATCGACGTCAGATATAGTAGACAAGTCTGCAATCAGAGGAGTTAAAAACGCCTCGAGAGAATTGTAAGCAGCGATATAGTTAGTCTTTGCTGTCGTTATTCCATAGTCGGTTGCTTGTTTCTCGAGTGTTATCTTTTCTGCTTTGATCGCTTCCCACTCACGTTTAGCTTCAGTCTTTTCAGATTGAGACAACTTGTTGTCAGATGTTAAGTCAGAGATTGATTTGACCGCGTCATCTACTCCAGACTTGGCCGCGTCCGCTGTTTGTTGAGCTGCGTCTGCCGCTTTTCTCGCGTTGTCAGCATCTAGTTGTAGCTGTTTTGCTTTTGTATCAAAATTCTCTATCGTAACGCGCTGACTGATTGCATCTGCGTGTTGAACAATAGTTGACTCTGCCGACTTAAGACGTGTGTCAATTCCATCGACTAGTTGCATACCTTGATTATATGTCTCTTCTTTAACTCTCAGCGATATCTCCTTTGCGTTTTGAGTTATATTTGACTCTGCAGTTGTGAGTCTGGTTTCAATTGGTGTTACTTTCCCATCTGTGTAATCTTTTGAGTTCTCTTCTGATTTATTCGCTTTTGATGTAGAGATGAAGTCAATGGCTGTCTCTATCGCCTTTGTAAGCTCTTTGAACCTATTGTTATAGTCATAGAACTTTAGTTGAACATTGTTGCTCTCTTCCGCTGTTGTCTGACCGTCTGATGTCGCGTCATTTATTGTCGTTACAAGTGAGTCGTAAGCCGTCGCGTAATCAGTTTGTTTTTGGTACAAGTCAGTCTTCGCTGTTCCAGCTAGCATTGGATTCTCATAAATCTCTGTGTAACGCTCCATAATAGCTTGATGATTCTGAGCCAAACCTAGTAAGTAACCTTCGATTCGTTTGGCTTCTGTCTCACTAACTAGTCCATCCCGGAACGCATGGGTAATATAATCATCAGTTTCCTTAATCGACTGTTGTACATTCGCAATGTCTTTGTCTAGCCCTTGCTTCAGCTCATCAGCGTAGCCCTCTGCAAGCTTTCTAGCCTCTTCTGCCTTCGCTTTGCTAATCGCATCTATAGCGACCTCCAAAGATAGGGTAAGAAGCGCTAACGCTTGGTTATAAGCGTCAAAGGCTGCGTTGACTTTGGCCGTTTCGTCATCGTCCGCTAGCTGGTCGTCAATAGCATTTGTAATGGCTAGTACAAGCATGTTATATTTCGTATCGTAGTCTGTCTTAGCGCTCTCCAGGTTTAGTTTAGGGGTCTCTGGGAGATATGAGTTATCATGAACACTTTGGTAACGATTATCATACTGACTCTTTGAAGTTTTGATCGTATTCAAGTACCCCTCAATCTGTATCTTTTCGGAGTCGTATACAATTCCATCTCTAAACGCTCCATTGATGTATTCGTCTGTTTCCTGAAGGTCTCCCCGAAGAGTTGACAAGTCGGTCTCGAGAGCCTTTTTCTGCGTATCAGAGTACTGCTTAGCAGAGTCTAAGTTGTTGTTTAACCCTTGTGTAAACTCTTCTTTAGTAACTCTAAGAGAAATCTGCTCCTTAGTTGTTTTGATCTCAGATTCAGCTTTTACAACTCTCTCGTCTAATGGAACATAAAGGTCATCAGTGTACTTTTTGGAGTTATCTAACGTCTCTTTGTTCTTTGCGTTGTTAATAGCATCAACTGAGACTTCTAATGCTGAGACAAGAAGGGACAGAGCTCTTGTATAAACATCGAACGCAGTATCTACAGCGTTTGACTCTTCTTCAGTCGCTTTTCCGTCAACAATAGCATCTAAAATTGTTTTATGAAGGTTCTCGTAAGCTGTCTGATAAGTGTTGTTCGCGCTCACTAGTCCTTCTTTGTTAAAAGCCGGCAAGTATATATTTTTATAAATCTCTTCGAAACGCTGGTCAAGCTGTACTTTCGAGGTATTAAGAGTGTTAAGATATGCCTTTATTTTCTTGGCTTCAGTTTCTGTTATAATACCGTCTCGAAAAGCGCCGTCAATGTAGATATCAGTATTGTTAAGGTCTGTTGATATTTTTTCAAGATTATTTTGAAGTTCCTTTTTGATTTGATCGATGTAGTCTACAATTTCTCCCGTATCTCCGCCTGAGAGACCTCCACCAATTGTAACCCATCTACCGTTGTACCTTAGTTTTAGTTGCGGCATACCTTCACCTACTTCCTTGAGGATTTTAGATCATCTATCAGAGAATCAACTTGTCTAAGCTTATCTGCGAGCTCGTCTTTTAACTTTGTTATCTCTTCTTTCTCTTGTTGAAGTCTCCGTTTCTCGGCGCTCAATTTCTTTTCTTCAGGAGTGCGTTGGAACGCGATACCTCCGGATGGTTGGATTTGCATCTCTGCCATGTAAAACAGCCCCTTTAATTAGTTGTAAGAATAATATTAAACAAAAAGCAACCTCTTTATAAAGAGGTTGCTGAGAGTGACTAGTTCATTACGCACATAAGCTTGCGGACTTTCGGACGTACTACAGAGCTAGCCGCTTGAATATTTAGTCGAACACGGAACATTTTCGCGTTCACAGAAGCTTCGACTGGTTTTGAATGAGTGTACCGTGTCCAGTTTAGCTCTACCTCTACCGCAGATGTCTGAGGCGGGGTGATCCAAGTTTTACCGTCGTCGTAACTAAACTGCGGCGTTATCGTACAACCACTAGGAATGAACCCGTCATACACAATCTTAACGTTTGTATACGGTTCTAACAGCGTCGTGTTCCTAGAGATATATGAACCTGAGGTTGCCTGTAGGAAACCGACTAATGTAAACGAGTCTGCGGCCATAAGTGGAGACATATTTTTGTCCGACTTAAACGTTGCTCTCAGTTGTACTTTGTCGATTACCGCTTCAAGCTCAACATCTTGATAACTTGAAATCGGTCTGAACTCCCCGTCATCAAGTTTCATATCCCAGATACAGCCAGTGTTCTGAGGTGTGAGTTCATCGGATAACAAAAGAAGTCTGTCTGACTCCATGTTAAAGATCGGGTCAAACTCTACAGTTCCTGTAGGTTCGAACTCAGCAACGTATATTTTAAACTTCATGTTCATTGATTGATGTGCTGTCCAAGCAATAGCGTTTTTAGATGAGAACAACAGCCCAGCTAGGTATGGTTGTCTAGTAATCGTCTGTCCAGTCGTAATGTCTGTTTTTCCTAAGTCTGCAACATACAAGCTATGCGCAGCAGAGTCAGTCATGTAGACAACGCAGTACTGTTGTCCGGCTTCGCACATAATTGGATCATCAAAAGTTACTTTGGTCTCAGCTGTAGCATCTTCACTAACTTTAATCTCTGAAGGTGAAAGAACTTTCTCCCCGTAGATTACATTTCCGGGGTAGCCGTTAACAACGTTTCTGATCTGAACCTGAACGTTGTTAGTATTATCTTTCGCAGCAAAATACGCACTTACAGATGTTAAAATCTTAGCTTCGTCAAACTGGAAAGTTTGAGCCAACGGATCGACTGCAGTTAGAGTAATTCTAGTTCTTAAGACTTTCTCAGTCGTAGTCCGTTTTGTACCGATTGACGTAAATCCAGCTGAAGCAGTGTTAGATTCGTTTGTAAGGACAACTTCCCGTGTCCCTGTACGAATACCCTCTGGAATTTTGAACTTGGCCTTCACTCTTCCTGATGCGTTAGAACGGACAGTTCCCGGGTTTGTACCTTTTGAGAACCCGCTCAACGGTGTTAAGTTAACTTTCACTCCATCGAAGTAACAAGTCAGGTTATCTGAAGCTGGCGACAAGTTAGACGCGTCAATGGTAACATCAATCTGTCTCATGTAAGTTATAGCCTCTTCCACTACTGTCTTACTCTTTTCGGTTTTGATCGCAGTAGCCTGTTCTCCAATCTTCAGTCGGATATCGCCAACAGTCTGTTTTTTACCATCAATCTGTAAGTCCCAGATGTCCGCCATTTTCTTCTGACGACCGTCAGCGTGAGTCCACCATCTATAGAAGTTACGAGCTTTAAATTGAGTCTCTTCGATCTTTATTTTCTCAGTCTCGATCCAGTTATCAACCTCAGGACTAAGTTTGAGAACACCAAGAGTGTTAAATGCAAGATAAGGGTTGATCTTCATAGTTGTTGTAGCGTACTGCTGACTGATTGCAGTAATCTCTCGCATAGGAGCTGAAATTACGCGTCCCCAAACTTTTGCGTTTGACTCACCTTCGTTAATCGTAGGAGATGTATCATTTGTGTTTACAATCGGAAGCATAATAAGTCCGTCTTCAAGAGAGTACATAACATCAAACTCTGGGTGAGTTAAGTCTCCGCGAGTAGTAGACTTAAATCCATCAGAGAAAACTCCAATTAGTTCAGAAGGCGGTTCTCCAGCAATCGCTTCTTGGTCTAGCGCTGTAATCGCTTGGTTAAATTCTACGTCCTCTAATCGTTTTAACATTCTCTGTAAATCACCCATCTCGAGACGAGTTATTGAAGCAGAGTAAGCCTGAGCGTTCCCGCTGTTCGGAGGGAGGACAACATAACCAAGATTTAAGAACTCCTCGCTTGTAACTGTTGGAACCACAGCTAGTCGTTCAATGTCTGGTTGCCCTGGGGTGACGACAATGTTACCATTCTTATCGAGACTAATAAGGTCTTTTCTAGCTAAGAAAAACTTATAGTCTACCGTAAACTGTGTGTTTGGTACAGGCTTATCGCCAGACAAGAATTGCACATAGTCTTTCGTTTCTCCCCATCTTCCTGTCTCTTGTAAGAGTTTGTAGTCAGTACCTTGAACCATCTCTTTGTTGTAGCGATACACTACTTCATAAGAAGAACCTACTTCTGGTTCAGCACCATCTAAACTCCAGTCAACCCCGTCGGCAGACAACTGATAGTCAGTTCCTTGAACATACGTCTTAGTTCCTTGTTTTACAGACTGAATTGAAACAACAGGCTGTTTAGGTAAGTAGTCAACACCGCCTACAACACTACCGCGAGTCATAGTCTGTGTGACTTCAACCTGAGAGACAAGTTTGGTTATCTCTTTCGCAGGAAAGTTATTCAATACATATTTTTGGTTGTTAGTTACATAAGTTTTCGGCTCGTTGAGTGTCGCTTTTAAGTCCTTTGAGATTGGAATACGTTTCTTAACGGGCGTTGGCTTAGTTATCTCGTACCCTAAAACATAAGCTGTACCTGCCTCAACAACAAGCTGGATGTTATCAGAGTCGAAAGGTTCATCAAAAAGTTCTAAACCTCGTACACGGTAGTTCCCTGACTCGTCGTAGGTACGTCTTGCGAGGACTTCAGTAATACCGTCAAGGGACGGCTTCGCAACCTCAACTTTTAGTTCACCATCTTCAAACTCGTAGAGGACGGCAGCCTCACTCTCATTTAGAGTTAACACAGGAACGGCTTTAACCCGGTGAGCTCCCGGTTGCCCATAGTTTTGCATATTTTGAGCAGGGTCTAACAAAGAACTGTCTTGTTCCTCTGTTACGATGTAATAGTCTACCTTTAATCCAATTATCTCTGTACCAGTCTTTGTTATCTCGATAGACTGTTGTTTGAACTCGTGTACTTTACCTTCGATGTAAACTCTCCCATCTTCCACAGTCAGCGTGTTCCCGTTAATGGAGAATCCCATACCAGCTACGATACTACCGTCTTTGAGAATAGTATCAGAAACTCGCTTAAGGAAGTCAAAAAGCATTGTTTGAATTTGCGTAAACTCCCGCGCTTGTTCAACTCTACCCGGTACGGCTAGAATTTGGGAATACTGTTTACCGCTATCATAGTCGTCAAAATAAGGCTCTTGTTTTGTTTTATCGAACATACGTAACCCTCCTAAAATTTAATAATAAAGTTCAATAGCAACCTTGTACTCTCGCCTCTGAGGTTCTTCTCCCTATTGTCAATCAACTCGAGCATACCTGTGTCTTCGATTTCGTCCGGGAGTAAGTTGAACTTTCCAGCGCTGACACCTTCTTTACGAACTACTCCTGAATGTACGCCTACCTGTCTGTAAGCGCCTAATGGTAGGTCAGACGGATTAATAGTTGTCTCGATGTAAACATATCTCGCGTACTCTTTGAGTGCGTCTTGCTCAGGTACGACTTTCCAAAAAGAGTTTTCTACAAACTCGATGATCTCTGTGCCTTCAGGGACGTCACTTCCATCATAAGGAGTTACAAGCAGAACTCTGTCCGCTTTTCTCATCCCAATCATCTCCTCTAACGGAGTTGTGTCTTCAGTACGAGGAGGGTTGTTTTCATCCTCCCAAGGAGTTGTTCTTCCAATTGAGAAATAAATCGTGTTTTTCTTATAAAAGTCTAACGCCCGGCTAACCCGGTGCGCTCTAGTTTTTACCGCCATTTTTATACCTCCTCTGTCCATGCGGAATGCTATAAACAAATATCTGATCTACACCCGTCTATTTATAATAGCGTTAATAAATGAAGACAGGTCTTAGACCTGCCTATGCGAGTACTTCTGCTCTATATGGGACTGTGGTTGTTATAGAGACTTCCGTAAATGGGTCGAAAGTCCCGGAATAGCTTTCACTTTCCTTTACTCGTCTAGTTGTACCGTTAATAGTAAAAGTCAAATCAGCATCCCCATCGTTAACTATGTTGAACCCCCGTCTAGGAGCCTCGAAGGTTTTTGTCTCGTCAGCGTTACCTTCCCACGCCTCTTTGGATACAAGAGGTCTTACAGGTAGTGGGTACGCGTCTCCTGTCTCAACCCAACCTGTAGAGTCTTTATGCTGAGGTACTAATGTCCCGTCAGCGTCTCTAATAAGTTTGTCGTTAGCCATTTAGCAACACCATCCCTATCTATCAATTTTCTTCTCAATCTCAACAACCTGAATCGGAGAAACAAATGCTTCGTCATTAATCGTAGTACGTACCCAAATGTCACGATCTCCGGAATATCTCTGTACAGGATTGTCTCCAGAGAATACCGCACCGTTAGTTTCATCAATAAACCCGGGCTCGTTAGATACAGCGTTTTCATACACAACGTCAGGGTTGTCATCTCCATCTCCGATTACAATTTGATCAGATGGAGGCGTCATCTTATAAGTAAACTTTACAGAAATTCCTGCTGCTTTTAAAGTGTTTATGAACGCCATTAACTCCTCTGTAATCGGTTTGTTTATTATTACGTCGATGACTCCAATTCGGTAGTAGTCCCCATCTTGGAAGCGTCCCACCCCGCTAAACGTTGAGACGTTAAAATAACGAATCTCTTCAAACGGCTCGTATATTTTAATAACAGTGTCATCGCCCATTACCTTCTTGACTCCACGTTTTATAGCTGGGATTGTAACCTTATCTTCCATCGCCGTCAGAATCCGGAATCGGTAGTGCTCATCTGTTTCTCCAGTAAGCCGTTTGACTCCAAACCAACTACCCCACTCATCAAGCCACTCCGCACTCGACTGTCTTAGGTCTAGTTCTTGTTCCATTAAGTCGGCGTCTTTGTTCGCAACTTGTAGCTGGTTTGAAAGAGCTTCTATAAATGCCTCGTTGTCCGGGTTTGAGTTACGTTGCTTAAAGATAACACTAAGAAATTTTAACATCTCACTCACCTACTTAGAGACGAGTTTAACTGTAATGTTACCGCTACGGATGAGCTGTCTAGGCTCAATTACAGTATCGTCTGAAGGTTTCAAAATACGACAGTTTTTTATAATGACTCTATCTAATGATCTAATATACGCGTTTAAGTCTGACTCAATGTATTCTTGCGAGACAACATATGAATCGAGGTAGTCTCTAATATTAGCTGCGATCTCGTTTTTATAGTCGTCATTGTTGTATCTAAAGTCGACAGTTATTTCTACTTCCACATCAAGAGGTAGTTTTACAATCGGGTAAACAAATAGGGGTATCCCTGCCGCTCTATAGTTCTCCAGATTGTCTTGTACTGCTTTTCGAAGCGAGTCAGATAAATTACCTGCCGCGTCATGGGCGTATACTTTTATGATTCCAATTTGAGAGTCATCAACCCAAACACCAGTCACCTCTTCAACCTCTAGCGCCCCATACTCAATGGCCGAGATAGTACCCTTTGCTCTTGTCTCGACAAACTTGTTAAACCGCTGTTTCCGCTCAACAAGCGTCTCCTCATCTCTCCCTGTTATAAACCGATCAGGATTATAGACTCTAGACACAAGACTTAGAGGATTAACCATAACCGTTATGCTGTTCTCAGGGACGTTACCGACCTTGCCAGGAGTTACGCAATACACCTCGATAACAGCTTCAGAAGCTCCTTCTTTCACGCTAAAGTCAGTTCGCGTCTGATAATAAACAGGATCAGCATCACTTGTCGCGACTCGTGTACCTTTCGGTATAACCAAATCTGATGGAATCGGATTAGAGAAAACAACAACTATGTTTCCTAACGCGCTCGTTGCTGGACGTCTCTCGAATCCAAATGCGTCATATACTGCGTTCTCCATTGCATAAAGCATGTTGTTGTAAGATTTAAAATAGTATTCTTCCAGCTCTGTCGCTACTGCTTCCAGTAGAGTCCTTATTACAGAACCTTCTGTAAAGTCGACAAGTCTCCTAGACCCTTTAGCAATCCAGTCCACCATAGATATAAGAACTTCTTGAAACGTTTTTATCTTTAACCCCATTCTATCACCCCTTCAGAATCTAGGCGAATCCCTAGATTTATGATGTCATCTATACCTAGTGCCGCAATACTAACCTGAATTGTTAGTATGCCTCGATAAGAAGACACCTCGTTCATAACAATGTCTGCCACTCGGGGGTCTGATCTTAATGTGCGTTCGACTTCAGTTTTTATTTTCTGTTGAGTTTGATAGTCTTCTCGATCTCCGACATAGTCATATAACAACGTACCATAGTTAGGATGGTGAAGTAACGCTCCTAACGGAGTCGCTAAACGTAACACAAGGGACTGTCTGAGGTTAGTGATTCCCTTGACAGTTCTGAGGTCTCCCCTATTAGTTGCTCGGAATTCTCCAATCTCGTCTCCTCGTAAGTTAACTAGTTCGTTGTCTTCAAACAAGCTTAAGTCTTCGCCCAACAATCTGTCATAAGCGTCGTCTATTTCAAACTTATGAAGCCCTTCTAATGGGTTTGTGTCGTCTTCTACAGGAACTAGAACTATTTCCCCTATCGTTTTTACATTCTTAGGTGTTTCGGGTGTTCTCTCTTCCCAAACAACGAAAGGGTATTTAAGATTGTTAATAACTACCAAGTCTGTCCATCTGTCTGGCGTGTCTAAGTATTTTTGGGAAATCTCTTGAAGAGACTCCCCATATATCAAAGCGTGTTTTATAAAATCAGCCATCAGTAACCCTCCCCATAGAAACGTTTACTTTGATGATCTCGGATTCAATGTTGTCCTCAAACAAGTTAGAATCCATTAGATACATAACAGCTCTTTCAAGCCAACGAAGCTCTTCAACAAAGCTATAGTCTACCGCTTTTCTTTCTGCCATCTTGTTCGTAACCCAGCGTAAATTCCGCCGAAGTCGCTTAAGATCATCAATAGAGAAGTCCACGCGAAGTTTTTCGGGGTCTTCAATTATTTGCCTTGACACAGACAAGAGCTCTAGGAGTACGCTTTGTAAACCAGTCATCACTTCTGGGTCTAAAGTATCTTGCTCGAGTGTTCTAATTTTGTCAACGAGTAGCGACAAGTCATTGTCTTTCATCCTTGTTAGTAAAACTCCATCTTTTATCTGCTGAAGAATACCTGTCGCGAGTTTGGAAATTACAGGATCAAACTCAATCTCTAGCGTATCAAGTAAATCGTTTCCGCTAGCAAAAAATTGAAGGTCGAGTGTCTTAACGTTAGCTGTTGAAATCTTTTTACCAGTCATTGCTAGTTGTCCTCCAGCTAGAGCTTTGAGTTGTGATACAAAAGACGCAAGGGTCTTAGGTATCTTGTCTGCGACCATAAGAGACCCCGCGATGTAAGAGTTTCCAATTTCGTAGCTCGTAGTACTCTTAGTACTCAACTTCGCTGGAGTTCCTAATGTTTTACCGACGCCTGTCTTTGAAGTTGTTCCCGGATACTTTGTTTCGCGAAGACAAACGAGACGTATCTCGTACATATATAACAAGGGGTTAGATTTTGATCTTAACAACCGGAAACCCGAAGGCTCTGGATGAACAACCCAGCTTTCCTCATCTGTAAAATTATGGAATATAAGTTCATCCTTTATTGTTTTACCGGGCTTAGTGTCCTTATAGTAGTCTCGTATTAACTTTCTAAGCTCTTTAAACTTCTTGAATCCGTTACCTTTGTTTAGTCCAGTTGTCCCCTTCATGTAGATTGACTTCAATCCTGCTCCAAAGTCGTCGACCCAAGCTCCGCTTTTGGTCTGTGTTACTTGCGACTTACTCGGTTCGTCTTGAGTGTACTCTTCTGGGTTAAGATTAAACTTATAGGATTTCCCTTTAAACGAGAACTCCATGCGTTTCAATGTATTTACTCCATCGCTTTGAGGCATAGTTCATCACTCCTATTCATCTTTCATGTCAACCCATAGAGTATAAGGAAGTGGATTAACAGGTTCATCCCCAACTTTGATAAAGTGTTTCTCAATAAATCGTATAAGCGCTTCAGAAAGAATCTCTCCATCAGTTTCTATTGTTATATCTTTACCCATGTCCATGTAACTCCCGTCACTATGAGTCAGCTGAACGTTACCAGCGCTGTTTACTCCAACTTCCGCTATACTTTCCCCAATAACACGCCGCAAGTTTGCGCCACCATCTATGTCTATATCAAGCTCTGCATAGTCTGTAGCGTCCTCTCGAATGTTAGTGTCTAGCTGACGTCTTATAAGTGTTCCGCCTTCTTCAGGGAACTCCATATATGTCAACTTACCATCGTTGTTATCGCGTGTTAACCTAAACGCCCCCGAAGCTTCTAAAAAGAACTTTGTCCAAGTTGTTTCCTCGTTATCGAAACTAGAGCGATGAACAAACAAAAACTTAGACGGGCTCTGCGCCTCTTCTTGATCAGCTTCTAATACATTCCCCGTCCGGCGATCCATCTCAGAAAGGTTTTGATGATCAAATCCTCCATGGTCATCTGTTATATACTCTTGTACGTCAGTCGCTGTGTTGTAAGCCGCAAAGAATGACTTAGAGGCGTGAGCAAACTCCATGTTCGAATCTCCGTCAACTTTCTTGTATGCCATAGAAGGATAAACAGTTAGGCTTTTTAAAGCCTCTCTGCGGTTGTACCCGGCTTTTTTCTCCCTTAAAGGGTAAACGCTAGGGAGAACGTTTTCCGTCTCGTCTGGGCGATGGAATTGCCCTAGAATAACGGGTCTGTTTTTAAGGTTATCCAAAAACCCTAAGAGTACCAAAGAACCTTCTGCAATAGGCGCGATAGAGCCCCAATATTTTTCTCTTTTCGCGTCATACCCAGCGAACTCAGTCAGGATTCTCGCAGCAAACTTCCCTTCGTTCTGTTCAGAAGAAGTAAATGTGTCTTTGGTGTTTACAACTACTACATCAGCTGTCCCAGATTTATGGTGTACTTTGAGAACCTTAGCTACAGTTATCAGACCTGACATTTGCATATCAGGTCTATCAATTTCTTTTAATCCCCCAAGGGAACTCTGAAGACGTATCTCATCCATTTTACAACCTCCTTACAAAATACGACGTAAACTTCCAAGTCCATATTTGTTCTGCCAAGTTGAAACTTTTATTATACCTACTCCGGTACTACTCTGGGAACCAATAGCCTCTCCATTTCCAAGGTAAATTGTTACATGACCGTTATGTTTGTACGTGTTAAACATAACTAAATCCCCCGGCTTAAGCGCCATAACTGACTTTACAGGAGACCCCTGTTTGGCTAAAGTGTCTGTTGTGGTTCCGGATATTGGCCCAACGTTTATTCCTACTGTCTCAAATATATACCGAACCCAAGACGAACAGTCAAACCTTCCAGCCATTATGTCACTAGTGTTGCGACCGCCTCCAAATACATACTTGTTTGGTTTGTTTAACCAGCTTTTAGCGTTGGCGATTAGTTGGGCTGCGATACCTTCTGCGCTACCTCCCGGGTAAACAATTCCATCAGTAGTTCCTGCGTCAACCATATCAGCAGCAGCCGGAGTACCTAGTGCTCCTCCTTGGTAAGCTACACCTTCGCCCCAAGGCTTCTTAAACCTGTTCTTTCCAGAGTCCTCTAATCCCCTTGTTACAGTTAGTGTAGTATACCAGTGATTCATGTTAACGAACTCTTGAGAGACACCTTCTACAAAGAACTCAATGTCTCTACCGTCCTCTGTAGACTTGTAAAGAAGTCGCTCACCGATTTTGTATTTGTTACGTCCCTTTACAACTATCGTACCATTAAAAAATGTCGGGTTCATTATGTTCCAATTAAACAAATCCCGCTGATAGCTTTCAAGTTTGGTATTTACGTCTCCTGCGTCCTCCGCGTTACCATATCCTACATAGGCTGTGTATCTGTTCAAACGACGTAGCCCGTATTTTTTAAAGTACGGCTCATACCATAGAGGGAAAACGTTAACTGTTTTACTAACGTCGAACGAGTTGAAGAATGACTGCATACCTACAGAGAACAAGGCGTATGATTCAAGATCAGATCTCCCAATTGACTCGCTTACCACGTCATCATCAGTTATCTCATGACGTTTTAGATCGTTCCAGTTATCCTTGTTAAAGGGCGTCTCTCGGACGACTAAGGTATTCTTACCTTTGTAAGTCTCCCAAAACATCTGGTTGAACGGTTCGTCTACAATTTCTTTCAGAAAGGAGTACATTGAACCTTGAAAGTTTATAAACGATTTATCATCAAATAGTCGTTCTCCTTTTCTCGAGCTTAATTTCATATGCACTAGTTCTTTGATTTTCTTACCATTCTCAAACTCGTATTCCATATATTTGAACACTAAGTCGTTCATAACCTGCTTAACAATATTCGCGGCGTTCTCCCCCATAAAGTTAACCCGACCTTCTAACCAACCCAAGCTGGCTGTTGTCATTTCAACCTCTTGAACAACCCCTACTTCAAAGTTGATTAGCGCTTTTGCAAAGTTCCTTCCCATGATTAGCACGTTCCGCTCAACGGTCTCGTCTCCTACAGAAACCGTCTTCCTTACGTCATCAACCAATCCAAACATTATCGTTTGGTCTTCTTTATCGTCGTCGTTTCTATGCATTTTGATAATAACCAAGTCGTTTGACGCGATCTTCTTGTCCCAACGGTTTTTCGCTGTCAAGACAATTTGAAAAACCCCCGCATCATTAGCGAGGTCATTTTGAGTGCTTATTTGCAGGACGTCGCCGTCAATAGCGTCGCCCTGCTTTTTTGGTTTTGATCTTGCTACAATTTCACCCTTTTCTGTATAGAACGAGACAGTGGCTTCAGGTTTAAAGCGTTTAACTTTCCCCATTATAACCAACCTCCGTTACCTTGCGTTGTATTCTTGGCGAGTTTGCTGTTTTTGATTGTAGTGGTGAGCGCTGATGTTACCTTAGCGTTGTTCTCAGCACTTAAACCAGTAATCCCTCCACTAACCTTCACGTTAAGTGTCCCGGTAGGAGCACCCGCCATAATGTTAGCAATTTTCTTATCCCAGTCAGGGTCAGTAGCGTACTCGTGGACACCGTTGTTATGTCTCATTTTATTTAGAGTATTTTGTCCTTTGTTTACATAGTTCTTGGCTATCCACTTCGCACCTTCGACAATACCCTCAGATGTGCCTCCGTATTTGTAGGCTGACGCCATTGGGCTGTTATCAAAGGCTCCAATACCATAGAAGTTTCCTTTTTTCTTTGCGATATTAGATGTTCCCCAACCAGTCTCATGTGCAGCGTGGGCTACAAGATATTTTACATCCAAACCAGACTCCTGAGCCGCCTTTACAAAAGCAGCGCCCTGTCCTCTGAGTATTGACCCTTTAGGTGCTTTGCTGTCAATCCAACGATTAACTTGTGCAGCAGTCATCGTTGATCCGCCAGCTTTAAGGTTTTGGTTTCTTAACGCTGCATTAGAACCTGTCGCCTTACTCCCTCCGCCGTATGCTGTTTGTGTCGCACCAGACCCAGAGTCATCTCCAAAGCCAAACCAACTTTTAATACCGTCCCAAAGGTTTCCAAAGAATCCTTTATCCTCTTTCTCGCCTTTAAGACTTGCGTTGTTTTTATAATCGGTGCTCTCCGCTTTAAGCTGTTTAACATTGTTAGCTTCTTTTTCTTTGAGTTTGGCTTCTGTGTTGAGTAACGACTCTTTCTTGTCTAAGTTCTTGGCTTCAAGTTCGATCATCTCTTTGCTCTTAGACTTTTGTTCGTCGTCCTTTTTCCCATTAGAAGTTTTCTTGGCTTTGGTCTTTGCGTCCTCGTCATCCTTGATCTGAGAGTCGTCACCAAACAACCAAGGTAAAAACCCCTGTTTGCTGTCTGTGTATTTCTCTTTTTTGTCCCAAGGGTTTAACGCACGGGGGTCTAAAATACCGCGTTGCTTTTCATCCCCTTTGCTGTGACCAAATAACCAGTCACTAAACCCATCTACCATATCACCACCCGCAGAAATTGATGTTAGTGTTCCTAATGGACCAAGAACTTTCTTTAATGCGGCGCCAATACCTCCAGATGCAGCTGCAGTGCTTCCAGCACCAGCCGCCCCCGCTGCTCCAGCTTCTCCGACTGTAGAACCAAATAACTGAGGGAATTTCCCCTTAAGAAGTCCTAACGCTTTAGAGCCACCAATTGTAGCTCCCGCAGCTCCCATACCCATGGCTCCCCATTGTGTTGAGGGGTCGAGACCTGTAAAGAACTCTGCCGCAGGTCTCCAAAGATTATCCAAGAACTCTCCTCCGGATTTCTTTGTTTCTTCCCATTGAGCGTCCGTCCTTGCTCGGGATGCAGCTTTAGAACCTTGATATTCTTCAGATTTCTTATCAACAACGCTGTCACCAGACTTGAGTAAGGAGTCTATCTCTTTCTTCGACATACCGCCCTTCTTTAAAGACTCCATGATATCAGGCTCTAGCAGTCTGTCTGCTTGGTCGATACTGACGCCGAACATATCCGATACCATGAGGGCTTGATAGTCTTTATTACCCCCTGCGACCTTGTCTAGATTGCTAAATATTTTTGAGACATTTTCAGGGTCTGTAATCCCCTTCGCTTTCATCCGTTCAAGCTCTGCACGTCCGCTAACACCTTGATACTCAGAACCCCAACCAAGTAGCATGTCAACGCGGTTGTCTCCACCTTTGATACCTTGGTCAATTGATGATGCGATATCGGCACCGCGTTGACCTTTCCATCCCTCTTCTTTGGAGCCTAGCATCGTTTGGAACCCGACCAGTTGATCAAGTTGAGACTTGGACAGGTTAACTTGGTTACTTGCAGAGTTTACAGCCATAGAGTTGACCGCTTCTATGAGTTCAGTGTCGCGCCCTTCCATACCTTCTTTTTTAATTGCCCCTGCTATAAGGTTAGCGAACTTCCTCTGATCTCCGTCTTGTAACGCGCCAACTTTGTTTAGAAAACCTCCTGCGTTGGCCAGAGTGCTCGAGTCAACTCCCATTGCTCTAGAAGAGGTTTGGATGTCTTGAATATCATTCCAAGTCTTCTCCTTAGACCTTGTACCTGCCATGTTAGTAAACTGGTCAGTCAACATCATGGTCTCTTGAGCTTTGTAACCATTAGTCATCCCAGTATCCATAGCATCTTTTCTAGCTTGAGTATAGTCGCCTCCATAACCGCCCATACGGTTACCTAGTTGCGCCATATACTCTTCTTCACTCTTAACCATTCCCATACCTTGTTTCGCCAAACCAAAAAGATGGCTGACTGCTAATGTACCAGCCAGCGCACTCATAGCTCCTCTAGACAGCCCGCCCATCAACATAGTTCCGCCATTTTCCTGTCTCATGTTGCTAATATCAGACTGGGAGGAGGTTTGCCTATTACGTAGGTTTTCAGCAGCCCGAGCTTGAGTTTCTAAAAGAGTACTTTGCGAGTCAATTCGACGAAGCTCTGCTCTAGCAGCGTTTACCTCGGTATGGTTTGACCCTGTCTCAATTTGTCTCTGAAGCTCGCCTTTACGTTTCTCAAACTCTCGTTGCATGGTTGAGTATCGGTTAAGAAAATTTTTGTATACAGTTTCAGCTTGTTCGCTCATACGACGAAAGTTTCTAACGTCATTCTCGTTTAGAAATCCGTTTGCTGTGTCTCCTTTTCGTTTTACCGATTCAAGACCATTAACAGAGCGTTCTAACTCTTTTACGGATTTCATGGCCTCCGTCGTGTCAGCCTTCAGCTTTAAACCGATTTCCTGTTGAGCCATTAGTCATCAACCTCCTCCCAATCATCGTCGTTGTCTTCAACGCTTAATTGTGTTTCAGTTCTTTCCCCAGACTCTGATAGCTTTTTCTCAATTCTCGCAAGAATGTTCTTTGCAGCGTCAGAGTATGGAATATTCTCTTCTGCGAGTCCCGCGTCTTCCGCGAAGTCATCAAAACTAGACTCAACGACAACAGAGTTGTCGGCTATTACTTCTGGTGTCTCTTCTGCTTCCCAGATCTCATCAAATTCCTCATCCTGTTGTACCGCTTTTCTTTCGTGTTGTTTAGCAATCTCAGGGTTGAACGCGAGATATTGCTCATAAAGCATATCCTTTTGAAGCTGCGTCAAGTTTTGGAAGTCCGGGCTTGACGGGAGTACTTTAAACTCCTTACAAATCCAGTAGTCAAATAGGTTGTCAGGATGTCTTGCTATCTCCTTGAGTGTTACCTTGTCTATCTTTTCTTCGAAAGGTGCGGTACCATTGCAGGTACTCCTCATAAACCCGATCTAGGATTTCATAGTCGTAAATCTCATTGATCTTGAACCATTCCGGGGCTTCTACTAAGACTACAGTAAGAGTCGATGACATATGTGCGATGTTGTCTGCGATGATAGAAGGTGTTTCAAATCCTTGTAGCATTTGAGTTTTCAACACGTCTATGTTCATCTGATCGAGAACCGTTGGATGTTTAAAAATAAAGCGTCCTGTATATTTAGGGTCGAATTCTGTAAAGTCCAAATCCTTTGTAAGTTGTCTTCCAGTACCTGCTAAAATTCCTTTACCGATTAATCTATTTTGATCCATTATATTACCTCCTAAAATTAAAAGACATGGAAATAACTCCCATGTCTTAGATTCGTTTACAATTTAGTTTTTAGAGTCGGACGCTTTTAAATACTGGAATGTAGCGTTCTCCCCGGAAATCTGACCGACTCGGAAAGTCTCGCTGTACTCGGATACAGTACAACCGCGGTATGCACGTAGGATAGAGTTTGTTTCCTTGTCTACAATTACAACGTCAAAGATGTCTAGTTTAAGAACGTCTTCGCCCAACGGAGCTAAATCAAGATCAGCTAGGGATTTTTTCTTAACAAAGAAACGGTCTAGGGTGAAACTACCTTCGTAACGGTTTTGAACGTGTTCTTGAGGCATGATAGAACCAATCTCGTAAACACCTTCAGTACCAAAGGATCGACGACCATCGAGACCTTGTGCACGCCCGACAACTTTGTTTTTAATCATAAGTAGTACCGTAGCACCAGTATGAACTGTCTGTTTAGCTTGAGTTGCCATCTATATCTCCTCCTTTGTAATTATTCAGCGATAAGCTGTTCTTGATAATATTTAGTGGTGATCAAGATATAGTTGATGGCTCCAACTGGGATTACGCTGTAACCGACATAAACCTTGTCACCATCAAGTGTTACTTGCACACTCTCGGCGTCGTAGTCTACAATTACCTCATCCCGTTTCTTCTGGTCTAGGAACGACTGAACCTCATTCTTGATAAGTGCGAGTGTTGTTCTCGTCCCTTTACCGCCAGCAAAAGAGTCCTCAAGATTAGCTACAAGTTCCTCAGACAGTTCGTCTGTTACTAGTCTCATAGAAATCTCGCGGTATGAAGGGTTAGAGTCAGCTTGGTAAGTTGTAACACCTTGAGCAATTCTGTAGCCTTTCTTGTTAGCGTGTCGTACAAACTCAACAACTGTTACACCGGCTGCAATCAAACGGTCAATCTCAGTTGAAGTGTAAACACGTTCTAAACCGACTAGACTTAGGTAATCAAGAGTAATTGGCTCGCCTGTTTCTTTTCCAGCAATTCTTCCAGCAACTTGTGCAGCTGTAAAGTAAGGCGGTAATGTTTCTTTCTCAGTCGAACCATTAATAGGTCGAGTAATTCCCGGTGTACAAACGACTGCGCGAGAACTATTGAATGTTAAGGCGCGACCAATAACGTCGTCAATCGTTTCGTTCAATCGTCCGCCATAAACACCAATCATTTTAGAGCCCTCTTCTTGAGACTGGTTGTTTACGAATCTAGCTACCTCTGCGTGGATCGCTTCATCTCCTGTGAGAGGAACAATGATCTTTACGCCTTCACCATAAAACTTATTAATCTCTTTAGTCCAAGAAGCAGGGACTTGTCCGTCAGATCCTCCTGTCATGTAAGTGAAATCAAAGTTTTCAGGTACAACTCCGTTTGCATCAAACTTAATTGAGCATAGCGTTGAGTACCTTGTTTGATAGATCAAGTCACCTTTCAAAGCTGTAACAGTATGTTGCTTACCTTTGATATCAACGTTAGCGACAACGTCAAGCTGGTCAGATACTAAGTTCTTGTTACCAACAGTTACCATTGAAGCTTCAAAGTCTGCGTGTTCGTTAATGTCATAGACAATTTTGTTGATGTCTGCGTATTCACCATCGCCTAGTTGGTAAACCATAACATCCGAACCATCAATAGAAATGATGAGTTGTTTAGCCTTTCCGGCGTCGTCTCCAATTACGTTAAGAGTCGCAGTTTCAGCTGCGCCATCGTACTTAACATTAAAAATTGGACCAATGTTGTCATAGGTTTCAGTAATGTTATCAGGCCAGTAATAGAAAGTGATCTGCTTGGAGTTCGCAACTGCACCATCTTCTAGTTTTACTTGAATTTTGTTAGTATGTGCTCCCCAATCTAGAGATTCAATCAACATACCATCTTTCTTCAAGCTAGACTTTTTAGCATCACCAACACGTAAGAAAGCAATACTACCTGCACCCGTACCATCACCGGAAGGTGTCCAAGCTAGTTCTCCAGCTTTATACAAGTCTCCACCTCGTAATACTTCCTTAGCATCGGACGGGTTATCAAACCAGTGTACAACTCCCGGCTCTCCGCCGTCAGAAGTACCAATCAAGGCAATATGGGTCGCTCCAGCTTGTCCTAACGCGTTAAGCCCGTCAGCGTTTACCTTAGAGTGGGCTCCTGGGTGGATAATGTGTTTACCATCAAAGTTAACCCCAATGTTTCTAGCCATTTATATCACCCTTTCTAAATTTTCCGGTTAAGGAATTTTTCAAGTTCTTTTTCAAAAGCTTCCATTGACAACTGGTATGATCTACCACGAACGAAAATTTTGAACCCTCTTTTCATCTCAGGAGAAAGTTCTTTTCGACGCAAGAAGTCATCAACATGAACATAAGAAATATTGGTGTTTTCTGTTTCAGATTTTGTTTGCTTCTTCCTTTTATCAGCCATGATCAATCCTCCTCTAATGTTCCATTAACAAAAATCTCTGTTAAGAACCCATATTCATTATCTATTGAGCTTTCCAATTTGAAAGTAATTGTAGTCATTCTTGAGTAAACACGCTCCGGACTATACTCCGGATTGAATTGAAGGTCGCCGCCCGCAAGTTTGACGTCAATAAACCCTTGCTTGTACATCTCGTCTTTGGCAGCTAGAAGGATGTATTTAAGTATTGTGTACATACATATTGTTAAATCCCCATTAGTTGTCCAAGTCTCTACATTTAGCGTTGTAGTAAACATAGACCCAAAAGACTCAAACCCGCCTGTCTTAGGCTTTACGGCAACTTCAAGGGTGTCGTAAATAGAAACGTTTAGAGCTGTTACATCAATTACCCCTCTCACCTCGTCTACTACAACAAATCCAGAAAAGTGAGTTTCATCCTCTGCTGTAACGTAGATACTCTCAACAGACTCGATAGGGCGTATTGTTGTTTTCACGTGGTAGTTTCCTGTCTCTCTATCTCTGTACACTCTTACTAGGTCAGGTTGGGGTTCAGAAGCTATTAGAAAGTCAACCTCGTCCTCTCCTAGCTGGTTCCCAATACTGTGTTCTTCTTCTAGGTCTTGACCTAACGTTATGACATACGTAGGGACTGAACTTTGCTCGAGTGGGTAACCCAGAACTACGTTAGGTATGCTCTTAGCAAACAGACTTTTGATTCTACTTCGCGTAGTCAGGTCGGCTGTTGCAAACATCTTATCAAAAGCGTCTGGATTACTTTGTAGCTGTTGTAATCCTTTCTCTATAATCCTTTTAACAGTGATCTCAGGAATCTGAATCATGTAATCACCCCATAGTGTTTTTAATGTAAGTGTTAAAGACCTGCGTAAACGTCTGTTGAGCAAAGCTTTCTACTTCTTGGAATGCTTTAACTCCCTTGAATCCCGGATGCTTCCAAGAGGATGGATCTGATTTGTCACTAACTCGTCGGAAAGTGTAATAAGAGTTTTGAACTGCGCGTTCGTATTTCTTACGGTTCTTTGTCAAGCCTTCATAGATACCGTTTTTATGTTGATACCCAGTCCAAGACTTACCTGCAGGGTACTTATCTTCAGTCCCTGCTAATCTTGGTGACTGTCCTCTCATAGCCCTCGCGTGACTATAAATGTCATCAGGCATAGCGCGTCCTCCGACAGCTGACCCCGCAGTGTTAGGAGTTCTGTGTCTAAATGGCACAGTCATGTACCATCCTCCGTCCTTCTTCTGCTTAACGTTACGAGCGTGAGAAAAACCCGACTTCATATCAAAAGCCGGGAATCCTTCCTCAAGCATGTTAGCCCATTGTCCTCGAAGGGTCAACACGCCAGTAAACTCATCCGGAAAGGTGAGAGAGTTATCAGCATTGAGTCCTAGTAAGTAATCAGCTCTAGAAGTTTTCAGCCTTTGTTGTACAAGTTGTTCCCAATGAGACTTGGTCGCCATAAGTGTTGACGAGATTGAAGCCGTCGCAGAGGAACGAATTTGACTGTTGAGTACGTCCGAAAACCCTTGAGGAATCTCAATACTAATCTGTCTCAAGTAAGCTCCCTCCTCTAGTCGTAGGTAGTAAATCCTCGCGTTTTATCATGTACTGTTTAGGTAACTCTTCCCAAGTGTCAGTTACACGTCCCATTTTTACAAATGTCCCTCGCAACTCGTGAGGTATATCAATGACAACGTATGAAGGTATGGTGTACATAAGGACTGAAAACCTTTCGCCAACTTGTATTCCCGCATCCTCTTTGAAAATTATCCTCGAACCATTAACCTCATACTTATCTTCAGGTATCTTGGTATCAAGAACCCTGACCTGCTGCATCTCCGCACAATAGTACTTTAGACGTTCTCCTGCCGGGTTGCCTTTATAAGTCAATACTTGGGAGTAAACTGTTCTCATGTCAGGGAACAGAAGGCGGTCTCTAAAACCAACTCTAAACTCTGACGAGATAGTAGCTAGCGTCGTACCAACATCCAACAATCCAACAGGCACAGAGTCCTTCTGCCCGTCAGCGTTACTAATAAGAGCCTTAATTACCTTACCTTCATCGTAAGAGAACCCTTTCCCATCACAGTTCGGACAAGTAAAATCAGGTTGTCCTGAACTCTCACTTATACAAGAGCATAACATTGAACGTTCCCATAATGCCTTCGCTCCATGTTGGTAAACAAACTTATCAAAGTCACCAGGGGTGAAATCTACACGACCAAGGTTAATTGCGTATAATTCATCACGTTCAGCCATATTAAACCACCGTCACATTAATTCCGACATAATAACGCTGTAAACCAGCTAGTAACTTATCAATGTCAGCTTCGTATTGTTGAATACGAGCAGACGCTGCGCCGTACATAGCTGATTGAGTAGTGTTAACAGACTGAGAAGCTCCATCAATACTAATCGCTTGACTCGCAATACCTGCGCCAAGGATTAAGTCTCCCCAAACTGTTAAGACTGAGTTAGCAGCTTTCTTGTAGATGATCTCTTTTAAGTCCGGGTGTAAGTCGTGCTTTCTATAAATCTGATTCTCACCTTTTTCTGGTAATGTCATACCCGCTTTGTACTTAACTTTCCAGAGTTGAGGTGCAAAATCTAGACGTCCCTGCGTGAGAGGTAGAAACAAGCTTCCATTAGCAGTCAATATTGGCCCGCCAGTGGTTGACCCTGAAGCTGGGAATAGTTGAACCTGTCCTGAAATAGGGTCAATCTTGAGCCAATCTTTAGGAATTGTCATAACCTGTTGCGCTCCAAAATACATTGTAAGCGACTCAACCTCGATTACAGGCTTACGGTAAAGCTGTAAATAGCCCCAGTTTTGGTAGTCTCTAATATGGAAGTCATGAGTTTCTTCTTCTGATCTTGGGTGTATTACAACTCCGAGCTTTTTCTCTGCCCAAGCAATAGCCGAGTCTAAGTACGTCTGAAGCAACTCATCTGGGAAGTCTTTACCTTCTGTATCTTTGAGAACAATACCGAACAAGTAGAGGTTACGAATAGTATCAGTATCGAAGTACGACATTCATATCAACCCCTTAGTCTTTCTTTTTGTTTTTCTTGTTCTTCTTATCCTTCTTCTGTTCTACTTCTTCATCAGACTTAACTTCTTCTTGTTCTTCAGTTTCTTGCTGTTTATTTTCCTTCTCTTCTGGTTTTTCGTCGCCTTTAGACTTACCGCTCAAAGAGAATCCTTCCAACGCTCCTAGCTTCTCCAACGCGTCCTTAGATAGGTTTGAAGAATCTACAACACCTTTATCGTCAACAGCAACACGTCCGAAGCTAGTCACCAATTCTGTGTTTCGTAGTGAAACATGTGTTAGTTTATTCATTTATAACTCCTCCTTGAAATTAGTGGAATACATAAACAAGAATATAATAAAAAGCCCAACCTCTTTTTAAGAGGAAGGGCTTTGCAGTAGGCTTCGTTGTTCTTACGAGAACTGACCAATCTCAGCTTTGATGTTCTTGAAGCGCACCCATTTCTTAGGAGCGTACAAGATTGGAGTTCCATAAAGAAGAATCATCCAACGGTAAGATGGTCCAACAGTCGCTAGATCCATTTTTGTTAATGGAGCGAGCTGTTTGAACGCAAGAACTTGTTCAGACATTTCACCCATGAACGCTGTGTAAGTGTTAGGCATAGTCAAGTTACGATCTTTAAACAACGTTTCAGATCCACCAGCAGCAGAGCTAACAGGGATACGAGCAATTTGGTACGCCATGTTTCCACCAGCTTCTGTGCGGTACACAGTGTAATAGTCTACCGGGAACATAGAAGAACCTGCATTTTTGATCTTGATAGTGACTGCTTTTTGTAAATCATCAGCAGTAAGAGTTACAGGAGCATCAATCTCAGTAGCAGCAGACTCACCATGACGGTTAGAAGCTGTTACAAAGTATTTGTATACGCCTGCACCAGAGTTATAGAATTCACCATCAGTTGTAGCCGCAGCAAGGTCTTCAGCAGTTACGCTAGCTGGTTGAGCCGGAGCTTTCGCATGTGGCTGGAGCACTGATAATGGCTTAGTCTGACGTAAGAACACATCTGGTGTAAAGTTAACTGGTCCACCAATAGTGTTGTAAGTGTCGATTACTGTACCAGCTGTGTTGCTTTGCGCAGTTGGCATAAATTGACGCTCTTTAGGGATGTAAGAGTTAGCAAAATGCGCTTGAACCGCGTATGGTACAAATAAATCTGTAGGAGTACCATAGTTATCAATGATCATATTAGACCCAAAGTTTAAGTGCTCAGGCTCTAACGGATTACCTTTAAGGTTGATAGTGTTCTCTTCAGAAATCTGACTGTCAAGACCATCAAACTCAACGTACTCAGTACCACCAGCACCAAGTTTAGAGTTACCCCAGAAAAGACCATGTTCAAGTTTCTTAAGTATGCTCATAATACCATCTTGGTTAGAACGAGCAATAACATCACCATGAGCAGAGTTAACTAGCGTCATTTGGTGAGTTACTTCACGAGTGATACCTAAGAACTTAACGAACGCAGATTGACGTTGGTATTGAGAATCTTCAGTATCAGGCGTTTGACCTTCTGGAAGGAAGCCGCCACCGTCAGCGCCGTAGCTTAGTAACTGGTTGTATTCTTCAACAGTGTTTGTCGCAGTAAGCTTAGGAATACGCTTCCAAAATTTAATTTGTTGGTCAGTGTAGGTCAGAACCTTTAAAGAAGACTCTAGAGATTCTACGCGGAACGCTCCACCGCCAGATTGTGTATCAGGTGAAGTACCGTATCCTGCTTCTAATGCTTTGTTTAAGTTAGTGACTGATTCTTGGCTACCAATACCAAAACCAGCGCCTTGCATATCAAAGTTTAATTCGTTCATTTATGGACACCTCCGTTTAGTTTGACAGGATAGCTTGGCGAACTTCTTCGCGCATCTCACCTGTGGATTCGTATTTTACAACATCAGCAGTTGTAACTGCGTTGTTACCATTCATAACCGCGTTGCTAAGTTTAGCGAGAATCTCACCTTTTGTGAGTTGTTCTTCAGCTTTAGGCTTGTCCGTCTCGAAAGACTTCTCAACAACTTCAACTACAGCTTTACGTCCAACTGGTTGCTTCTCAAGGCTTTCCAGTCGAGTCTCAAGGCTCTTAATTACGGACTCTTGTTCCTCAATTTTTTCGCTTTGGGCTTTTACAGATTTAGACAGCTGCTCGTTAGTATCCATTAGGGACATAAATGACTTAGCAAGAACATTGAAACCTTTGTTAGCGCTAGCAGAAGACTTAGCAATGTCTTCACGGATAGCTTCAGCAAGAACTGTAAATGACTCTTCAGACTTAGCAACAGCTTCTTCCTTTACTTCCTCTGTGCTCTCTTCTGAAGTTTCTTCCCCTTTCGGAGCAACCTCTTCAGAGTTTTCGTCTTTTGTCTGTGCTTCTTCAGCTTCTTTTGTTTCCTTGGCTTTCTTTTCTTCTTCCTCGGCTTTAGCAGCCTCCGCCGACTTAGCTAGAATCTGGTCAGCTTTGTTTTCTAACTCATCTAGAATATTCTTTTCCATCTATCGCACCTCCGCGTTTTAGTCTTTTACAATTTCAAGGGCTTGTCCTCTCGACAATCCTTTGCTCAACTGAAGGAAAACAACCATTTCGGATTTTGAAACTGTATCGCCGTTAGCGAGATTCCTCTTGACGTTCTCCCAGTAATTAAAATTGTCTAGGTTGGCTGCGATTCTTTTTATATCTTGTTCAACACTTTCTCTACGTAAAGCACCTCCGTCTGACTGAGTCTCAGGAGTTGTGGCGTAACCCGCTTCCATAGTCTTACTTACGTCAGCGTCTCCATTAAAGGATTTAACAACAGCCTCCCAAGTTGCATCAGTGTTTGCAGGAGTAGGTGTAATTGCGCAATGATAAACCTTCGCTTTTACAATCCGGTTTCCCTTACGCTCTAGCACCTTCCCTTCAATAGAGAATCCTAGTTTACGAGGTGCATTTGACTTTTTAAGAGACTTCGCCAGATTCCACATTCTTTGTGCTAGTGGGACATCTTTTAGAAGAACGCCTTCAATCCAAAGCCCTCGGTCGTCAATATGAGTGTTCTCTGTTGGGTAACCAAGAATCTGAGAGTTATCATGGTCGTAGTTCAGAAATCCACATTTCAGGAAGTCACTAATGTCTAATCCTTTTTGAATCATACATTCTCCCTGACGGTCTTCATTTTCAGTTGACCCGTAACCACGTATATACCAATCGCCTTCCTCTTCAGACTTTTTTAAATCAACGTCAGCTTCTACAAAAAATTTCAACTTTTCTTCAGGCAATTTAATCACCTCCTGCCGATGACTCGTTGTTTCAAACCTGTAGACAATATATGTTACACATGATATTTATTTTATTTTTGAAAAAATTGAGATTTTATTCAATCTCAATTCTTAAGAACTTAGTCTCGGACTTTGAAACGTCTTTTGAACTAGTATCTTTGTTTTCGTCGTCGCTTACATCGTCAGGGTCAACTTTGCTGTCTTTCTTTTGTTTCTTTGAATCTTTGTCGTTGTCGTTGTCCTTATCCTCTTTCTTGTCTTCGTTGTCTTTTTTAGGCTTTTTCTCTTTGTTCTCGTCGTCCTCGTTGAGCTGCTCTTCGTTCGAAACTTCCTGCTGTTGATCTTCATCCTCGGTTGTCGATGTATTCAAACTCTGTAGGTAATTAATATAGTTGCTATTAAGTACAACGTCTCCGTGAGGTAGGGGCTCTTGACCATTCTCCTTACGGATTTCATTAAGTGTCTTGAATGTTTCTACCTGAGATTTTTGAAGTTCAATAAGCTCTGAGTCAGACTTCGCATCAATACCGACAAAGGTAAACACATAACGCTCGTCAAACTTAGATACAATAAACTTGTTTATAACCATCTCAATGAATCGTAACAATGGACGTAAACCTTTGTCCTTAGAGTGAGAAAGTCGGTCTTTAATACCGCCGTTTCCAAGACCTCCACCACCAGTATTACCCGCGCCTCCTCGGTTAGGAAAGTTGATTTCAGACGGGTCAATCTGGTAAACCGCACAAGCAATATTAATAAGATAGTTCATCCATTTTTCAAATTCCATCTCTCGGTTAGATTGAGACACGTCAATGTATTCTAATCCGGAAACTGATAATACTGGAGTCTTCCAAGCACCAGTCATGCCGCTTACTTGACTTCTCCATTGGCGCTTAAATGATTCCAACATTCCAGCGTCTATAGGGTCGTTTCCTTCGTTTTTAAGGTTTATAATCCCCTTTGTCGTTCCACCTTGAGAGAAGAACCTAGAGTTGTATTCTTCAGCCCAGAGATGAGCAGTAACTTGGTGAATAAGCATCTCCAGCTCACTGAAACCATAAGGAGCTACGCCAATATCAGTCCTCGGGTTAGAGACAGCGAATCCTAACTCAGAAGATGTAAAGTAAGCTTGTATCTCCCCGTTTAAAACCTGAACATATCTAATTTTGTCTTTGTCTTTGATGTTCAAAGAGTTGTCTTCTCTAATCTTTTCTGATGCTACGCGAATAGTTGCCGCGTCCACTGCGTAAAACTCGGCAGGACGCCCCTTTCTATCCGGTACTGTTTCGATAGCTACTTGGTCAAAGGTTAGTCTGTCTCTTGTTATCTTACGGACAAAAGTATCAAAGTCGTCTCTTTCGTTGTCATTATCGAATCCAGTGTTTTCAAGAAACTTCTCAATGGCTGTTATCGTCTCTAAATCCTTTTCTGTTACCTCTTCATTCGGGTCTCGGAGTCGTATCTCGTAACCCATACCGCTGCGGCTGAAACGTGCAGGGGTCGTGAACGTAGACACCTGGTTCACTCGAGTTGTAATAATCGAGGCAATTACCGCGTCTTTATTGGCCATCCGACGGAGGATGTCATATGATAACGAAAACGGCTTATCTTTGTAACCCATAGCCTCTGTAATTCCAAAAGGGTCTTCCAACTGAGCCTTTGTCTTCTGTGCTGCAATCGACTTAGCTAACGCCTCATGGCTTGGACCAAGACGCTGTTCAGGATTCAAGTCAACTTGAGTTAGTAAGTTAGATTCTTGTATCTCTTCTGCGAATGACTTAGTAAGAGGGGATGCGACCAACCCTCGCATAGATTGGTACGCTCCTGAAATCCGGTCAAAAAATCCCAAATCAATCAACTCCTATCCTTTAAATTCAATCTGTCCATGTTCATTAAAACCGAAACCATCGGGCATAACTGCTATAGGGCAAGAACAGTTGGGATGAGTCGTTCCTGTTATCGGTTTCCATTCAGCGACTTTCTTTCCAACGTTAGTTCCGTTGTTTACTAGTTCACTAAGCTTAAATAATTTGGGTGTCGTCATATCGGACTCCAAGTATAATCGTTTACAGTGACTACAGGCATCCGGCGCAGGACGTCTAAAGACAATTGTGTCTCCTCTAGACCCATTTGAATAAATAGACTCCCCTTGAAGGATTGTAACAACTTCCCCTTGTAGCTTTGCATTCCAAAGCTCCGTATGCGCTACGCGTCTCCAGTCTCTTTTCCAGTCGTCCAACTCGTGTCCTAAGTCGGACGCTAGTTGTGTTCTTGTTCGCTGTTTTAAGATTCCTTGCGATATTTTGTCTCTTACGATGTCCCTTTCCGCTACTTCTAGGTTCACCTTTTGAGACGCAAGCTCTATATCTGTGTTTATCTTGTTTTGAATTCGCTGTCCTAGCGCTGTAACGTATTTGGCTGCAGACTTCTTAGAAAACTCTAGCGAGTTCCGTTCTACAACAGAAAGTTTCATCTTCTTACTTTCCTTTTTAAGGTCGTCAAAAGACATCTGCTTTAAATCTTTTTCACGAAGAAGTTGTACAAGTTTACCAAGAACAAACGCGTTTTCAATAATTGACGGCGCGTCGATCGGTATACCTAGTTTTTTAAGTAAGTTGCCATCAACTTCACGGTTCCCAACAGCAAGATTTACGAGAACACCAACGTGTTCTTGAATTATTTTAGCAATCGCTTTGAGTTGCTCTTTTGTTAACAATTCCAATTTAGTTTCCCCCTGAAAATTAGTTAAGGTGTAGACCTATAACTGATCTACACCTTAATGTCTAAACTCATATAGTCGTAATCTTATTTCATTAGCAGAACATTACGAATTTCGGAAGTCATGTTGTCTAAAACTTTTCCTACAAGGTCTTCCGCTTCTGTTTTAATATCGTTAGCCAAACCCTCTGGGAGGTCTTTGTCCAGCTCCCTCATGTCTACAAGGCTTTTTAAAGCCTTTGTTAGTGTCTCTTCGAGTTCTACGTCAGTCAAGTTATGTTCTAGGTTTATAGCTTTCAATATTTACACCTCACAGTTTATCTGCGTGACTTGAGATCCAACCTCTAAAGTCAGTGGTTAGCGTCACCACACCAACTTTATCCCCAAGAACTTCAAAGTGCTCAATACATTTTTTGAACCCGGAATCTTGAGGACGTTTAAGATCAATTTGACCGTCATGACCTATTACGACAACTGTACAGTCATCGTGAAGTCGAGTTAGACCTTTTCTGAGTTGATGAGTTGTCCAGTTTTGTGCTTCTTCGATAATCACTCCAGCGCCTTTTATGTTTGTTCCTCGTAGGAAAGTATCAGTCTTAGGAGTTACCCAACCCGCAACCTCATCAGTAGCTCTCTCAGGAACTTCTCCTATTTCAACAAGAGCATCGTGTAACGGATACATATAGTCTGCTTCTTTCTCTTTTTGAGTTCCCGGTCTATGACCAAGAGCCTTTTCCTCACAAGGAGAAACGATATAATAAAGGTGGTTAATCAATCCGAGTTCATATAAGAAACGCATACAAGCTACAGCTACTGTAGTCTTGCCTGTGCCCGCGCCAGAGTTGCTGAATGTAATGTTCTTCTTGAGAATCGAGTTTGCATATTCTAGTTGTTCAGCAGTCATCCTCTTTCTAAGGTTGTAAAACCCAATCTCAGGAACTTCTAAACTCTCTTTAACCATCGACAAAACCACCCTTCGTTTACATGAACGCGACCCTTGTCCAACCACTATGCCGCTTGTGTCGTCGCATTAACACAACACCGCCCAGTACACTGTTAAGATTGTACAATCATAGTTTAGTACTTAGGGTGTTGCCGCTTTTAAAACACGATCTCTTCTAGGCTATCGACTTTCTCATTACAGAAGTCCTCAAAATTGTATATGGAACAAAGGTCTTCGTCCAACCAACTTACGTGCTCTTGTTTCATACCAACAACATATAATCCCTGCTTACCTGTATCTCGGTCTTCGATTATGAAGACGGCATCTTGTCCATACCTGCCGTTCCATCCTTTAATAATGAACAACCTATCCACCCGCTTTTATAATTTTCACTGTAACACTTCGTCTTCCAAAGTTTCTCGCATCAGTCTCGGAAGCCATAAACAGGTCTATCCTGTTTCCTTTTATCGCCCCTCCCGTATCGCTGGCAACCGCATAACCGTAACCCGCTACCTCTACTGTAGAACCAAGTGGAATAACCGATGGGTCAACTGCTACAACTTTAGCATTTGGGTTCGCTCTGAGATCAAAACCTAGTCTAGTTGTACCAGAGCAACCCTCGCAGAAAGCTGTGTAGGCTGTGGCTTCCATTGTTAACATCCTTTGGTTTGGAGTTGAACTTTTCTCGCGAGAAGGGGTTGTAACATCACGCTTTATATCGCGCTTTTGTACCTCGACGGCTTTGCCGTTGTCAGCTCTCTTCTTTTTTAACGCTTCTTTTAACCTCTCGTTTTCCGCACTTAGTGACGCACTTTTCTTGTTCAAATCTTTCTTTGTCTCTTCGAGCTCTTTTTTAGCCTTCTTAGCTTCCTTAAGGTCAACTTTCAGACTCTCAACATCCTTTGCCGTCGACTTCAAATCTTTCTCTAAACTATTGTTGGTATCATTCAGCTCATCATTTTTGTTACCAAGCTCATCGTTGTGTTTTTTAACTTTTGTGATCTCTTCGTTTTTCTCATTCACTTTGTTCGTAAGCGAATAACATACAACACTCTCCGCTAAACATACAACCACAAGCGAACAAGTCAACAGAGACTTTCGCATCTAATCATTCCCTTCTAAGACTGACAACGTGGACAATAGTACGTCGCCCTGCCATCGAAGTCCTTACTAGTTTTTAATCTACTCAAACATCTTTGACATCTAGAGTTTTTATAAACATTTAAATGGTTTTGAGCTTTTCCTTTTGTTCCATCAACGTGATAGTAGTCTTTCAAAGAAAGTCCTCCAAGTTGATAACCCCAAGAAAGCACAGACTTTATTTCGTTTGCTAACGATTCTATCGAGGTTGAGGCGAGTTCACTCAAAAGCGTTCCCGGATATAAAGACTGCCTAAACAAAATTTCATTAGCGTAAACATTGCCAACACCTGTTATTACCTTCTGTCCGGTAAGGAGCTCTTTAACCGTTCTATCTTTTCGGCGTTTCGCATCCTTCTCTTTCGTCTTTTCGATAATCTTAGCTAACTGAATACTATCCGTTTTAAGGGCATCTGCACCTTTTTTAAGGACGTCTAAATCTTTTATAATAGAAATCCTTCCGAACAATCTAACGTCGCTATATCGAAGTGAGAGACCGTTTTCTGTAAAAAACTCTACTCGAGTATGCCCGATCTTACTCTCAGGCACGTTTATAGTGTACCTGCCGGTCATTCGCAAGTGAGTAACCATACTCAAACCATCCTCAAAGGTCATCACGATATACTTTCCAACACGTTTTACATCTCGAATCTCTTTACCTAAAACAAAAGACCGGAAAGAGTCTTCATCAAAAGGTCTGATGATTTTTTCTCCCCGGTCTCCTAACATCAGGTCTTTGAGTCGATCTCCGATCAGCCCGTATAATCCTTCCACTTGAATCTCAACTTCCACTATTTCCGGCATATTAGAGACCCCTTTCAGCAAATTATAGTTTCTTCAAGATAGCTGCTCTCGTTTTTGGACCATATACACCATCAGCCACTAATCCGTTAACTGATTGGAATCGCTTGACAGCGTTTGCAGTTTTTGGACCGTAGTAGCTATCACAACCATTATCTTTAGCACCTTTCTCAGGGTAGAAGTACAAACTAGACAAGGCTTTCTGAATCGCTAGTACGTCACTTCCGTGAACTATCGGCTTCGTTACACGAATAACTCTATTTGGAAGAGAAACCTTTGAAGAACCTGAACCGCTAGACGCTTTAGGCTTACTAGGTGTAACAGCTTTCTTTCCAAAAGTGTCTGTTCCGTATCCCTTGTAGTTGAATTGAAGATGAGGTTTGTCAACGAAAGATTTCCAATCTCCGCCCCATTCAAATCCGAGTTTCTTCGCGTAAGCTACGAACTTCTTAGCAGTTGAAGAGCCATAACCATTCCAGTCAACCGCACTGGAAGAGTAACCCTTCGTAGGAACAAAGTCAAGAGCTTGACCAACAAGATGGTAAGACTTCATCGTTTGAGATGCTCCCTTGCGTACGTTCTCTCTTTGTTGCGCTTCAGTTCTAATGGTTTCGTAGACAAGAACACCAAGTTTGTTCTTTTCCGCGTAGTCCAAAAGTTTCTTAGCAGCAGCTTTTGTGTTATCCGCCAGCTTGTTAATATTGTCCAAGTTACGAGAGTAGTAGTACATTGACATATTACCAACCTCCATAGAATAAAGTTTAAAAGTCAAAACTTGACTCCTGTTTTGTACAGTAAACAATGATCCCTTGGAAGTAATTCAGATTATAAATTGAAAAGGGTGAGCAACGCCCACCCTTCTTTTCTAAAACTATTTTAAAAATTTCAAGATCACGTTCTCAGTCCTTCTAGCTTCCTTTCCGCCGCCAAAGAAAGTCGCTAGGGCGTCGACACCAGAGGTTCTTGATTTCCCGGACGTTGCTTGATAAGCTTTGAACAATCCGTGAGAAACCTTCGCCACTTTAACAATCTTGTCTTTCTTACTCGTTGTCTTCTTTTTAGGAGCTTTCTTGAACTTCTCAGGATTATCCTTCCTAAGTCTAGCCCAAGCCTCTCCCATGTACTCGCTCGGTTTCCCGCCGTTCTTTTGGGCGAGTTCCTTCGCAAGTTTACAAGCTTCTCTTCTCATAAGTATCCCCTCCTGTTAACATATAGTACATATAGTACGCCAACAGGGGGTCGTTTAATTACAACTTATTAGGTTTTTTGTATTGACTTGCTTGTGAGCTGTCTTTGAATCCGGAAGTCGTCGGATCAATAATTGAACCGCCAATACCGAATAACAGCGCAACAGCGTTGACAATACCCATAAAACCTTGTACGCCTTCTTCAGTGATCTGATATCCCGTAGGGTAAACAAAATCGTTTACAAAAGTTAAGATCAGCTGAACAATAAGAATCAACTGAGGGATTCCCGCTAACACCCACCAAGTAGGGTTGGCAAACCGCACTCGCCAGTTAAGTTTAGAATTTTCGCCCATAGTTCTCACCTCCTCGTAGTATCAGCAAGAATATAGGGCGAGCTTCAATAGCCTTTTAAGGTCTCCCGTGATATGAGTATGACGCTTCCAGAGCTATCTGCTTTCTTCGTCTTTTAATAAACTTTATCACCTCATCATAGAGTTCTTTATCCCAGCCTTCAAGGTGTTTATGGATAAACCTATGAAGCGTACTACGAGGTAAACCGTAGCGTCTGCCAGCTAAATTCATTGTCAAGTTATGCTTCATCATATACTTAACAGCGTCTATAGTTCTCTTCTGTTTCTCCTCTTCTTTCAAGTAGACAACTGATAGTCTTCCTTCACGCATTTTGTCACCCCGGTAGAGTTTTTATAACTAAAGAGTTAAAAACAAAAATTTTCTCCAGTCGATAGACATATTTGCGAAGCAAATAACTAATTTAAATAATATGCTAGAGGACAACCAAAGCCCTCTGCATATATTTATATAACATGTTGTATATATTATTAATATATAATACATTTATGTATTCTGACGTAAAAATTACGCATGCGTTTCAATGTAAACCAATTGCTAACTGGTCTAGTTACATGTTTTTTGCGTTACAATGAGTAAAAATTATGTATGAGACAGGAAAATATCTCCTGTCTATTTAAAACTTGAAACTAGATTTAAATTTATAAACTCTCTGTCAGTAAAACCTGTGTCTTTGAAAGCTTCGATAATCGCTTTGCCTCCGTTGTTAGCACCGTTAACTTGAGACCGGAACTGTTCTGCGTTTAATTTACTATAAAAAACATCCCCGTTGTTCATTTTGATAGTTGTCATCTTTATCATCACCTCCAAAAAGAATGTAAACAACAGACCCTCAAAACTTTTAGTAATGAGAATCTGAGTCTAAAATAGCTTTTATGTCCTCTGTTGTTAAAAACTGAGCCCGAATATCAGATTTTAAGTTGTTTGCTACTGACCCCGCTGACCGATCTCCTAACAGTCGTTCAATCATATCGACCTTCTTCGACAATGTGTCTCTCTTGTTGTCTTCCACTGTACCATTCATAACAGGAGTGTAAATTGTTACAACTTCCGCGGTCGCCCCTTGTCTTAACAATCGTCCTTCTCGTTGAGTTATGGTTTTTGGTAACCAAGTAGTATCTAGATGAATCATTGTGTCTCCGCCTTTTTGAAGGTTGATTCCTTCTTCTCCTGCGGATGTACATAGAAGTACTTTTATTTTTCCGTCATTAAACTTTTCCTCAACGTTAGTCGTCTTGTACTCCCCGGTTATAAAGCCTATTTTGCTCTTAGGGACACCATTTGAAACCAATCCGTTGTATAGTTTATCTAGAGGGAGTTTTAAGCTACAAAACACCACAATGCCTTTGTTTTCTTTGTCTTCAAGATGTGCTAGAATGGTGTTAAGCGCCCACTCTTCTTTCGGGTAAAAGTTGTTCAGATCAATACTACCCTTCAATGCTATATCAGGATCAACTGCTACATGTTCCATTCTAGTTAGCGTTGCCAAAAGATCAAACTTCCCTTTAGGATTTGACGTCAACTCGATAGCTTTTTGTAAGAGTTTACTGTAAAGTTTCGCTTGTTGGTCTGTTAGGTCTAGTTTGTAAGTTAGATGACGTTCTTTTGGTAACGACAACATTACGTCTTTGTCTTTTTGTGTTTTTATTATAACAAAAGGGCTTATCAGTTTTCTTAGTTTGACGACGTTTTTGAGCCTTACAGGTTTGGTTATGTTCCCTTGTCTAGTTTGTATATCTTTAGTTTTAACAAACTCTGAGGAGAATTTGAGCCAACTCCCGACGAGCTCAGGTCTTACATGACTCAACATCGTGTAAGTCTCCTTTGGTTTACCGCTTGGGAAAGGTGTCGCTGTTAACATCCATTTGTAACGTATGCTAGACCAATGTTTATAAAACGACTTTGTTCTTTGCGAACTCCAATTCTTGAACTTATGCGCTTCATCTACAATTACTACGTCGTCACAGAGTTGTCTAAGTTGTCTCGCAACATTGTCTTTACTTATTACTTCATGATTCGCAACGATAAAATCCGCCCTTGAAGCTCTCTCAAAAGTTTCTTTTTCTTGTTTACGAACATCTCTGCTTCGTATCTTTTCAACTCTAGCTTCTGGGTTGAATTTCTTTATTTCGTCTTCCCAACTATTTATAACAGCTAACGGACATATTATAAGAACTCGTTCAGCGATTCCCATTCTCATTAGCTCTGTAGCTCCGGCGACCGCTGTAAGTGTTTTTCCTAAACCTACAGCGTAACCAAGTATGACCTTCTGTTCTCTTATTAGCGTCTCCACTCCTCGTTTTTGATACTGGTGTAATCTAATTTTACTATTACTTTCTAGACTTTCGTCGTACTCGTAATTAGAAAGCTTTTTGAATTTCATATTCCTAGCGTCAATTTGCTCGATGTCAAGTCGGTTTAGTACTTCTTTGATAGGTTTGGCGATACCTTTTGAAACTTCGATATTTTTGAAAATCTTTAGAAGTTCTAGCAATTGACTAAAAGGTACAAACCAAAGTCTTGTGTTTCTATCAAACTTCGCACTTAGTTGCTCCCGTAATACCTTGTTATCTTCATAAGCGTTTTCTACAGCAATATAATGGCCGACGTCCCAAGGTACGCGAGCAGATAGGTAACAAAGCCTAAGATGTCCTTGAATTCCTAATGGATTTCCGTATTTCCCCGGTCTGGTTTGATACCCTTCTCCAATTATTATAGTACCATCTTCCAACTCTCTGTAGGTCGAGTTTACTTTTTGCGTAAGAACGCTTAAATTATTTGATTTAGATGTCGGAATTTTGGTCTTTTTCTTTTCCTCGAGTATTTTATCCTTATCTGGTTTACTCTCGTTAGGCGGCGATATATCAAGTTTAAAGATGTTACCCTTTTTGATATGCTTATTAATTGCCATCGCGCAACGCATCCAGTTCACTTTGAACACTTCGTTCTCTTTCCAAACGAGTCCTTGACTCTTCGCACTCTTTATTATGTTCTCGCGATCTTCAGTTTTCAGCACTTTACAGAAGTTTTTGAAGTCGCTCGCTCTCTCAAAATTCATTTAGTATCAACCCTTTCAGCTTAAAACTATTACAACATGGGTAGTTTTAAGGTTTTCCAGTTATCCCATTATATTCCAATTATTAGTTGATAATTATTGTTATGTACTATTACGAGGGCTATTATACTATACTCCTCTGTAAACGACAAGCGAAACAATCCAGAAACATGAAAAGAGCTCCGCCTATTTACTTAGACAGAGCTCTAACTAGTTCTTCATACAATACGTCTATTAAGTTTTTATCTTCCATATTGACCCCCGTTTTATCTTTTATACTAAATAAAAGAGGGCGGAATGAAAGTTTACTCCCCTATTTTAACATGTCTGTAAAAATCTTGGTTTCTACCCTCAAATCTTTTCTGTTTGGAATCTTTCGGTATACGGATACGAACCATCCGGCTAGATTCAAGGTGACTCTCACTTTCAATCATTTTCCTTACATTTTCCTCTAAAGCCTTATCAGTAACAAAGAACTTAATATTCATCTTGTAGCCCCCTCTTGGTGTTGTTACTTAAACATACGCGTTTAATTACAGATCATTCCAATAAAATAAAAAATCCCACTAGACAGTGAGATTTTACTCGATGGCTCCAGAAGGTGTTGACCAATTCTTACCTTTTTCAACTCCATCTTGTATAGCTTTTGCATCAAAACTTGAATTGATAGTTCTCGGTTTCGCAGATTTAAGATCAATGTTTTCGTAATACTGAACCAAGTCTTCATCCTTTACAAGGATTAATCCCCATTCTTCCTTGTTTTGTTCTCGCTGTTCTTTAAATTGTAACCGTAGCCCTTGAAGAAAACCTTTTATCCAATCATTTTTAATCCCCGCAGTAGGCAGTTCAATACCTAGATGTTTCTTGATGGCCATTATTGTTCTCATAGTCATCAACTTCTTGTTATCACCATACTTTAGATCAAGTTCCATAAGCTCCGCTGTTGGTACTGTACTAGCCGCAAGTTGGCGCAGTTCACTTGTAGTCATCTTTTTAAAGTCTAACCCGGATTGTTGTAACGCTTCTTTCTTGCGTTTCTTGACGTATTGTTTCGCATAATGGGGAACAGCTTTCAAAGCAAACTCGAATACAGTTTTTGCTATCTCTGCGTCATCTCCCTTACCGACGAATATGTAACGTTCATACCCTTTGTAGTATAGTTGGAAATAAGTGTAACAACGAAAGTTATCAGCGATTATGTTTGCAAGAGAACGTTTCCACCATACACTTTTTTCTTTGTCGCCTCCTGTCTCGTGGATAGCTCTCGTTTGTTTTTCGTCGACAGCGTGATCAACGTCTGTTATTTTTAAATCGTGCTTTGCGAGTAATCTTTGCGCTTTGAGGAACGCGCTCTGCGCTTCTTCCTCGCTCGCTCCGTTTTCAGTGGTAGTGTTTAATAGGTGTTTTACTTTATTAAGGACTTTTTGAGACATCTTGAGTTCCCCTCTCACTTTTATTAACAACTCAAGTATACGTTATCCGGGCGCACTTTACAAGACTTTTTATGTAAAAAGGGCAGTGTTTAACTGCCCTTTTGGAGAATGTGGTATACCTCTAAATTTGTAGTGAACTCACACAGCTTGTCAATAGCATCTTCGAGAGATTCCAACATAAGTTCAGCAGCCTCTTCAAGTTCCTCGTCTCCTTTTCTGGATGCGGTGGCTACGGCTTTTTCGGCTTCGTCTTTTTGAGATAACAGAACCCTGAACAGATCGTTGCTTGGTTTTTGTAAACCTGCGCTCATAGCTGTAAACTCCCCTTTTCGTAAGTTGTATATTAACATACGTTACAGGAACTTGATTATATTACTGAGAACATCAACTTTTGTTGAACTGTTTCAACTTCTGCTTCAAACTGATGTTCTCCTTTTTAAGCTCATCCATAAGTGCCTTTAGCTCCCTGTTTTCTAGCGTAAGAACCTCTACTTGAGTTTGTAAAGACATATTCCGTCTTCGTTCCTCATTAAGTTCTTCCCTAATTTGGAAGATGTCGTCGTTAAATCTCTTTATTTCCTGTTGGAATGTGTCCATAAGAGAATCTTGACGTCTATCCAGGGAGTTTTGTCGATCAATTGCTTGTTTGACTAACTCGACTTGACTGTTATCTTTAGAAACAATGCGCTTCGCGTAGTAACCCAAATAAGCAGTAATAATACCAAGTATGAGCGCAGCGTACCAAGGTAAGTCAAAACTAAATTTCAAGAAGTCTTCCATGATACCGCCCCTTCCACTATGTTCTCTGTAACAACTATAAAGAATATAAAAACGCCTTCCTTATATTTAGAAATTGAAAAGGCTTCTCAAAGAGAAGCCGAGCTTAAAAGAGCTATTAAGTTAGATTCAGTTCTCTTTGTCTCATTAAGCCATTCTGGAGGACAGAACACAGCCATGTCTATAGCGTTGTTAAACTCGATAACTAACGATCTTTTGTTTTGTTTATTGCAGGTCTTTGGTTCACTAACCGCGTAAACTCTTATGTTAGGTTGTAGATCATACTCAGTAAAATAAACCTCGACCGGGTCAGTTTTAGCGCACATTTTTAACTCATGGAACAGAGGTTCTGGTATGCTAACAGTATCAATAGTATCTTGTTTGATAACAACAAGCTGCGTCTTATAGGTCTTAGTATTATTTACAAGTTGAATCGTTACAAAGTTCTCTTTGTCATCAGCCAGTACATAAATCTTACGCGTATCTATCCTAAGTACGTCAACACTATCAGGGACAACACCTTCGTAGGTTTTGAAGTAGTCCACTATTGTATCACCTCTTTTTGGTTATACAAATATTTCTTAGCTATTGTTTCGAGAGCTCTACTAATCTTCATCTGATAGACTCCAAGTTGTCTTGCGATTTCTTCCTGTGTTTTTTCCTCCATACGCAGTTTTAACACACTACGCTCAAAGTCCGACAAGTAGTTCATAAACTCAGAAACGTGAACGACGGAGTAGTCAGCTTCATCAGCGATACGTTCTATAAGACTTCCTAATCTTTCTCCTTCCTCGTCTTCACCCAGCCTAACGTTTACGTCGTCTAATCTTTGAAACCAAGAGCGCTCAATGACTCTCTTCGCGAGTCGCTCACCACAACCAAATTTTTCCTTTACAAAGTCGACAGTTATCTCCGCGTCCTCCATTTTTTGAAGCTTAAAGAAAATCTCATTAGTCGCGCTTGAAAATTTAATACCACTAGCGTAACTAGATGTATCTCTAAGATACTTTGCTATAAACCCTCTAATAGTCGAGTAAGCGAAACTTGAAAACTTAGTATTCTTGTTGGGATCATACCTGTTGTAAGCGTGGATAAGTCCGATGTAACCAATTTGTAGCAGATCATCAGAAGTCTCCGCCTGTAGGTATTTTAGTTTTGTTCTAAAACCTTTGTTAACAATATGTTTTACAAGCCCGCTGTGTTCCTCGATAAACTTATCAAAGTCTCCAAGAGCTGGATTAAAATTCTTAGACATAACTAGACCTCCCGTTGTTTTCCGTATACCTAAGAAAAGAAGGGAGGTTGAAAGTTTACACCGTTTAAATGAAGTCAAAATCAAACCCAGGTTTACCTTTATAAGGATTTTTAAGTTTCTCTTTCCCTATCAAACAGTAGTTAAACGCCGCGGCTAAGTGGTCATCACCGACCCTCGTAGCTACTTGGTAAACGTTTCCATGGTCGTCTTCCTCGTCCATGATACGGGTGTTCTTTAGATGTTTTGTGAACATAGCAAGTTGGTCGTCCATTCTCCAAAAACCAACTCCACGCTCTTTTACAGTATGAACCATACGTTGTACTGTTAACGTTTTGTCCACAGTTACAATTCTGGAAGTTTCATTCCAACGGTTTATTGGTTGAGAACCTGATTTGAAAGTCTGATATTTACAAGCCCAAACTCGACCTTTGAATATTTGCATGAGAAGTGAGTTCCTGTCTGCTCCATATCCGTAGTCAGCAACGATAAGATCAGGGTCTAATGGTTTTATCATCGCAGCGATATGTTGAACAGGCTCCAATGGAACTTCCGGGTTGTCTCTGAATGACCAAGTATTGAGCAAGTCAGTCTGACCATCTTCTTTTATCCCGATAGCGCACACCCAGTTAATTGTACCCCAGTCAATACCGATTACAACTTTTTGATACCCAGCTCGGGAGGTTTTAGGGTCTGAATACCTTTCAGCTGAGAGTATGTCGTCATCAGTTACGATTAAACCTGTTGCCGCATAAGGTTCTCCGATTACGTAGTTATAATACAACTGTTTTGATTTGTACTTAAATTGACGACGCATTATAGCATCAGCCGAGATCCAAACCGCATTAAGCTGGGAAATGTGATAGCCTCTAGTCCCATCTCTTGACGGATGCTTAGCAACCCATTCACCGTTGTACCATCTGTCTAGAGGACGACCACATTTGGCGCAAACGTATTCAAATGTACCATCTTCTACAGTCTCAGTAATATAGTCAATTCCATTAGGCTTTACCTGTTTAATATTATCCTCAACATTTAAAATCTGTCTGTGGTTACACTTCTCGCATTTATGCATGTAAAATCTTTGGTCAGAGTGTTGAAACTGTTCGTTCACACCTCGACCGGGCAAAGTAGGTGTTGACCATCTACGAAGCCAGCCGTACACTGAAGACTGCATGGACTCTTGGAATGCGAGTTCTACGTTGTCTGCCATACGGTCGTACTCATCGAATCCGAGAAAGTCAATATCAATACCTTCCCCGAGAGCCCCACCCCAAGCAGAACGGAACATCATAAAAGAGTCTCTAATTTGCTTTACATCTAGCGAGTCCATCTGGGGATTTACAATTGACTTAAAGTATTCATTAGAATCCAACACTGGGTTAAGACGCGTTTTTACAAAGTCTCGTAACTGTCTGTTCCTAGGGAAAGTGAATAATGATTTTACGTTACCCTTAGTGTCGTTGAACCAAACGTTTTCCATGACGGCCAACTCTGATAATCCTAGCTGACGAGACTTTTGAACCACTTTGTCTTCATGACTATCGTTAAGTATCTGCTCCTGCCAAGGTCTATGCTTTACCGCCCTCTTGTAATTCTTGTCCTTTATGTGAAAAGTCAACGGAGCTCCTTTTATTGTATAGTGTCTTAGACAATAAAGAGACGGCGTAGCGTTTATAAGTTTCTCGATCATCTTTTTGTCATTCAACTTCGTTTACCTCCCATATTATTTGTAACAACACTGTAGACCAGAAGAGACTCAAAATTTTAAAAAGAAAAGACGTACCTTAACGGCACGTCTACTCTACAACTGTAAATCCATATGAATAAACTCTGTTAAGTGCTGCTTTGTAAGCCTCACTTTTTGCAACTTCTTCGTTAACCTCGTCAGCCTTTACGATGTGCTGTCCTACAACAGTATGCCTCTCGGTCTCACCCATCACGTTCTCTAGTGTAGGTGGCTGTGGCGTCCCATCAGTTAAGATTAGCGCACATGAGTAAATCTTAGCTTTTGTCTCAACTTTATTTGGACCAACCTTAGTGACTACTGGTCCAGTAACACTATACTTAGTATCAACAATTTTCATTTTCCGCGGTTCCATAGTATCGCCTCCTTTTCAGCAATCAATTAGAATGTAACAGGGCTATTTATTTTCTTTTGCCCTCCTCGTTTAGTTCGTTCATACTGGCAAACAGTTGCTCTTTGATAGTTTCGAACTCTTCAGATTCAAGAACGTTTTGAAGAGTCTCATTGTCAAGGTCTTCTGAAGTGTCTCGATTCTCGATAATCTCAGTTGGTTTTTCAGAGAGTAACAACCCGAGTTTCTGAAGACGCTCATATTCAGGTACTCCAATTTTAATTTTCCCTTTGAGTAAGTTGGCTTTGAACTGCGCGCTTGCGATATCAATAACTTCAAGCGCGTCATTACGCCTTACTTCCTCTTGGTCATTACTTTGTTTTAGCTTCTTTCTAAGCTGTATAATAGCTTTATTAACGTGGTTAGTACCATTTAACACCTATATCCCCTCCCCTCTACTAAAACCTTTCTATACGCCTTTAAATTGGTCTAACCAGTCACATAGCTTTGATGCGAACTTAACGTACTGTTGCGCATTGAGTCTACCATTAATCTTTTTCTCAACTAAGACTCTAGTTTGTGAATAAACGTAATCGGTATACTCTTGTTGATTCATCTCTCCATCGCCCTTTTTCTGAACTTACCAATTACGGGTTCATCCTCTCCTGTTCCGTATTTCTCAGCACAAGGCGTACAAAGTTCATACTCGTGGTCTTTAAGCTTACGTTTACAGATTACACACTCAGTCATTATGAAGTCTCCCCCTTTAACTGTTGTTGCTGTTCCTCTTTAAGTTTGATATGACATTTTACGCACACTTTACGACGTTTAAGGACTCTAAACTGTTTTATTTCGTGCTTTACAAGTTTTGATACAACGTCAGATACAATGATCGCCCTCCTTTCGTCATATATGAAGTAGCGTTCCTTACATTCTGAACATCTCCAAAAGCCAATTAGCCACATAAAAAACCGTATTACACACTCTACACCGATTACCACCCAAAGAACAGGTAGGAGCAACGGAGGTACATATTTTACATTTCTTTTATTTTTCATTCTTAGCTTCCTTCCTTCTACGCAAACAAGCGCTTTTTTGATAACACTGTCTTATCTGAACGCCGTTGTCTAATGTATGTAAAAAGTGGAGTCCTTGTATTAGACAACCCTTTTTTAAGTTTAGTTTAGTTATCTCCCTACCGCAAAAAGAGCAAAATTTGTGTTTCCAACAAAACCCTCGGCGTATTACTTCTGATCTCACAATCAGACCAAGTTCAGTCTGTTCCAAGATTACCACCATCCTTAATCTACAATCTTAACAAGTGTCCTAAAAGATTTTAAAAATAAAGAGAGTGACCGTCATAGTCACTCTCCGTTAAGATTATTCGTTTTCATCTTCGTCCTTCTTAGAATTATCGGATTCAGAAGCTTTCTTTATAGTTTTACCTTCGTTGTCTATTTGGATTTTTCCAATAAGGTCTCCAGTCCCGTACACAGAACCACTACCTTTTGAGAGTTCTTCCATGTTAGTCCTCCTTATATTTTGTAAACTGTAAGGTAATCCTTACACTTCATAGGAGATAAATACATTGTCCCTTCATCACCAAACGCTGAGACACCCGACACCCTTATTATATCTTTGTTAACTGCTATAATTACACCGCGGAAGAACACACCGTCATGACGTAGACCTTCTGATTTTATTCTCTGACTTGCGAACTCAAAAACAAACAAATCATCTCCGGGAGCGTTACCCTCAGCGTAGTCTACAAACTGTCCGGGTTTTAAACAACGCGTATTAAATGACCCGTCTTTGGTGTATACTTCTTCTTTATCGAGATGCCTCATACATTACCAACTCCAAACAGCATAGCATCTCTTTGGATCATCAGATCATTAACCTCAGATTGAAGTTCAGTCAGCTTTTGTAGTTCTCTGTAAGTCATATCTCGTCGACTAGTAGAAGCTTTGAGAATATCAATTTCTAACTGGAGTTTACGTATTGCAGAAGTAATCTCCTTAGTTAGTTCCTCAGGGTCTAGTGTATTACCGCCTTCAGCAGGAGGTATAAGAAAATTGGACCCAAATACAGAACCATCTTCATTTACACGTAACACCTTGCAGTGTCTTTCATTTTCAAGTACCTCTTCCCTAGTAACGTAACTCCCGGGGTCAATACTTGAAACTCTAATTCGGGACTTTGGATGGTAATAAACTAGTCCTTTTCCTTGATTGAGTCGGACAAAAATAAGGTCGGCAACCGCAGAAGCTCTAATGGCTTCCGGCTTAAGTTTTACTGTAATAGGATTGATAGTAATTTTAGACATTTCGGACTCCTTTAGAAATGAGATTCTGTTTTAATAAGCTTTTCTTGGTTGTAGGTTAGCAACTGGTGATTTTTGTCTTCCATGTAGATTTGATAAGCGTCTTTGTAACTACAGCCGATATAAACAATAGTGTTAGTGCTATAGTGTTCGTGTACTACCGCGTAATACCAATCAGATCTGTTAATCTCTTCAAGTTCCTTCTCGAGGTCTTTGATACGTCTTTCTAATTTCTTTATACGCTTGTTCTCTTCAGAGAGTACAGAAACCTTGTATTCTAGCTCGCGGACTCGTTTACTTTTGAACATCTTCGTCATTAGTCTCCTCAGTGTCTAGAGCCACGCTGTTTAAAAGCTCGATGTTTTTGATTACTGTGCTGGGTACAGAGGAAATCTGGTTACCTTTTGCGAGTTTCATACGCAACGGCGCAAGGTTTAACTTGGTTTGTTCAAGAGCTTTCCAAGCGTCTGAGCCCCGCGTAGCGTTTTTAATGATTAAGTTTAGCTTTCTATAAACTTCAATGAGTTCGTCTTGCTCTTTCTTGTATTCTACTGCGAAGTTATTATATGTCTTCACCTTTTCGAGAAGTTCTTGCGGTAAGACATCTATAATTCTGTCAACCACGATTTCATCCATACTGTTGATAATAGACTCTACCATTCTCATAGCTGACTTTAGTGTGTCAGACTCAGATTGAGAGTGGTATCTAACCCTATCTAGCGAACCGCTTAAACTCCAGTTTAACACTGATCCGTGACTTCTCATGTTAAACCCTTCAACTTTTGAGTAAGCATTGCTCATTTTTCGGATAGCTTCAGACAGTTCATCAAATGCTGGTTTAAACAAATTTTTAAAGTCGTCTACTAAACCGAGTTCGGTTACTTTCTTTTTGTACTTTTCGTTTAGACTTACTATAGCTCCATCACGCAAAGTTTCTACATAATCATATAAATCTGCTTTCCTTGCATCTCTTGGAATATTCATCTTTTTTCCTCCTTATTTTCGAATCTATAAGAATAAAGGGAAGTCATAAAAAGTTCGCTCCAAATTACACGCTGTTGTCTCGATTATAGACTGTTATTTGCGCGAAGAAAGTAAATATACTAAGAGATAAAAAGACCGCGTAAAACAAAAGCAGAGCCCCTCTATTCACGGAGCTCTGCTAAATACTTTTGAGATTCAATTGAAAGTGTTACAATTTTAACTTCTCTTGTTTTGAAATCGACAAGCCGAATAGTCTTAGGTGAGACTATATTTGCTTTATTGTCCATTTGTCATCCTCCGTTAGTTTATTCAAGTCCTTAACAGTTAGCGCTTTGTTTAGGATTTTAAATAACGTACTATCATGAGGTTTAGTAAAGTTTAACGAAGACACATCGGATTTGTCTATCCAAATGAGTGTTTTGTATGTTTCAGACTCGATAGCATTCTCAAACTCTGTCGTTACAAAGCAGCTGTAGAAGCTAGTTGACATCATAATCGTCGCGTTGCTATCTTCAATAGAGTGTTCAATGATGTTATGATATGTAGGGTTAACCTTAACACTGACTCTATCACCGTCTTGAACTCCAAGGATTTCTTGTATGACTATTGTTTGAATAGGCGTTTTGAGGTCAATAGCGCTGTTTAGCATTACTCCCGGGAACTCCCAGAGTGGCACGCTCAAGTTGTTTTTACGTAAGCCTACGAGTAGTTGCCCTTCTGTATTTTGAATGATCGCTCTCGCATAGTCGCATGTTAATAACATAGTATCATCTCCCAAGTGTATTTTTACTCAGGTCTATTGTATTATATCTTTAGACCGAAGTCAAGAAGAATAATGTAAAAGAGCACTGTTTCCAGTACCCTTTAATGTAGCATATCTCTAAAAATGAATAAACGCTTCTTCAATCGTTTTAATTAACTTGTCCATGTCTGTCTGGAGTCCTCTTCCCATAAGATGATCCATAGCCATAGCGAATGATACTAAGTACTCAACGAGGTCTACATTTTTAGCGTCTATCTTTAATCCATCTTCTTTAAAATAAGCTGGAAGCATCATCTTACGTGTTGCAATTGACTTGACAGAGCTAACTCTCGACACTTTTACTGAAGTGACTTTGACCATCTCTCTAGACTTGCGTCCCGTAAAATAGTCCTTGGTGACTACTGCTATTGTTTTTCTGTCCCTAAAGTCAGATAGTAATTTATTTAGCTCCGCCTTGTTGTCTAAAATTGTTAAACACTTACAACCAGATTCTTCCTCTACATATCTAACATTGAATTTGTCAGTGGTTTCAGTTACTACCTGCACTTGTTTTTCTTTCCACATTGTTTACACCTCTGCTAAGTCTTGGTCTCTTCTTTTTAAAACACATCCCGGCTGTTAAGTCCTCGCCCTTAAGAATCCTTTTTAAAGTGAGAGTGTTTTTGTAAACCTCTCTCCCGTTTTCCTCGTAAACATACGTAACCTCAATGTTTCGTCGTTTCAACTTTTCTTTTCACCCCTTTTATGTTGAAAACTTCGTCCCTTACATGATTAGGTATACTTTCTTCAAATAACCTTAGCTCTTCCGCAACAGCTTTAAACTTAGTCTCATCCCGCTCGTCGAGAGCTCTATCAACTCGCTCTTGGAGTCTCTTTATTTGTACACGATAATCAATGATCTTTAATAAAGCGTCAATGCGCGGCGAATCCCGATTTTGGAGTAACTCATATTCAACTTTGCGAGGAGTCATCATATTTTGATATTCGTTGTAGGTCACGTTTGAGACAACAACATAGATAACAACCTCACTAAACGGATCAGATATTACGCTGTTTAACCACTTTCTAACTGTTTTTGATGTTCTTACTGTTTTACTTCCTACACCGTCTACATTCTTCCAAGCAAAGAGTTTTTCTGAACCTTTTTCTAATCCAATAACAATTACGTCGTTACCATTTACATATTTCGTATCGAACTCTGTAACTAGAAAAGCTCTTTCAGAAAGCTCCTTCTTATACCCAACAAACGCCAGCAGTGTCTTCGCCTCTCCTTTTACACCTAGAACAGGGTCAAGGAAACGTTCTAACAAATCATGTTGTTCTTTCAACGCCATTGTAACCCCTCCTTTTGGTTTTAACAAATAAAGTCCAGTTATTCAAAGTTTACGCTTACGCAATAAAAAAGAAGTCCCGGAGGACTTCTTCAAAGTTAAACTATTTATGTCTTTCTATGGTTATTTTATATTCAACGCCATCTTCAAATACGACTACCAGACCGTTGTGTTTACTACTAATTCTCTCGTCATCAAAAGTCCCCACTGAGTCAATTTTGTCACTCTCGAGCAAGACATCCTCCAAAAAGCTCTCGAATTCATTCGCGTTTTTCATAAATTTGTCCACCTTCCAGTTATTAGTTCCTCTTTAGTATAACCGAAAGAGACTCAGTTTACAAGTATGTTTATTGTCGATCCAAAATATTGATGTAGAGTAATGTCCACTCGTTTTCCTTTTTGTCAAGAGTAATCTCTAGGTCATAACTCCCTCGCATAGTAGCTCCGAACTTGTTTTGAGCGTCAAATTCTCCCTCGACTCTGTAAGTGTGTTTCTTTATTTTTGTTACGGCTGGGTCTCCAATGTACTCTATCGTACTAGGAGCATAAAGACGATCTTCAATAAATTCTTTTGCGACGCGTTCTGCGTCTCTCTTTTCGAAAGTAACGGTAGCATAAAAGATGTAACAAGCAACAACAGCGAGACAACCAAGAAGTATTTTCGCTTTCTTACTCTTCAATAAACCACCCCATTTCTTTGTATACGGAGTAGTTATGTCCATACCATGTTATTCGGCGCACAAGCGTATTATCCTTGTAACAAATAAACATTATTGTTGATTTTTAGTCGCTTCTATAAATTTAGCTACGACCGCATCAACTACCGCATCCCGAAAAGTTGAGTCTGACATGTTACTACCTACATATTGAATGGCCTGTATCAATCCACTTTGTTTTGAATTTAGTTCGGTAACCCTCCGCACAGCCTCCGTTTTTAGTTGTTGATAATTTTGAAGGTCTTGTAGTCTATTTTTAAGGACACTGTTTACAGCTTTTTTCTCATCGTCACTCAAGTAAGTTGTTGAGACGAAGGTAACGGTTTTCACGAATCCTGTGACCAAGTCGTTGGTTTGAGTTTCCAGCTTTCTCAACGAGTGTGTTTGTATATTCCGTTCTGGTAACCGCTTTACATACTCCTTGTACTCTTTTACAAAATCTACGTCGTCAGCTAACTTTCTCTCAGCACCGCCATCTATTATTGAAAAATCGTTAACCTCATCAAAGCTCCCACCAGTATATAGAGAACATACAAAATAGTCAACCGCTAGCATCATAGTTTGTATGTCGTTTTCAATTTCTTTTGTAAGTCCGTTAACGTTGTTCTTAATGATAACTGTCATTTATGATACACCGCCTTTAATGTATTTATAACAACAATCTCCAATAGCTTCTCTTTGAATAAGTTTATAAAAGAAAAAGAGAGTCATATGACTCTCTTCGTTTTACGCATTCAAACACTCGTAACTTGTCGGAACCTAGGTTCCATGCGCTCTTCATATATAATTTGAGATACAAACTTAGTCTCGCCTTGTTCGCTAATAGGGAATGACTTCAAATTTATTGGTGTGACATCTGGAGAACAACAGAAGTCGTTAACATCTTTTTCAAGAGATTCTAAAGCCTCGACTGACATACCGTTTGAACTAAAGAACTTTATCTTCAAATTTCTTGAGTCTCTCATATAAGCTACCTCCGATGATAGTAATTCGTTACTAGTTTAATATAAACATAATAAGGGTACAAAATAAAACGCGACTCAACTGAGCCGCGGTAGCGTGGTGATGCATTAAGCGAGGTTAAGCATAGTATGCTCGTTTACTTAGAACTTAACCCGTTATTTGCTAATACCTTGTTATACGCCTCGTCAATTTTTTGTTCCGCTTTCTGTTGAGCTTCGCCGCCAGCTTTAGTTAACGTTTGTCTAGCCGTTTTAATACTAGACCCTACAAATTTCTCTTTAATCTCAGAGATTCTTTGATCCTCGTGATATTTGATTTCTGCTTTGACGTTTTGCTTTTGCTCCTCAGTAAGATCGCCAACTTCATCTTGTACTGTTTCCTTCGCGGCGTCAACTTCCTTCTGGAAGATCGCTTCATAGTCTTTGTCAGGAACGACAGAGTTGACTTCACTCACGGACTTGTCTAGTAAACTACTGAACCAGTTAGTCGCCGCGTATGTTGCTGTTGACCCTAATACGACTCCTGACGCGAGTGTTAACGCAATAACTTTCTTTTTCATAATTTTAAACTCCCCTTTGGCGTTAAGAACGCACTGTTTATTTGTTAGCAATAACATACTATAGCTCGAATGTACTCGTCAAATACATTTTGAAAAAGTTCAATAAAAAATGAGGTTCTTTTCAGAACCTCAAATCGGGCTTGACATAACTACTCCGTACAGGAATTATAACCTATTAGCTTAGGACTAGTCAAGAATTAATTGCATTATATAGAGATAACTGGTAAGTGGACTTTTTCTTGCTTTCCTTTAGAACGTACTATAAAATAAAGTATGTTAAAACAATTAAAGGAGTGGTTTCAATGGGTACAATGATTGCAATAGGTTTGTTTGAAGATGTTAACACAAGAGCTGAAGACTTCAAGCTTTTTGGCCGTCTCTACTCAGAAGGTTGGGTTCATTCTTACGACGCGATATCTGGAGATGTTATGTACATATCAAAAGAGCCCTTCAATGGTTCTCCCTCGTTGTTTGAGAACTCAACAAGCCAAACAACTCTTGAGATAGCACTAAGAGTACTTGGTTGGACTATAATCACTCTTGACGAATACGAAAGAATTAAGGAAGAGCCCGTTGTGTAACAGGGCTCTTCTCTTGTTATGAAATAAAATTCAAAAATGTTACAAAAAGCACTTGCTAAGTGGTACACTACGTAGTATGATTAACTTGTAAGCGAGAAACACTAAATCAGAGTTAAAAAGGAGACGATTTAGATGACAAAAGTTGAAATCAACACTATCGAAGGTAAAATCAAAGAGGTAACTAACGAACTTACTACTGGTAACTTAGACGAAATGCAAACGATGATGCTCGAGTGGAAGCTCTCAATGTACAAAAAACAAATTGGCGAAGTAGCTTAAGCTTATACAACCAACCATTACGAGGAGGAAATCAAAATGAAAAAACAGAAACCAGTAGTAACAGCAACAGAAAAGAACGGAAAAACACTTTACTCAGTATCATTCAACGGAAAAACAAAAACAAGAAACTCAAAAGTAAATGATTACAAATATGTGGTGGTAATCGAGTTCAATGACTATGGCAGAGACGAAAACAAAAAGTTTGTTGATTTAGGGACTACTAAGTTGCAAGTTTCTTATCACAAAACGTTAAAGGATGCCGACAAAGCACTGAGAAGCTGGGGAGAACAAAACGAAAATACAAGAAAGATTCTAAACATCGAGGAAACACACCCAGAGTTTAATCATATCAACTCAATACAAATCGTTAAAGTTAATGGCGGAGAGAAAAAGGAGCCACAAAAGGCAACGATCGAAACAACAATCAAAGCCTTGGAAATGTCAATCAAGAGAGCTAAAGAAGAAGGAAACTTCAAAGGCGCAGAGTTGTTAGAGGAAACGTTAAAGCGCACTATCGAAAAAGAGGAGGGCAAATAAAATGGAAATACCGACAGCAATTAAAGGATGGACATTAAATAGTGAAATACCTACAGGGGCAACAATCGAAATCGAGTGGAACAATAAAAAGATACCTACATCAATTAAGGAGTTCAACTTCATGCTCCTGAATTTATATCACCAAGAATTGCTAAGTCCTAAAATAACCGTCTACGATACAAGCGAGTTTGGAGCATGGGAACAATTAAGAAAAATTGTGCAAGGGGAGGGTGAATAGGATGATTCGTGTAACGTGGCGCCAAAGTTGGTATGCAAAAGGCAATAAATCTGTCAGCAGGTTCAAAAGTATGAGGGCGTTTGAACAGTGGAGAAAACAGCCTACGTTTTTGAATATCGAAGTATTATCAATTGAGAAAGCGGAGGGCGAATAAAATGGTTTATAAAATCGCATCGAAAACGCATGAGGAGATTATCGAAACGGATTTAATTACCGCGAAAATGGCAACAGCTAACGCTTGTGACAGCTGGAAAGAAAAAACGTTTCTATTTGATGGACAAGGAAGGATTTTGCATACTTCATATCCGATGATTTGGGAGGCGAAGAAAGAGGGCTAATGCCCTCTTTCATTTTTTAGCTTCTCTTTTATAGTCTCGTAGTCTCCCCCACTCAAAAGTTCCTCTCTCACTTGTTCGGCTTCAGATTTGGTCGCAACTAGACCAACATATTGGTTCTTTGGAGTCCCGGCTACAATCATTCTGTACCATATGACCCATCCATTTTTTACCTCATACGCATATACGCCATTACGATTTTTCTTACAAGCTGGTTTTTCACCGCTTGAAAGGTAAGCGTCCCTCATACGTACTGCCTCGTCAAGCTCTCTCGTAAACCCAACATACTCTCCTCTAACACTAACAATATAACAGAGTTGTTTACGATTCCAAGATATATTTCTGTGTCCTGTTGTTGACCTCTTAGTCCCTCTTTTTCTAAGCTCCTTTTTAATAAACTCGTAAGATTCAGTGCCCTCAGCGAGACGTTCTTTTACTCTTATTGCCTCTTCTTTGTCCTTTACACTACCAACGTACTCGAGACCTTCTGTAGTTTTTACGTAGACAGTAAAACAATCACGTCCTTGTCCTACGTATACTTTGTTAGATTTCAACTTTATTTGCCCTCCTTTAATGAAAATAGTTCGATTCCGTAGTCAAATTCATTACGATACCTATGCGGATAGTACTCATTGTAATAAACCTTCTTAATCCCTGCTTGATTCAAAGCCTTCATACAATCTGGGCAAGGATAGTGAGTTACATAAGCCGTCGCCCCGTTAGTAGCTATGCCGTTTTTAGCGCATTGTAACAACGCGTTTAGCTCTGCGTGGATAGTCCGCTTACAACCATTCTCATACATAAGGTGACCAATCCCGTCTTCGTCACAATGAGGGTGACCAGATATACTTCCGTTATACCCTGTGGCTATTATTCTGTTATCTTTTGTTAATACACAACCTACGTTAAGTCGTTCACACGTTGACCTAGTTTTCACTGCGTTTGCGATCTCCATAAAATAAGTATTCCAATCAGTTCTCATATTATCAGCCTCCATAATTGATAAAAGTCTCGCTTGAAAAGTTTTCTCCAGTTTGAAGAAATCACTTGACTACTGACGACCTTTATAGTAGGCTTGAAGTATCCTGACAAGAGGAGTGACAACAATTGACTGAGAAGAAAAAACAGCAACTTATTAAAGACATCGCGTACAAAATTATAGACCTCGAGAAAAGGATCAATGAAAAGGAAGTTAATCAAGAACCTGTTCAAATTGAGCAAATTCGACTTGAACATCAACTTGACAGAGCGTTTAGGTCTGGAGTTATTGACGAAGTGTTACAACTAGCGCGAAGAAGCGTTTGAGGAGGTCAATGATATCAGTTATAATTATAATGAAGAGAAAGTATTGGTTGAGCTAGGAGCATTACTTAGACAGATCAAAGCGTTTTCTGATAACCATCTATTAATACACTTTGCCGAGGAGGCTTCTCAAGCTATTCGACGAGTTTCTGAGGATGATGGTAAAAAAGTAGACAAACTTTCTAGACGGTTGTATCTTCAGAAACTTGGTTTGTTAGGGAGAGAAGATTGAAAAAGGTCACTTTACTTGATAGGTAATCACTAACGATTAGGAGGAGAAAAAATGAAATCAATTTTTGGAAGACCCGGATCAGGAAAGACTCTTGTAATGCTTCAACTTGTTAAAGAGGCTCAAGAGAAAGGTAACCGCGTAATTATTCTTACCGAGACTGTAACCCGCGAAACAGATCGACGTTTAAAAGCTATTGGTGGAGATATAGACGATACAAGGCTTCAATATATCCCGACTATGTTAGACTTCCCGGCTTTATTTAAATTGTTGTTAGAGCTCCCTGAGTACCCTAACGCTAAGACCTCGGTGTTCATTGATCACCCGCTTGACGCAAAATTCAAGAAAGTTGTCGATGACCTTATTATTCCGCTGGAAAAACACCTTAACATGGAGTTCTGTTTTACCAAGCAACTCGCTGATACAAATAGTGCTTCTGTCGTAGTAACCGAAACAGACGGGGTTGGAACTAGTGTTGCTAAAACTTTAATTTACGATAAGAACTCCATAAAGGAACTTGTTAGCTTGATCTATTAAGGAGGGACTTAATATGTTGTTTTATGTGAAAACAAGTGAGATAGATCGTATTGATAAGCAGGACTCTTTTGAAGCCGCGATAGCAGAGCTCACTATTATGCTCAAAGAGGGAGTCGCTAAAACTCCCGACTTTGGGCGACATACACTTAACTTTAATTCACTTTTTGAACTGATGAATGATCCGGAATACACAGAAGTAACCTTATCCATGGAAGGGAGAAGACGCTAAATGAAATTCGTTAACATGCGTTTAACTCATAATAAAGGAAATAATCACTATATTGAAGAGTTCGCTGGAGACGTAAGTGGAAAGTTACATGTGTTCGCTAATGAAGAGGTGTACCAAAACCTTGAACCTCGAATATTTGAAATGGGTCGAAATAACCTACAAATACCTCGTAATGTTCATATGAGCTACACGCCGGACGCGCATGTTGGAGTAGGTACTTGTATAGGGACTACTGCTGTTTGGAATGCTAAAGATGGGTTCATTTCACCATCCATCGTTGGAAGTGACATCGGGTGTGGTATGCGACTACATAGGACGAATCTTCATAAGAACGATTTAAAGGATGTGGAATTACGCCGAGCTCTTGTAGCTGGAATTGAAAAATATGTAAATACCGTTGATGAGTCTAACTTCCGAAAAGGTTCTGCGAGACAAACTGTCAAAGGACACTACTCTGAAAGTCTCGATCCCTGGCATATCGCTACTAAAGGTTTGGGAGGGGTGCCTTCTGAGTTCTTCTTTAACGAATCTGACATAGAAAATGTTGAAATTTCTGGCTTTGATTTGGAAGATGACGTTAAGGCGTATTTGGACAAACATGGACAAGGGAAACTCTTTAACAGAGACTCTAAAGTATTCACCTCTGTTCGTGATCAACTTGGGACTCTTGGAGGAGGTAATCACTTTATCGAGGTACAAAGTGCCTCTATTGAAGACGAGAATCGAGAAACGGCGAAAAAGTGGGGTTTATTCGACGGGCAAATTGTATTTATGGTCCATTCCGGTTCAAGAGGGTTCGGCGCAAGAGCTGGACGCGATGCTGTGAAAGCGTTTAAAGAGGAGATGTATAGATGGGGTGTTGAATCTCCTGATCCAAACCTTGTCTTTGCTCCGTTCAATAGTGAGGTCGGACAAGACTATTATACTATGCTACGCGCGTCTCTTAACTACGCTGTTGCGAACCGTCATATGATTGCGTATGGTGTATCCCAAGCTTTCCGGGATGTTATGGGTGAACATGTGGAAACTGAGCTTTTATATGATCTTATGCATAACTATGCTCAAGTCGAGTTTCATAGAAACTCTCCGCATATCGTACATCGTAAAGGAGCTACAAGAGCTCTTCCGGCTGGACACCATTTAAACCCAAAGGTGTTTAAGGAAACTGGACACCCGGCGCTTATTCCGGGCTCTATGGGGACGTCAAGCTACATTATGCTTGGTAAAGACGAGGGTGTAAAGAACTTTTATTCTATCTGTCATGGGGCTGGTCGTGTTCGTAGTCGTCGAGCTACAAGAGAGGTCGTTACGGTTGACGAGTTTGCTAAGAGCTTGAGAGTTGGAGAAGACGATGAGATTGTAGTCAACCAGAAGTCTCTCGAGACTATCTTAGATGAGTGTCCTCAAGCTTACAAGGATGTCGACCAAATTATTGATTCTGTAGTAGGAGCGAAACTTGCTTCAGTAGTAGCAGTTTGTAAACCATTAGTTGTTGTGAAAGGAGCATAACAATGAAGCCAGCTTGCGCTGTGTCGTTCAAAACGCGCTATAGATGCTATTACGTGACGGGAAGAACGATTGATGTTGACAAAAGAGTTCATATAGGAACGCTTAAAATAAAAGAAAATGCGGAAAGAATAAGGGAGCTTGTATTAGCGGGAAACAAGCTTGATAAAGTTCGTGAGGAGTTAGCTAGACTAAAACTAATTGAGCGTAGAGACCCTAGCCTTAGACGCTCAAAATATATCTATAAGGGAAAGACGGGTTATCAGGTTATGTTTATTTCTAAGGGTAAAGCCCGAAGTAGAACAGCTAAGACACTGGAGGAAGCACGCCAAATAAGAGACTTTTTTGTGAAAAACGGGTTCTTTCCTCCTAAACGAAAAGAGTACAGAGCGTATATTTGGTTCAATAGACACTTCAAAGGCGGACGTTACTGTGTACAACATCATAAGGTTATCTTGTCTTATTGTACTTCTTTGGACGAAGCAACGCGAATTTTGAACCAAGTCAACTCTATGAAAGCAGAGGAAATTGAAGCCTTGAAAGAGAATGTGAAGAGACGTAGAAAACGCGGAGGTAAACGTAGACTCCCGGAGGGAGTATTTGAAGACAAGATGTCTCCCGGTCTGTTATGGGTTTCTAGATAAGCGAACTTGGACTTGATCTACATTGTTAGTTGAAATTGTATCCAAAGTAGAGACGGAGGTTTAAAAATGAAAACGTTTTTAGCAGGAGTATTTGGAGCTGTATTAGTCTTAACCTTTGGGTTTTCGGCTCTCTCATCTCCCGGATGTGAGCCAACAGAGGTTGTAGCGGACTATGAGAAGACATTGAGTTTTCCATCTTACCGTTATCCTGAAACCGGGCAGCATATTCGTGAGGCTATCGAAGCCGGACATAGTGACATCTGTACAATAGATCGTGACGGTGCGGATGCGAGACGCGAGTTGTCTCTCAAAGGTTTCCCTACAAAGAAGGGTTTTGATCGGGATGAGTTCCCTATGGCCATGTGCGAAGAAGGAGGAGAAGGCGCAAGCGTTAAATACATTTCACCTTCAGATAACCGCGGAGCTGGTTCTTGGGTAGGTCATCAATTATTACCATACCCTGATGGGACAAAAGTAAAAATTACGGTAGAATAAAAGACAGCGCTTAGGCGCTGTCTTTCTTTATAGAATCTCAATGTTCTCGTTCAATACGTCCGTCCCGCTTGGTGCGATCTTACCATCAGTTACCGTATTGTTTAGTATTCTACTTTCAGAAGCTTCGTCTGTCTTGATCGCTGCGGACATCTTTTTGCCGTTAGTTGAATACACGGTGTTTTCAATCAAGTCAGCTTTCTTTGTCCCTTTCAAAGTTATTGCGTAACCTCCTCCAGTAGCGCGGTTATACGACACTTCATTATTAAACAATATTGGTTTAGCTCTCTCCGTGACCTCTTCAGGACTAGAGTCTACAATACTAATAGCTCCTCCTCCAAGACAGTCAAGAATCTTGTTATTCGCGATTCTAACTTTCTTTCCAGCTTGTGTTCCGCCGTATATCGCGAGATTACGTGAGTTTAGGATTCTTGTACCATCAATCGAGACATCACTGTTCTTATCAAAAGCAACGCCGTATGATACTCCCGTTCCATATTCAGAAAGGTCAATCTCGCAGTCAATAACGTTTACGGAAGACTCTTTTATGTTTACGCCTTGTTTTGAGTTTTTAATATCCAACGCTTTTATTTTAACGAGCTTCGACCATACGACATCTACACCCGTTACGTCAGAGTGAAGTGAACTTCCGCCGTCTATTTTAACATCAGTCGATTCCTGAATCTTATAGTGGCGTCCTTTACTATGCTGAATATTGTTGTTGCTGATGTTTACGTTTAAGGCTTGATATACGTTTATCCCTGAACCGTTTGGACCAAGCTCAGAAATGGTGTTTCCTGTTATATTCACATCCGCGCCCCTCGCATCAATTCCGGAACTAAACCCTTTAATTGTGTTACCAATAATCGTAACGTTGTTTCCAGTCATCCCGTTAGAAACTTTCTGTCCAGCGATTGCTGTTCTTGTGTTGTCTGTTCTTGTAAACGTGTTATCTCCGATCACCATATCTGTACCATTACCATATGAAATTGGACCATCGCTGAAGTTACCTGTAACAATTACGTTGTAACCACTAAAATTACATAGAGCGTCTTTGCGGTTCCCTCTAAACGTACATCCGTGTATCTTAACGTTTCTAGGCTCTTCAAAGTCAATATCACCTTCTCCGTAACCTTCGATGTCAATACCTGCTGCAGGGTCAATATCCGCGTTAATTCCCGCGTTTAAAATATGAACACGGTCAATAGTAACGTCCTCACCTGCGGTGATAGCAATATTATTACGTCTACATCCATCTACAACGCATTTCTCGACAGTAATTCTTTCCGAAGGTTGATAAGGTGGTCCATAGTCTACGTTTAACATTCCATACGCGCTTATGATAATCCCGTCGCCCGTGAAGTCTTTAATCTTTACCTTGCTGATTGTAACGTCCTTAGCTCCTTTCATGTGAACACCAAAGCCCCACTCGTGGGTTTCCCTTTTCGCAGGTTTACTACTGTAATCGTGCTGATAACGCTCTCCGTTGAACTTCCCACCCTCAAACTCGAAGTTTTTAACATCTGGACCAACATAGAGTAATGAGTACCCTGTAGAACCATTCGCTTCAACATTGAATTCTGATTCTGGGTGTGTGATAACTTTTAAGTTTGAAACTGCTCGTATACCTCCGCCGTCTTCAGGTCTCACAGCCGCAGAGTTGACCCCATTTATTAGATAAGTTCCTTTTGGTATAAACAGTTCTGTAAACCCCTCATCAACTGCATACTTGAACGCTCTATTGATCCCAAGCGTCGTTTCAGTAGACTCTCCTCCTGTGTTGTCAATCCCGAATGCGTCAACGTCTAACCTTAGTCTCATATTAACTCCTCCTTCTCTTTGTGGTACAGAAAGTAATGTAGGAGTAAGTCTAAGGAAAATATAGTAAGAAATGAAAAAGAGAGCTTCATAGAAGCTCTTCATCTCCAGAGTCTAAAGACTCAAGTTCACTGATATCACTTTCAGCTTTCATGATGTAAGTATTTGCTAGTAGGAAAGTGTAAATAACTACAATGCTGACACATAAAATTAACCAGCCCATGTTACCATCCTCCTACAAGTTAGTTAAACCACTTTCGTATCTTTTTAAAAGCCTTGACAAAAAACATAGAGTATCCTCCTAGAATTTAATAAACATCTCCCATATTATTGAAATCAGATAAATTAATGTAACAGATAGTCCTGTCCAAAAAGCGTAGCCTACAAACGCGTCTTGTAGTGTAGCTCCGCATAAACAAGCTATTGGCATTAGTACTGAATATGTTAGGATGAGTGTTAAAGAAAGTTTTGTTGCAAAAATTAATGTTTGTTTCATGTTAACATCTTCCTTCTCTTGTTGTTTACTTAAATAAAGAACGCACTTCAAAAGTACGCTCCATGTTTTACAAAACTTTACAAAAACACTTGCTAAGTGTAACACAGCGTAGTATGATTGGTTTGTAAGATAATCCGAGTTACAAAAGGAGACGGTAAAGATGACAAAACAAGGTTGGGTAGTTTTAGAAGGCGCTGACACGGATATGCTAGCTAAGGAATTTGAATTAAATGGTAAAAAGGTTTTACTTACGCTTAATGACTTCTCTGAGCATCCTATAAGCCTTACAGAGGGCGTTTTGATTAAAGACCTCCCTTATATAGGGGAACCATCTTTTAACCTCTTAGACAGCTTGCAGAAGGCTTACGATCTTGACGAAGTAACTGAGTTAATATTCAACGAGGAAAGCACAGCTACATATGATTTTGAACAACTACCTTTTAACAAAGAAACAAAGGCAGAGATCGAAGAGATGTTTAACCTATTTAAGTAAAGAAAAGACTCCCTATTTAGGGAGTCTTTTATACATATCTTCCACAACCATTCTTGTAGTTATGAGTTTCCGTTCTTCTGGAGTTAAAGGTTTCTCTGTTAACACTTTAGCGTCCTTTACGCGAACATAGCTAACTCTCCCCGGGCATCTTTTCGCATACAACTTTATACCTTTTAGTTTACCTACGAGTGAGAACCCCTCTTGCTCTAACACATCGTCTAATAATTGAGTTTGAACTTTTAGGTGTATAATTTGTAGTATGAAGAACACCACAAGTGAGACTCCCGCAAAAACTATGAATGTTGACATTTTGTCTCTCCTTTACGAGGCTTGAACCGCATTTTAGTTCCCCAACCTTCTCTATATTCTTGTCCCGCTTCTACTACGCCGCGCACATCGTAGTAGCGTATTCCTTCTTTGAAGACGCTTTGATACATCTTCATCTTCTTTATGGGGATTACACACTCAAATCCTCGTTCTTCTAACTCTCTGACTCGTTTAACCAACGCCGCCTTGTTAGTATTAAATAAGGGTAGCGCGTAAGCTCTATTAAATTCGTTCAAACTTATCTCCTCCTTTAGGTGCCTACTAACAGTGTCCAATTACTATGTTTACCTAAATAAAAGAGAAGTCTCCAAAGTTCGCTCCGTAGCGTACATTCGTACCTAGGAAGAGACCTATACAGGTCTCTTCATTTAGTCTTCTTTTTCTTTACAAAAAACCGCTTAACAGCATAAATCTCCCAAGTGAAAACGTTACCAATTTCAATCTTTATTCCGTTCCAAATTATGATACAAGCTAGTAAAAATAGAATGGTAGAGTTAAATATAAACAAAATTTAGCCCCCTTTCATGCTAAAGAAAGGGGGCTTATCAAATCTTTACTCTATTACGACATAGGTGCTCAGTTACTGCCTAAGTAGAACAGCTGAACTCTTGTTCCTTGTTGCAGAGTAACATCCTCTGTTAACGCGTTTACAAAAACTGTAACGGAGTCGTCCTTGTTGAGGTTAACTAAAAATGACCCAGATACATAACCATTACTGGTAGCGTTTGTTGCTAGTAAGTCCATTAGGGGTGACTTAGTAACTTCTTCTCCGACGGTCTTGTTAAGCCCTACCCTGAGAACTGAGACTGGTTGCGTTAGCTCTGTTGGTCTTAGTGTTACATGAAAGACATAAGTCCCGCTTTCAGGTACTTTGTATGTCCCGCTACCAGTTGTTGTACTCTCTACGGGTTTCTGACTAATAACGCTGTCAAGAATAGTAAGGACAGTTTCAACGTTCTGCGTTATTGTTTGTGTACTGGAAGTTGCCTCGATTACAGCGTGGTTATCTCTGTTGTTAATGAAGGTTTCTGTATACTCTTTCGCTGCAGATAACGCGTTGTCAGCCTTAGCTTGTGCTCCCCCAGGCGTTTCTTTTTCATTCCAAGCTTGTCTCTCGGCGTTGCTCGTATGCTTTATAGTATCACTTGCGTGTTCATTAAACTGTGACAAAGATGCCTGTTCGACATTTGTAACTTTGTCAAGTCCTACTTGACTTTTTGTAACTTGGTGCGGGTTGTCCCTTCTCGCGGCAAACACGTCAGTATAAGCTTTCGCAGAGGTCTCTGCGGCATCTGCCTTTGCTTGTGCTCCTTCTGGAGTCTCATAGCTTCCAGTACCGCCCGGTAGTTTAATCCAGCCCATTGTTATCATCTCCTTCTCTGTACTGCTTATTAATCTCTGATTGAACTGAATTAAGTTATGGAATTTATACAGATTCACTTGCTAAGTGAACGGGCATTTAGTATAATAAAACTGTAGTTGAAACACACTACTAACTGAGTTGAAAAAGGAGAGGTTAAAATTGACAAGATTAGAAGTAAGTAAATTTGTAGAGGAAGTTCTTAAAAATTGGGCAAACGGAGAAGATGAGACACCTGAGTCAGAAATTCTTCGCTATATCAAGAACGGCGAAAAGTTACCCGCCGATCTAAAAGAGCATTTACAAAAGAGATTGGGCGAGGAGTTGAATACTCGCTTGGAGAGAGTTCTTGGAGAAGAATCCGACCCGGAAGCCCTAAAAGAGCTAGGACTCTATACTGCGGCTTTAAATGTGTTTTAAGAAGGTGAGGGGAAATCCCCTCCTTCTTTCAATATAAGGAGCAAAGTTAAACAAACTAAGCTTAGTTTATACTGTGAAAATATTTAAGGGGGACTTTACATGATGTTATCGAGAATCAAAAGACCTCAAATCAAGAGGATGCTAAGGATGCTAGACGACGAACAAAAACTTACATTCTTTATCTACAAAAGGCATGAATCTCCTATTCTTCCTAAGTCAACGCCTTTGAAAGTTACAATTGGCCGGGACGGCTACGAAGAATTGAATAATGCCGTTGAAGCTAAAGAATACAAAGGCGCTACTTTTTGGATAAACAGAGATGACATTGATAGGATTCATAAACCTATAGTCAATAGGAGGTACTGGAAGTGATACACAAAATTCCAAACTTTTATGTACTCGTTTATAACAAACGCGTTTCAAGAGTTAGTAAGTTCGATTTAATAGGGCGGGCTCGCGTAGTAGGTGCAATTTTTAGACCTTACTGGCACCCATATATGTATTCTGCTTACCACGTCATCTTTGATGACGGTAGAAAGGAGACCGTTTGGGCAGATCATTGCGTTAGGGTCTCTGCTGAGGAGGAAATAAGTTGAGACTTAAAGTTGGTGATGTCGTTGTTTTGGGGATGTATCGTCACGTAGTTGTCGACGTGAAGAAGGAAAATGGTGACGAATACGCTTTATTAAAGCTTATGATGAGGCTCAACAGTAAGTCTTACGAAGGTAAATGGGTCTTACAGGAGTTGTTACCCCCAAAGGTAGGGGCAGTAACCTCACTACAAAAAGGGAACTAAAGACAACAAAATGTTGTCTTTTTATTTTGAAAAACACTTGCTAAGTGACGTCATTGATAGTATGATTAGTGTACAAAGAACAACACCAATAACTGAGTTAAAAGGAGATGTTATCATGGTTGAACATAATACCCTTACGTTCATCGTAGAAACTGAGGACGAATTTGTTACATTAAGTTTTCCTAGAAAATTAGTTATTTCGAGTTCAGTACCTAAGACCGCGAGAACTCTTGTAGATTATATGGGAAAGCGAATCCCTCTTGACACGATAATAGACATCATCGTTGAGGATGAAGATTTTGACTATTCAATGCGGCTAATCCGGCTTGAGATGCTGAAGCTACTTCGAGATGTTAAGGTTAAGAGAGCGAAATTGGAAGAGTATATTGATGATGAGTTTGATTTATACGACACGATTGAAGACGACGTAGAAGACTATCTTGAAGATGAACCTGTAGAGTTGGTCGAGAAGGAAGTTGAGCCAACGTTCACAACTAGCGGAAACTGGGGGCTGCTTCTAGTCGATATTCAAACAGGACAGCTTATTGAGGCGGAAGTTTGTGCTCTAGAGACGATGCCCTTAGAGACCGTTATAAACAACTATCTAGAGAAAGGATTCGACACCCTTTGTAAAAAGCTTTTAGTAAGTTGAAAGACCCTCATCGGAGGGTCTTTTTAGTCTATATAATCTTCATTTGTCTTCTTAATTGACAATCTTTCAATTGAGAGTGTCTCATCCGTCCATATACGGAGTCCTGTTGATTCCTCTTCTGGGAATATCATATTTGACATGACTTCCTCGCCGTCGTTTATAAACAACTCTACCGTGCTGTTGTCTACAACTATAACTAATTTAATGTAGTCATTCTTAGGAAGTACTGTTACTCGCTGAGGGTTGTAAAACTCTGGTTTGTCAATTACCTTCCCGCTCTGTTGCCGATTAAAAACAACCTCGTTAGTTGTAATATCATAACTAATATCAGTATGACCCTTTCCATCTCGCAGAGCTATACCGAACTTACCTTTTGTTGTCGTTGTCTTTACTATTAGTTCGACAGTATATGATGTTAAACCTGTTTGACTAAAGGAGTTATCTTTTGATAACTCAACATTGTTTAATGCCACAACCTCAACGAACTCCTCTGTTAAGTTCCAGATAGGCTGCTGTACAAGTTTGGGTGTTCCATTAATGGTTTTTAGTCGGAGCTCCCTCACTATACTAGCATTTCCATTATACGTTTCCCAAGGAAGTTCCAAAGCATACGCCCAGTTATTCATCCAAGATACATAATACCTATAGTTACCATTTGTATATGGCGCATCCCAAGTAACGCCAGCATAAGAATCCGCACCTTTCTCTAACCACTGAATTTCAGTTTCCGGTTTAAACTCAACTCCGTCAAAATCCCCTACGAAGTAGCAAGACCCTGTTGTTAAACCATAATTGAATCCATTAGCACCGATCATAAGAACCCATTTGTTGTTATTCGGATTCTCGTCCAAGTTAATCTGAAAAAGGTCTGGACATTCAACGATTCCTACATCAGGTCTTACAAACCCGCTTAAATACGTCCAGTCCTTAAGGTTGCTGGATCTGTAAAAGCCTATTTTATCCCCTTCCGCAAGTAACATAATCCAATTCTTAGTGTTCTCATTCCAGATAACTTTAGGGTCTCTGAAATCGGAACTCCCGGTTGGATTGCGCATTACAGGTTGAGGTATTTCTGATGTAGGATCAGGGTTGTAGTGCTTAAAACTATGTCCATTATCTACACTGTACCATAAGTGAGTACATTGATAATCAGGCTTTGGCATAGTCAGCAACGCAATAACTGCGCCTTCTCCAAACCCGGCTGTGTTGTCCTTATCTACCACAACACTTCCTGTCCAAGGGTCTGCTGCGCCGTCGGTATACTTCGGTATAGCGACTGGAAGTCTCTTCCAGTGTTTCAAATCTACGGATTCAACGTGAGCCCATTCTGTACCATTACCTCCCCAACTGAAATCTCCGTTATATAGGTAGAACAAGTGATGCGTCCCATTAATGTAGAGAGGTCTCTGAATATCATTCATCCAACCGCTCTCAGGTGTAATATGAAACCTTGGTCGATAGTTGCTCAAATTATTCACTCCCTTTCAAACATAGTATATAACGACAAAAGAGCAAAAAGAAGCCGACTTCAAGGAGTCGGCAAACTTAAACTTTATACGTATCTTTCAGAGTCGTCAACGACTCGATCAATATCTCTTACGTTAACCAACTCATCTTGAGTAAGGTACGTCTCTCTCGAGTTAGGTTTACAATACCTCACAACTAGTACATCATCGTAAGGAGCACTTACGACTTTAGCTACCCTATTTGGACTTGACTTTAGTGTTACAAAGTCACCAACTTCATGCCCGGTAGGTGGTTGTACGTTTAGGTACTCTTCAGGAATCTCTAGTTTTAACGCTCTTCTTAATGCTATTGCTTTTCCGATGTAGATGTTGAAACAGTCGCTTCGACGACACTTTGCAACTCCGATATGGTCAGGGGCTGGATCGGCGACGTACTGTTGTCCTATCTTAGGTCTGTAAACTAATGCCGTCACGCAGTTACTAGCTCTATTCTTCATTACGAATCTTACAGAGTAGAGTTCTTTTGCGCCCAATTTAGTAAGTCTTTCTACGTCTTCTTTAGCAGCTAAAACAACAGATTTTCTCAGCGTAAATGGAGCGAAGTTGACCGGACTTTCTGTCAGCATTTGAGCATCCTTAAAACCCCTAGAGTGTTCGTACAAAGCTACCTCTTCCAACTCTTGCTTAAACTGAAGTTGTAACTCGTGAAGCTTCGCGGTAAACTTATGAATCACCTCTCTTGTTTTATCGCCGACTACAAAACTTGGTGGATCAATTACCCTACTAACTTTTACTGACTTGGGAGGAGCTTCAAAGAAAGGTTGAGGAGCGTTCTTTACAATAACTTCGTAAGAGTTCCGACGAATAACAGTCCCAGTCTCCCAGTAAGGTCTATGAGCCTCATATGGTATGACATGTCCCGTATCTGTAACTTTACCTACTCTAATTATATTTCCTCGTTTGTATTCTTTGTAATCTCTGGTTACAAGTACTTGTTCCCCAGATACTGCATTACGGTTCTCTGTCTCGAATAACATAGCGTCTTTAGCCACTATACCACGTGTGTGCCCTCTTGACGGAATATTTACCCTATAATAGGTCTCCCCTCCCGCGTACTCGCTTCTGTTGAATTCGTATAACTCACCTTCTTGATACCATCGTCTACATTGGGGTTGTTTAATTACCTTTACATAGCGTTTCATAGTTTAGTCTCCTTCTGTTTGAGTATTTAGTGAGGTTTGACACCTTAATTAAATAAAGATGAAATTACAAATTTGTACTCCATTCTCATGTAAATCACTTGTTAACTGTTACAAAGTATAGTACAATTAATGTGTAATAATACTGAGTTGGAAAAGGAGAGGTTATAATGGGTAAACTATTTATGGGAGATGACTATGAGTCTAACCTAGTAGCGCTAGAAAAGCTTGGTAAGGAGAATGGTTATGATCCAGAAGAGTTCAAGTTTGTACATAATTTGGATGATCAAACATCGTTAGATGGAGAATTTTATTACGCGGGCGATCTCCCCGAGGACAGAGTTACAGAAATACTGAAAAGGTTCTTTGACGAAGAGTTTTGGAATAACCTCGGCGCGGAGATGCGGGATGAAGTTCCGAGAGAGCATATCAACCGAGTATATACAGTTCACGTAGACGCGGAAGAAAGCGAAGATGGTGAAGATATGGACGTTGAGGTTTTTGTAATACCTTTCGGCGAAGACGAAGTTCATTATGTTTCTGAAGATCCAAATTTCTTGTAAAACAAAGGTGCCTTATATAAGGCACCTCATTTTCTTTCGCACTCGTCTATAATCTCATCAAGCTTTTTCTTTACAGACCATTTCATATTAAACTCTGTGTCTTCAATAAGTTCTAGTAACAGTTTTGCTTGTAACTCTATACTTTCGATGGGCTTTCCAGTAACCTCGTACTTAGTCAGAGACTCCAGCTCAGAAGAGAGTTTATCTGTAAGTTCCTCTAGTTTTGTTTCAAGTTTATACATGTTATACCTCCTAGAATCCGATTATTTTCGCAGCTACTACGAATAAGTACGACAATACAACGACAGCAGCAGTAATGGTTATAGACAACAGTTGCAACATTGCAGTAAAGTCCGGGTCAATGTACGCGGGAGCGATAAAGAAAGACGGAAACACTAATATTAACAGGAATACAGGAACATAACAAGCAACAAACTTTGTAGCGCAAATCAAGTCATCTTTGAATGTCATTTTCATTCCTCCTACTCACGTTTACCTAAATTGTATTTTTGAATCATAGCTTTATGGTGAGGTTTTAGTGTAAACTTTTTCAAGCAACGGCATGGGTTATCGAGTTCGCTGTTGTTTCGTCGTCCTCCGTAAGACATGACAACGACTTCCCGACTACATTCACTGCATATCCAAGTTTCCCTCTCCCCGTGTCCAAACGGGGAAGAGGTTGCTTCCACAAATATGTAAGCCATTACCATTGCTCTCCTTTCTGTTCCAATAACTCGATAAGTTCGTGTTTCAGTAAGTCAATTCTAGATGGATCCAACTTTTCAACAAGCTGTTCGATTTCTGTTCCAAGACCATTCATGCGAGACAGGTTATCAATTGCGTTGTACAACGCGCCGCTAGCATCATCAAGTCGGTCTATAACAGATTTTAAGTTACCCTTTGTCTTGTTTACTCGTTTCAAGACCACCAACTCCTTTTAGAAAGACATTTGTTACATACAGCCCAGTGTTCGCTGAAGAAATGAGCTCCACACTCACGACACTTCTTAGGTTTAGCTTTGAATATAAACTTCATTTTCGTCACCTCTAGTTGTTTTACACCATGATTTTAAAGATCATAATAATTGTACTATACACAAGGACAGTAGTCAAGTGTAAACATGTAGATAAGTGAGGAGTTTTCCTCACTTATTCTTTTACAACCGGGTGTCCGTACAAACGAAGTAGCTCCTTCACAGCATCTTCCTTGAATGCGAAAGTGTTTTTGTAAGACTCGACAAACCTACTCGGGACAACACAAAATTTGTTTTTGACTGTCACAATGTCTCCCAAGTATTGTCCTCCGTAGTATATTTCTTCTATCAGTGTAGAATCGGGAATCAATCGAAAATCGACACCCTTAAACTTTACACGCGCCTCTTTAGCATGTTTGTGTTTTTCTATAGCCTCCTTCACCATGTTAATAGCTTCAGAAGAGTCTGAATAACCGCCTCTGAGGAAAGTCTCTTTACCGCGGGCGTCTCTGATGCTAATGCTGTATGTCCCTCTCGCGTCTTCTCTCAGTAAGTATGTAAAGTTACCAGACTTTGCAATAATTTGTTCCAATTGTAAAACTCCTTCCAGTTGTTTAGTGTTTAATCCTTAGAGTCAACATCAATTCCAGCGCTGAGTAGGACTAAGTCCTCCATAGACACTCCTTGTTCTTTAAGTCGGGAAAGTACGATTTTAAACCTTGCCGTTTTCTCATTGATTTCCTCTGTAATCTTAGTGTTGTCCGCTTTAAAGGTGCTATTAATGTTTCGCACCTCTGTAAGGCTCAACAGTTGCTTTTTAAGCACTAGGTACTCGTTGTAGTACTCTTGGGCTTGCCAAGATTTGTTTGATAGGAGTCCCGCCAAAGCTTCCACCTCCTTTCTTATACATAATATAACAGTTGGCAAATATTACCAGCTTTGAAAAGCTTTATACGCCGCAGATACCGCTTCAAGGTCTTTCGTAGCGAACTCAATTTGTAGTTTGCTCATCTCGATAACCTTTGGGTCGACAGCATCTTTGTAGCGTTTCTCGAGGTTATCAAGGTACTCTTTACGTTTATACAGCTCCGAGAGCTCCCATTTAAGTTGTGACTCTCTTTTCTCGAGAGTTTGGATAGCTGTTAAAAAGTATTCTGTATTCATACTGCTTCCTCCTTGGTTGTTCTATTCCAGATCTCAACTACTCTTTTATGAGGCGCTGAGTCGTCAAACTTAAGTTGATTAATAAGTCTAAATCCAAGCTTGTCAAGCTGTTTAACGCGAGTTTCCCGCATTCCGAAGGGGTAGTCAACTATTACGCTCCCGACCCCAGAGAGAAGCTCCGGGAGGTCTTTATAAAGGTGTCTAGCAGAAACTTCTGTACGAGTCTTAGGTGAATACATAGTAACGTTGATGCCTTTGTCAAATTTAACAGCTAGCATTATAACGCCTCACTTTCAACTCAGTTATTAGTGTTATTCAAGCTACATTAAGCATACTATACGATGATACACTTATCAAGTATCTTTTGAATAAAAACACCTTCTTTTCAGAAGGTGTTGATTTCTAGATCGCTTATAGGCACATCTTTGTAGTCATAGTCTCCGTCCACTCTTACGAGAGGGACAAAGAGTTGGATAAATCGTTCCAACGGATAAATGATCTCCATAGTACTATACGGGTTGGGTTTTCCCGCTTCTACATTAAACTCTTTAGCGACTACCCACACAGTACCTCGGTCAACCATTTTGTACGTAGGATTTGTGACTTGTTCTAAAGCTATTGACTTTAATGGTCCATCTTGTAGTCCATCTATGGTACAAAGGCGTGTTACAACAACATTTAGAAACGAACTCAAGTTTACGAGTCTCCCGGGGTCTCCAACCTTGATTTCATGCTCTATCGTAGCTACTACTTTGTTTGTGTTCATTTTTTCACCTTCTCGCAATATGGTTTACCGTCTGGGTTTATAACTGGGGTCAAGGCAATTGCGCGAGTGTCGCCCGTAACTACGTATTGACACCCTGTTATCTTATCGGCTACGACATAAGTTTCAAAGTCGTATTTACCGAATGATGTCTCTTTTGATACTTCCTCAAACCTCCCGGAGTCCCATTTCTTTTCTTCAGAACTTGCTTCATAAGAACAACCAGAAACGGAGAGTAAGAGTAACGGTAAAGTCAATAGTGACCGCTTCATATATGTATTCCTCCTATAGTTTAATTTTAATAGAATCAGAGAGGAACTTCAACAAGTTCCCCTTATCTTGTCAAAGTCATCTCGATTCCTTGACCACCTTTTTCTCGCGTAGCTTTCCAAGAGTATCCAACATCGTCAGTTATAATAAACTCAACTTTTTCTCGGAGGTCTTCCTCATCTCCGAAAAGTCTTGTCGCCAAGGTAACTTCTTTGTAACAAACGTAGAGAGGTCTAGAAATTTCCAAGTAGTTACAAGCTCCATACTCCTGTTTACATAAATTGATAGCCGAACTCAATAGAGTAGGGACAGATAAAACGCTCATCATTTGACTCGCTCTTCCCCCTCCCAATGTAGCTCTCTAAGATATTCGTCAAAATCAAGCCCGTCTTCGTTGTACCATTGTAGCCAAGCGTCCTCTGTTTCATCATACTCTTCGAGAGTCGTCATGTTGGCATAGTCTGGTTTAATCCGATTCTCAAATTGAAACAAATCATAGTTCACTAGAATGTTACGTATCTTAATGGCTTCATCGAGGTCAGAGACCTCGACGTGAAATGCCTTACACGGGACTTGCGGATGGTGACTTATTCTAAGTTTACTCATCTTCGTTATCCACCCTCTCGACAGGAATTTGCTGGTCTAAGATTCTTTCAAAAGCTTCGTCTTGTTTTTGCTCCTCAAGTTTACGCTTTTTATTAATCTCGTTAATTTTTCTAAGCTGTTCTTGTAGGTTCATTTTAACACGTCCAATCTATTATTATTATTATTATTATTCATAGCAGTAACTTGGATAATCTTTGTATAATTCATCTCTCACTGAATATGTTTTTACATAATTACGAAGGTATGGAGTAACAACAAGTTTGTCAGTAAGAATTTTATCAACTCGATAGAATGAAATATAGCCTCCATGTTCAGTATCATCAATTTCAATAATACTACCAAGGCGAAGATTATCAAAAGCCTTCTCCTCCATTTTGATAAGCGTAACGCCTTGGTCGGCTCCTTCAACGACTACTTCTAACATAGGCTGTCAGCTCCTTTATTCAGGAAGTTGTAACTCATTACCATAGCTCTTTTATGGCTTCGAGCGTTCGTATAAGTTCTTCTTCATTATCAAATATCATTATGTCATCAGTGATTGGAGTATCGTAGTCCAGTGAGAAGTCCTCATCATCTTCGCTATGAAATCGGAGAACCACTAGTTCAAGATAGTAGTTACCTTGATTCGCAGTTACCAACCCGCCCACTACAACGGATGCGCCGTAGTTATTTGGAAAACGGTACACTCCACGAAGACCTCTAGCACCAAGTTTGTGACTTTTTACAAGGTAGTTGTTGATGTGATTAGTAGGTAGCATAGTTTTATCCCTTCCCGAGTCGTCTTTTTAGTTCTTCTTTACAATTGTTGAGATTATCGAGGGCGACCCTAAACTGTTTTGTTTTTTGGTGTCTCTCAAACTTATGATGAGTTTCAACTGAGAGCTCGTATAACTCGATGAGTTCACTTGTGGAAGCCTCTTTTAGTTTTGCGGTCTCCAATGGATCGACAGTAGGTATCATTTGTCTAGGGATTACAGTAAACACCCTTATACGCTTACGGTAGTCCTGTTCCTCATTATAAAACACTTCGTCTCTAACGTCTATAACGGAAATTGGCTTTGGAAATACTAACGCTTCTGTGTACTCGGCAAACATTTTATGGTCTTTCTGGTAGACCGACTTACCGTCTACCAGATTATATGGGTGTATATGAGCGAGCTTCTCAACGTAGCTCGGTGGACGATCTATCGCGAGAAATCTCTTACCCTCCTCGTAAAGCTTCTTACCCACTTTTGTCGCGAAAACTGTAACGGTTTCTTCTTGTATCATCTTTCATCCTCCTTATAAGGTCTCAATGAACGGATTGTATGTAGCATCATCTTTTTGGTGTCCTCTCTCGCAATCTCAGCACCTTCCCATTCCTCGAATCCATACCCCGCTTTACTATGACACCAGTACCCATTCCCTTCTGAGTCCGGGTAGATGTCTGCGATCATCTGTTGATACTTCTTAGGTACTTTTATGCTAGTCAGATTATTCATTTGATGCGTTCTCCTCTTTAGCGTTAATTTGACAACCAGCTAGCCTAGTAACGAGTTTGAACCCTTCCTCGTTTAGAGGTCTGAACACGATGTAAGTTTTTCCCGAGTCCAAATCCCAACTTTTTGCGACTTCCCCGTATGTACCATAGAAGTTTACAGGCGTAGGCTCGCGTAAATCTTTTAACATAGTATCCCAGAAATCGGAGTCTTTCTCAACAAGGTCTTGTGCGTAGTATTCATCAACGTTTCTGGAAGATACGAGGAGTTTTGTGTTATTAGGTGTTATCGCAACGGATTGATCCGGATTGTGTCTTTGTAGAAACGTTTTTGTTTCTTGCGAGACATCAATAATTTGTACATCAAAGCTATCTATGAACTTAAGTTCAGCCTTTGATATCATAGCTTTAGCTTTGTCCAACGCATTGGTAAAAGATGTTCCAGTTAAGTGCGTTGTTCTTCTAACGCCTTTAGAATCCACAGAAGTTACTACATACCCTCTTAGTTTTGTCAATTTAAACCTCTCCTTTTTCAACTCAGTTTTTAGTGTATCTCGTTTACAACTTAATCATACTATATGTAGATGCACTTAGCAATTGTTTTTATGTAAAAACATTAAGGGCGAATACACGCCCTTATTCAACGAGTTCTAAGTCATGTGTACAGACCTCGTGTTTGTAAGGTTGTACGCTTAGAAGTTCGTCCTTAGAAAGTCCATTCGGAACTAAAGGATAAATCCCTACAATTTCATCGTCGCTATCAATGTAGAACGTTACAACATGTGGAAGCTCGTTGTTTACAGTTTTACCGTCCAAATCCTTTTCAACAGTAACCCTTACCGTTTTTCCGTAACTACCTTTGTACTCCATATCAATTACGCCCTCCCGTTAAGATGTTTATGTAAACTTTCATAAAGCGATTCTCAAGCAAGACCTTCTCAAACTCGTTCCGTTGAGACGAATACCCGCTGTGACAGTTTGGTGTGAACTCTTCAGCGTCGATAATAGTAAGGATAGAATGTTCCTCAAGGTTAGAGACGTGACTAGCCGTTCTCCCCAAAGCATTTAGCCCTTCCGACCGACCGCCATAGTCGCGAACCGCGAAGGCTCTGACTACGCCAACTTTTGAATCATAAGCAACTACTGTACCGAAGAAGGACTTACCCATAATAGTGTCTCCCGCGTCAACGTTACGTTGAGTTTCCTCAACCGCAAACCGGATAGAATCCTTAAATTCTTTAGAAGAAACAATCTCCATGTTACTAGCTGCATCAAACTTTTTCATAATTATCGTCTCCTTTTTCAACTCGGATTATCTTACAAGTTAATCATACTATTTATTGTTACACTTAGCAAGTGCTTTTTGAAACATTTTTGACTCGACATCTCGTGAGAACAGTTTGCTTTTCGTCATTATAACTATTGTGTTCCTTGATAGTACCTTTAAGCTTAACTATTCCTTGATCGTCCGCGTCTTGTTTTAAGTCTCTTCCCGTTTTCCATACAAACACATTACCGGAGTCATCTCGGAGTTTGTTAACACAAACGCTACTAGTTCCATAATGGTATGGACTCTCGAATTCAAACCAGAACGAGTTAACCACCTCAAGTTCAAGCTCTACCTTGTCGCCCGCTTCTCCTACCCATTCACTTTGAGGCTCAAGTTTACGTTTTTGTTCTTTTACGTAGTCCTTGTAGTCCGCGAAGTCCTTTTTATGCACTTCTCCGATGTTGTTGTACCAAACAAGCTTTTCAACATCTAGTTCACAAGTCTCCCAAGTACTAGGTTTCTCAGAGAAAAACCAACCTATTACGTTTCCGCCCCATCTTGCTCCGGCTTCTTTTAGCTCATCTTTTATCTTATAAGTGTCACCTAATACCGCGTAGACAGAACCATTATGGTATCCCCAATTTTTAAGCACCTCTACGTTCCGTTTCTCGGCTTGTTCCATTGCTTTAAGTAGTTTCCTCTTCGCTGCTTGTTCGCGACGCTTACGGAGCTTTTCTTCATGTTCAGGAGTGTAAAGCTTTCTCTTGATAGTCATCCGACCACTACCCCAGCACTTATAGCAAACTTTACCAGTGAATGTCCATTTGTCAGAGCGTCCCGCGCCGCCGCAACGGTCACAGTTAGTTTCGACCTCTTGGTGTTTTGTACCGTTTCTATCCACTCGTTCGCTGATTACGATGTCTTTGCTCATTACAACCTCTCCTTTTTAACTCAGTTGTTAGTGTTATTTAATACAATTGTACTATGTAGATTATTGTTTAGCAAGCCCTATTATGTAAAAACACACCCCTTATCGGAGTGTGTTCAATGCGTTAGTTTTCATCTGCAGCTTTTAGTTCTTTAATGATCTTTTGTCCCTTTTGTAATTCGTAAACATCTACGAAAGTAACGTCTTTTGGAATAGAGAAGTTACCATATCTGATAAACTTAGCTTTTGTTTGATCTTTAGATAGTCCGTAATAGATCGCGTGATATGATCTTTTTCTTTGGGACTCTTCAATAAGATACGCATTCCCGACTGTAAGACTCGAATCATCAAATGCCATTCTAGCCTTTAAGAACGGGTTAGTTCTCAAAGCATCTCTCGAGAGTAAGACCTCAACTCCTGCGCTACCCACCCAAATTCCATCGCTTTTAGGCTTATTAGGTTCCGCAACTAATAAATCAGAGTCGCCTACCGCGATAACCTTAACTACTTCACCGTTTCGATAGATAAGGTCGCCCGCTTTTGGTTCTACGCTACTAGTTACATACTCAGTATCTCCGTGTTTGAGAATCATATTCAAAGTCATCACGTCCCCTAATATTTTCCAGTTTTCTTCGCGTTATACAAGTATCTACTAATCTCTACTGAAGCAAGCTTAACTACTACCCCTGTACCGCCGCAAGTTAAGCAAGACCAAGTACCAGTACTGTCTTTTCCAGACCCTTCTCCCTTACATACGTCACAGGTTCCAATCTTCTCATAAAATCCGCTTGAGCGCTTAATGTAGCCCTGTACTTTTAGTATTGCTCTTGTTCTAGGTGATTTCATTTCTTGTCTCCCTCTTTCTTCGTCGTATTCTCGATTTCAGTAACGTCCCAATTTAGTTGTTTAAACAGTTCATTAACATCGCCTTGGACGCGAATGCTGGCACCACTCTTGAGCCAAACAGTATATTCGTCTTCAATGTCATTCGCAAAAGTCACTACTTCAATTCTTTCAGGATCAAATACCCTTACCATGTCTAGTGCATAGTCAGCTTTCAACACTCGTTTCACGTTAGGTCTTACTACAACTTCACTATCATAGGGATTATGATTTTTCTGCGCTTCTTGAATGTCCATTAGCTTTTTCTTTAAAGTAAAGAACGCCAGAAGATGTTCCCAGCCAGAAAGATTATCTCCGTCGTGTAGTTCAATTTCTGTTTGATATTTCTGTAGCTCTTCTTCACTCAGTAGTCTAAGTTCTTCAACGTCCACTGCGCTGTACGCATCTGGGTGTTCAGTTAGCTTTTGAAACTCTTTAAAGTCCATATATTTTAACCTCCTCATTATCTATAAGAATAAAGGAGAGCTTTCAAAAGTTCTCTCCTCGTAGAGCCCACCACATGATAGCAAGGCCCATCAGTCCTAATCCGTAAACATATGCTGGGATCCCAAGAATATCGAAACTCTCGCCAAACAACCACCTCAAGTTAATAAGGACGCCAATTAGATAGAGTAGAAAGCTAATCATAGTTACGCGAATAACTCCCAATCTGTTGCTAACAGGTCAGATTGAGATGGAACCCAAGGAACTATCTTGTTATCTGATGTTCTAATGACTATAAAATCTGTACAATAAGGTTCTCCTGAGTATTCACCAAATCCGTATCCTAATCCTCTGGCCAACTTTTGACCCTTAACTAAGTACAGAAACATGTCTTTCCCGTTCCAACCACTACGTGTTAACTCTCGACCTGCTTTTAGCAGTCCTAAAGCTTTCCCAAAGTTCACTTTTCTCACTCCTTATCTATGATTCTCACTGACTTATATTTTCTGTTCTCATCCTTTGTTTATACGCTTAGTAAACTGACTCAACGCAACATATGCTCTTCTAGCGCGTTGTTCTGTCCCATCTTCATATGATCTGGAAGCAGAGTACTCTTCAGTCACTGTTACAACTTTTCCGTCTACCATCTCAGCGACCTTTTCTGCGAGCTCTTTTGACTCGATTACAGAAGCCTCGCCTCTTACAAGTTTCAGTCCGCTCATTGTTTCCAGGTCTAGCTCCGCAGGTAATACTACGCCCATAACACCTACCTCAACTTGGTAGTATTCAACCTCAATACTTTGAGCAGTTAATGATCTTGCAGGTAGTACGCCTTCAACTTTCTTTCTAGCCATCTTCGTTTTCCTCCTCGTGAGTCACTTCTTCATATTCTATAGTCTTTGTCATAGATCAAAAGTTTCATATGGCTTCGACCTGATATTCACGTTTTCATAATCCGGTTTTCTAAACCCTTTTTCTCTAAAATGTAGCTCCAACCCGGCTAGCGAGATTTGACTCAAGGCTCTGAGAAGTATGTACTCTAGGTTTTCGCCCTCTTTGATGGTTCCATCTTCCTCTAAGTGTCTATTAGGAATCCAAATGTTTTGGTTCGTGTCGTTTATGAGGTATCTCTTCGCCAGTTTTTCCTTGTAGTCTTTTCGGTCAACGAGTCGTAATGGTAGCCCTTTATAGTATTGTAGCTCAAAGTTATATTGCATTGTTAAGCTCCTTTCTAAAATTCTTCTACAACGTAGGTGGCTAGCTCTCTCACGTTTGCCAAAGTTACTTCCCTACGATCTTCGGGGTCATCAATGTTTTGTAGTGCTAACCAAGTCGATCTCACGTTATATCTGCTGATCTCGCGAACTGAGTACAAACCGTATGTTGGTACAGTCTTCTTGAAGAAGAATAGTTTTGTAACAGTCTTTTCTTTCCCGTCAGGAAACTCAATAATTGAACCTACGTCAAGGTGTCTCGGACTATACTTCCCGACGTATGTTAGTTTACTTTTGTCGATTTTCATAATTAACCTCCAGTAATTGTTTCGATAATGAACATAACGATAAGGGCTATGAAGCAGAGTATCGCCAGCGCTCCGGATTTACTCAATCATCCTCATCCCCATTCCCTTTAGACGTTAAGACAACCACCGCTATACAAGAAAAGAGTATAATCAAAGAATATACTCCCTCTTCAAACGTCATCATGTTGTTTACTCCTCTCGATGCGACTTCGTTGAGTCAAATGCGCCCTCTTTTATCATGTCCCTAAGCTCGTAGATTACTTTCAAACCGCCAAGAATGCAAGCTTCAGCCTCCGCACTCTTGGGTTTAAACTTTTGTAATTTATAGCTTGACTTAGTTAGATGTTTAATCAGTAAATTCTTGTCAACTTCAACTTTAGGGAAGTCTTTACTCATATCAGCTCCGATATAATACAGCGTGTGTTTCTCTCCGTTCGGTAGCGTATACTCAACTGGACTACCGAGTTCCCCTTTTGTCCAGTCAGCTAGATTCAGAGTAGCAATTTCCTTGTCCCCTATATACATCTTTACAAGCTGTTCCTCGGCTTCTACGTCCTTTTTAAGGTCTTTACCTGAGTCATGCTTTGAATCGTCTCTCATAGCTTGCTACACCCCTTTATCAATGTTTTTGATACTCCGTAACATATAAAAGAATGAGCTCATTCTTCTTCCTCCTTAAGTTCAGCGAGCTCTTCCCTAAGCTCATTGATCTCATTTTGGGCGTCATCAATTTCTACCTCTAGCTGTCTAATCTCCTCGATGATCTCATCACGTCTACTCACGCTCACACCACCTTACTCAAATTTAATATCTGCCTCAGCATCTCGTACAACCTCAATCTTCATACCTGCGTAATGATCGACTTCAGCTACTTCCGTATAGCCTAATACGAGGCTGTCATGTACAAATTTTTGCATAACAAGATGTTTGTACATATTGGCGGAAAGGATCAGCTTAGTAGGGTCGTTGCCTGTTTCAGCTGTGTACTCTTCCTTACGCGCATCAATTAACATCGTAGGACTCTTGGCGTCCTTTGTAATCCCTTCATAGCGTTTTCGCAGTTCGCTCAACTTACTCCCTCCTCACCCAAAGAGTATTGTAAAATCGTCGCGCTCCAGAACGATAACGTCCATCCCACCATACTGAGTAACACGAGCTGCTTGATTAATGCTTCTTCCAGTTATGAAGTCGTAGCCCTTTACTTCACGAATCCACTCCCCCATTATTAGCTTAGACACAACAAGCTTAGTAGGGTCTTTGAAATACTTCCGTCGATGTTCTTGGGATAGTTTGTTTATAGCGCCTTCTATTGAACCAACTTCCTTTACAACCTGTTCAAATTCACTCATATTAGTCTCCCTTCTCATCCGCTTCTCTAATAGCTTCTTCAACGCCCTTGTGACACCATGTCTCGTAGGAGATAAGATTTCCAGTAGAGGTGTCTATGTCGTTCATCTTGTCGGTAGAGAATTCACTTTCTTGGTTGTACTTAACGAAGTCCTCAAATCCTTTACACTTTTGTTTATTGTTATAGTGACATGCCCAGTTATGTCCAGACTCCCTCTTCATTTTAATTATGTCGAAAGGAGTCGGAAGACAACCATAGTTCTGTACTTGTTCAGATTCATCTGTAAACGCAAACGGACAAGTTACACAAGCCATAGTAACACCCCTCATTTCTTTCTAGCAAAAGCCCAACCGAAAAAGATCACTAGTCCTACACAGAAAAAGTTAATACCAGCGTATACAATTAGCCAAGGTTCCATCATAGTCCTCCCCTAACGGTAAAAACACCGTTTAAATAATAAAAGAGTCAACCTCAATAGTTGACTCCCTTGTACATGTTTATTTAGGTGTACTATTCAAAAACCTCACATCTTCTAGACCACATTTATTACAAGCCATAACGATCATGCGAGTACCATCTTCAAGTTTCTTATCCATTTTCTTGTCGCAGAAACAGTGAGTGTGACCAAACGTCCTCTCGAGCCAATGAGAAATAAACTTAAACATTAGTCCTTCTCCTTGTTAAGTTGTACGTAACGGTCATAAAGATCGTCCCAAATATCGCGATGTTCAAATACGTTACCGCATTTCTCATTAATAGCTATTTCAGAGAAAAGAGGTTTCGCCGTCATACCTGTATCAATTACCCATTCCCCTTCAAGCATAACAACCACACCAGTAATATCAGTTGTCAAGAAAGGGTCTCCAGCGATAAGCTCAGTTCTCTGTTTCACTACATCACCCTCAAAGATAGTATCTCCCATGTATCCGTCTTCTGCTGTATACACTTGATCGGTAGCTCGCATTAAAGCAGAGTCTTCTTTTCTATAGCTTGTTGTTATTAAACAGGATGTATCGGTCTCTTCTAAACTCCAACCGTTACTAGAAAACGCTAGATAAATATTAGGGTTTCTCTTGTTTACATAAAACATTTTGTCATATCGGTTGTCCCATACTCTAAACTCAGGAATTTGAAACATTAAATATCCCACCTTTTGTCATTTATCATAATCCATACACCATCCACAAACAGCGACTTATCGCCTCGCTCTATTTCCATACGGAGTTGTCTAGCGTAGTTCTTCGCACCAACCATTAACCCGGTAGCGAAGAAGAACAACATACCGCCGACTGTAATCAGAATATCAGACATGTTTCACCTCCGACAGAAAGGGTATATTACGACTATACTAACGACGTACATAATAACGTAAAATACTAGATTCGCAATTAATCTGTCTGCGTAACCCCCGTTAGTACCCGGATGAGAGAATATCAGTAACGTCATTACTACTAGCGAAATCCAGAAGCCTACCTTAAAGGGATTCATCTCTATTGACCTCGTAACGCTCTTTAATACGCTCTCCGAATTCCTGTAATGCGTCCTCGTAAGTTTCAAAGCATTTACAATATTGCCCCATCATGTCGGTTAGACTTTCTTTAGTCAACATCTTAACCCAACCTACACAGAAGGTGTTATCAATGACATCAACTATTCCATATCGCGTTCCATCATCCCAAACGGCGTACAGTTCCCCTTTCTCTTCTAAATCTGGCCAAATTAACTCCACTTTGTCTAGGATTGTACCGTTGTTTTTCTTCTCGAGGCTTGTAAGAGACCAAGCTGATAGATTTTCCATAATCCTATAATTCATACTGTTTTCGTCACCCGAATTACCCAGTACAGCATACCAGATTCCGTTCTCATCAATTTTAATAGAGTCTACCGTACCTTTGAAGGGTTTCCCGCCGTTGGCTGATCGACCTACATCGTTCAACTCCACTGACTCCCCGGGACTAAACTGAATTGTAACACCCATTCTACCCATTTAACCTTACCTCCTGACAAGCTCTACAATAATTCTTGAACACTCCACCTTCTTCCCGGAACGTGTAGCCCCTTGAGAGCGTAGCCTGTTCCCTTCCGCTGGAATCTAATGGAGTCTTCCCGCGGTGAATTGTATAAGTCTTGCTACAACCATCGCAGACCACAGAAGTCTTATACTCTACAATCTGTTCAACTCTGTACATTGTTGTCCTCCTGTTCGAACGTCTTGTACTCATTTGAGCTTAGTAAGATAGTAGTTGATGGAACATCCTTTATCGGTACTACAACAATGGCTTTATCATAGTAGTATCCTTGAATAGAGCCAACACAACCTTTGAAATGCCCTCCTAGTATCTTAACTGGTGTTGGTTGCATACCTAATCCTCCTCAGTACAGAATACTTTCTTGTTTATAGCGTTTAGACTATACAGAAACTCTTCCGTTTCTTTGACAAGCGAGTCGACTGTGTCTTGGATGTCGTCACTGTCTATATAAGCCTCTTGTAACGCTCTCATATAGTCAATTAAGCTCGTTAATGCCGAAGCTTGACTTTTGTCTAATGTATGTCCTCTATACGCGTTCATTAGTTACCCTCCTCGCGCGGATATTTTCGAAAACAACCTTCACAGTATACGTACATTGGAACTTCGCCTTTCGGAAAGCGTTCTTTACTCCCGCAGTAAGGACACTCAACGCTCTCTGTTTCACGTAAATACTTTCCGAGGTTGCTCCATTTGTTAGTGTCAATCATCGTCTGGTAACTCCTTAATAATTGGAGGGGTTGCCTCCGATTCGTCTGAAAGCTCTTTTAGTTCTACCCAAGCGTTACAAGCGTATACACGTTTACACTTAGGACATCTAACATGGTAAACAAAGTATTCATCTATATGACCGTGATAGCCGCATTTACAGTAGACATCCATACAAACGTCTGTACCTTTCCATTGAATCCGCCCGTGAGCCCCTTCTGGCTTCTTAAACTCCATGTTTAGTCCTCCTCTCGATGAAGCATAACAAAGTCGACAGCCTCTGAATAAAATCCATTTGACGACCTGTACCATCTAAGAGTGACATAACCTTTAACAGTAGCTAGCTTATAAAATGTCCAAGTCTCGGACCAATCACGGTCGTTATCTCGATTAAGGTTCACTATCTCTTTAACCTCTTCAGACATAAGAATAGGGGAGCCAATAAGGTCACCTAAGTCTCCAATAATCTCTTCAAGACGTACCTCTTCACAACAGTCTTGTTCGTGATACATTTTGTAGACATCACCCTCTGACGTATAGAAATACAATTCGTTGTCTCCTGAGTCTTTTATCTCAGTAAGCCATTTACCCTTTAACTCCTCGATGTTAACGACATATGATTCACACATCTTCTTAACCGTCCTTTCTAACATTCAAGATTGTAGAACCGTTGTCATCACAAGAGACTGTCAGTACCTCGTTAACTGGGACAAATAAATTAATCAACCATCCGGGCGGTTCGTCATTATGAGTTTGACAGGTTACAATTTTACCAACCAAATAGTCTTTATACTGGTCTTCAGTTACCCAAGTCGATACGTAGCCAATCAATTCAACATCCCCTTCCCAAGTCTATATTAACAAAGTGTATTTTACAAATCTTTACTCCATCCCTTTTGTAGCTTCATCTTCCAACTGTTTTATGTCATTCTCGACAACAGAGCGTATCGCCTTTAGATGTTCAACCTTTCTGTTTGCTTCTAGGCAGTCTTTGGCCGCTTTCTGTAGCTCAATGATGAGACCGTTTGGAATCCCGGCGTTGTAATGTCTCACTTGAGACGCTACAGAGCAAAGTTCTTTTGTAGCTGCGCTAGACTTAGAGTATGCTTCTCGGTAAAGCTCTATGTAGTAGGCGTCTCGCTTTTGTAACTTTACATACTCATCAGTCTTCCCTGCTTCAACGATACTTAACGGAATTTGCATTCTATTTCTCCTCCATTAGTCTAGATAGTTATGTTTGTATTCCTTTAGTTGATCGTAAACCTTTTTCAGGTCGTCATAGCCTTCTCTATCAGAGTAAATCGTGTTGAGGGCGATATCAAGTTCTGCTAACGCCCTCGTTACACCTTTTAGCCTTTCTAGTTTCCACATCTGCTTATCGTCCATCGTTAGACCTCCTCTGTTCCATCAACAGGTAAACAGTCCTCTACGCGAACAAACCATATACGCTTGTACGCTTCTCCTCTTCCTTCGTCAATTTCTATACCAAGTATATGTACGCCACGAGTACTTACATCTGTTACAACACCCTCACGGTCTACTATAGGAGAGTAAGAGTATTCCTCCGCGTACTTTGATCCAATTTTAACCTTATCGCCTTTCTTCAATTCCATATCAGTCACCTCACCTTATACTTGTTCAATGTTCTCTCGATTGTTTGAATAACTAGCCAAGAGACGTCGTGCATACTCTTGGCGTGTCCGATTCTTGAAATGGCAGAGAGCTCTATGTCATTCATCTCGATTCCTTTTCTGTCACACTTCTCTATAAGTCTATCAACTCGACGACGTAACCTAGCAAACTCCTCTATATCATTCATCGGTCTTCGTCCTCGGTTACGTATCTATTCCAAACCCTCTTATGTTGTTCTACGAGAGAATACAACTCGATATACCGATCTTGATCAATTGGTAGCTCTTCGAGCACTCCGGGTTCTAACGCCATTAACAGAAGTTCAATTTGATCCTTAGTGAGTTTAACGCCTTCATCCTTGAAGCTTCTAACAAGATAAAAAGCTTTCTTTTTAAGCTTGTTTAGCTCAGCCATACGAATTTCATCCATTTTGTCAAACCTTTCCACTAAGGTAGAAAGGTCTTTGACTAGTTGTCTTACAAAATCTCTATCCGCATAGCCTAACTGAGTCTTAGCAGACGTTGCTGTTCTGTCATAGTATAACCATTCATCCTTTACTGCAACAATAACCTGCGCTGCGTCGAGATTGAGTTCGTATTCCACACCACGTCCTTCTCCTTGAGGGGCGCTTCGTATCACCTTTGATTGACTAGTCATTTGCTTTCCTCTCCTTCTTCGTAACGTTTGAACAACTCTTGGAGCTTATTGAAAATAACAAAAGTAATCGACGTGTCGCTAGTCCCTCCAAAGTCTTCAGCGACCATCGTATATAACAGCAAGTCGAGCTCTTCTGCGCTAAGTTGTATATCATTAGCTAGACAACGTTTATATAGTGTATATACACGTTCTTTGAGCTTAGAGAGCGTTTCTTTTCTCTTTAGGTCTTCTCTATCGAGTTCATCTGATAACGCCGTAAGCGCTTGTACAAGCGCTTTTACGTAGTCTTTATTTTCGTAGCCTAGAGTAACTTGACTAACTCTCCCAGAATCATTCACCTCTAAGTTCAGGAAGCCATGTCCCGGATAGTAAACATGGCTTATCCCGTTACCCGGAGAATTATAGTGACTAGCTCTAGTTGTACCATCTACACCTTCAAATATTCGGATAAGACGTTTTTCCATACGTTCCTGTTGTTCCTCATTCATTACAGGCTCCTCCTATACTATTACTAATAAGCTCGTCAAGCAATTCTATTCTCGCCTCAATCTTCGCTTTGTCTCTTTCATAGTCACTAGCATTAGAATACTCCCAAAAGTCTTTAGGCTCCAACTTGTTAGCTATTTCTTGCTCGAGTCTTTTCTTAAGTACTGTAATAGGGACGCCGTTCTCTTCACGTTTATGCTTTTGGTGAAACATATCGGCAGCCATTATTTCTTGCCATTGACTACAGAGGTACATCCAACAGCTGTTAAGGTACTCTTCAACCTCTTCTATATCGTCCTCTGTAATCCCTCTAACAATCACAGGGACAAAGTCGCCCTTCTTCTGTATAATAAAGAACAAATGAAGAGAGTATACTCCACTATCATCCTTCGTTATGTCGAACCGGAAGCAGTGATTGAGATCGTGGTCGGGCTCTCTATCAGCATGATACCAACTACCTTTGAAGTCTTCCCAGTCGTCGTACTCAACTAACGCGTTCGCCTTATGATAGTTTTGGTCACTACAGTAGTATCTATGTCTTGTCTCCTTGAGTTCCATTATTCGTTCTCCTCATCCTCAGTAATCCAACCATTCAATCTCGCATACTTTAACTTTCTTGAGTAGCTACGCTTCCACTCTTCCCATCTCTTCGTCTCTCCGAGCGCAGCGAGTGGGTCTTGATTCTTCTCTTTCCAGAGGATGTCGCTGACCCATTTAGGTACAATGGGTTTATACTTTGTGTTAGTCATAGTTAGTTCACTCCAACGGTTCATTAAATAGTCGTGTATCTCGTATTGCCAATCAACTTTAACGGTCTTCCCATTCACTTTTATCGGCTTGTTCCAGAGTTTTTGGCCATCATAGTTGGTATGGGTCTCGTACTCGTTGAAGAAGTTTACAGAGATGTAATCATAATCCCCTTGTATTTGATCCTTACGCCTCTTAGCTTCGTCTACAACCCATTCTTCAGCGAGCTCGTATAACCAAACCGGAGCGTTAAGATTCTTCCCTAGTATCTCGTTAGCACAGGATGACCCATAAGGCTTACCATCAATCTCAAATACTTTCTTGTGTCGTCTTCCACAAGTTGTACAGTTCGCGTCTCCTAAGTAAATCTTTACCTCCATTACTCATCCCCCTTATACGGAACGCCTAGTGTATAGCTCTTAAACTCCGGAGGTTTCTTACTAGTCCAGTTATCTCTAGGTGACAGCTGAAAGCAAAACGAACATTGAAACCAAGGTACGTTGATCTCTGTTACCTCGTTCACATGACTTGGGACGTTAAACGCGTTGAAACACTTACACTTTGGACACATAGCACTAATTGTCTTGATCATATTGTCCCTCCTTCAACTTCCTAACAAGTCTCATAAACTTATTGAACTCCTTAGCGCCTTGAGTTCCCCATTTAAACTTGTGCAATAGCTCGTGGTCGTCAAGAGAAAGAAACATATCGAGGTCTTTTGATAGTTCACCTTCATAAGAACTATCCACGAATATTGGATTTCTGTATTTTTTATTCGATGCTTTACCAAGCTTAACAGCCGAGATAAGACCATAATCCATACCCGTTATGGAAGAGACATAATATAACTTATCATCTTTCTCATAAACAGGTGCGCTAACGCGCTTTAGTAGCGTCTCTCCGTGACTAACTACCGGATAGTCATAATAAAGCTTACCTTTATGGGTAAAACCCTCTTGGAGTAGTGCGTCATCTAAGCGTTCAGTTGGGTTGTCTATCTTAACCTCAAACATAGTTAACTCTTCCATTCATACTTCCTCCTCCATACCTACTTTATACCAAGTGCACTCACCGTCGTGTACTTTCTTCAATAGATACTTTTGACCCCATACACCCCAAACGTCTCTATTCCCGGTTTGATAGCCTCCGTACTCTGTTGGGTAATGATCGAAGAAAAGCATATTCTCTTCCTCTTCTGTAAGCATGACTAATGGGACGAAGTAACCCTTGTTAAAGTGGGTTAACGCTTCTTGTAGCGTTTGGAAGTCTGTATGAAGGGGTCTTGCGTGTGGAGGTACTTGGCCATGCTCGTTTACACCTAGTGAGTTGTAAGTGCCGTTAGCGTTTCTGTATACAATCCAAGTAAACACCTCGTTTGTATCGCTCACTTTGTAATCCTCTTTTCACTCAATAAGTTCTCGTTGTGTAATTTTTCTAGTAGTTCAACTCTCGCTTTTGTGACAACAACCATAAGAGCGAGTACAGCGTTATTGAATACATTGACTGTGGAGTCCGTATTCATGTGGGTCTCGATTGTTTGTTTATTGTATATTAGGTAGTCACCGCCGCAATAACTCTCCATCCAATCGGGCATTTTCCAATTCATTTCAATCTCTCCGTTCTGTTTTAAATTTCAACCTTTAGCTTTCCAAACTCGCCAACCAATTGACTCCGCGAAGCTAGACTCTACTTTCTTCCATTCCCAATCTAGTCCATATAGGCTCTTTGCTGGTCTCTTCCCGATCTTAGTCGCGCAATAATAGTCACCATCTATAGTGTACACAGGTTTATCAGTTCTCCCTGCTTTGTACCGATAATCATTCATATCATTGTTGTCCCAACCAAAAACCATTGCTAGAACTGTCTTACTTGTATAACGTTTCAATCGTCAAGCTCCTCCCTCTCATATATGTGATCTTTAAAGAACAAACTGTCGATACCTAGCTCAACGACTCTAGCAAACCGATCAAACACGTCAGTAGCTAGAGCACCAGCCAACATTAATACCATAAACGGAAAGTACAGGGGAAGGCAAACAATATTTGCTATTTTTACATATTTGTTTCTCTTCTCCCAATCCTGCTCAGTGTATACTCTTCTTATACGTCGCTTAGTCATGTACCCGATAGTCCTTTCCCAACAGCCCTTCGCCTCTACGTAGGATCATATTACACACTTTAGCCTCATATGAGGTATGCTTGATCTCTCTAATAAGCTGGTCGATGTATACAGAATGCATATTGTATATCGTTCTTCTAGTCTCAATTCCAAACTTACATAACAATTTATCGTAGACAAGCTTCACATCTTTCTCAATAGGAATACCTAGCAGGAAATCTCCATTAATGTATATTGTATTCACATATCCAAACTCAGCTAGCTTGAATAATAGCTCGTCAACTGTCTCTTTATGTAGCTCATTCATTGGTATTACCTTCTTTCCAAATTTTAGTAGGATTAACGATCTCTATATCAATTCCGCCCTTTTTACCCCAATCTGTAAACTTATATACGTGCTTCAAAGGAACGTGAAGCTGTACTCTGTGTCCCGGTTTAGGTTCTGAATACCCTGCTACGATATACCCCTTGTTATACTTATGAACGTCTTCTAACGTTAACCAAACAGAAATGTAATCTATTACGCTCACTCTCCCAACGTTATTTTGTCTTCAGCATGCCCTTCTTTTACCTCGAAATCGCTTAAAACGTCTTCCCCTAAAGAGACAACAACATCCGCGTCTAGATCAAAGTCAAGTAGCTTTATAATTAAATCAACGTTCTTCATTATGCCCTCCTATTCTACAACGCTGTGTAGTTTGTCTATAACAGAATCTTTAGTATAATCGGGTTGTTCCTTTGATGTCGTCTTAATATTAGTCTCGTTTATATTCTTCATGTTCTCTGAGAAGTAAATATTGGCGTCCCGGATGGTATTCTCAGGAGGGTTGAACTCAAGCTTCTTGGCGTCCTGTATAGAGAGCTTTGGAGCAGAGTTAATCTTTTGCATCCCATCTATAAGTCGGCTCATCATGTCATCGTGGTTATTAATAGATTGCTTCACTATCTCTTTTACTTCCACATCTGTCTTCTTACGTACAGCAATAGCAAACTTGTAGTATTCCTTTATAAGACTCTCTGCTTGAGTTATCTTACTCGGGAAGATGTCTATCAAGTAGTCATTCTTGTTAATCTCTCGTAATGCTGAGCAGACGTAGCTAATTGACTCTTGGAACTCTTGATACACCTCTAGATGATCTTTCACTAGCATCTTCAAGTAAACTATAAGAGATGTCAGCTCATCTACATGCGGGCCATGGAACTTATATTCAACCATCTCGGTGTACTCTACTGGAACTCTCTTGATCCAATTCAAGGGGTTTAGAAGTCTCTTTGGATTACGTCGTGTCTCAGGGAGTTTGATCTCTCTCCGGGACAGTGTATCCCATCTAATAGGCTTAGAAAAGTGGTTGCGTAGCTCCGTACCATCTATGACCACATCAGCTGAGGAGTCGTAGCCATTAATATACTCGTCTGTTCTACAGAGGATCATCCTGTTTTCGTCTATTGTTCTCACCTGCATTATGTCAAGCTCTTTTATTCCTCTATCAGGCAACGCTTTCTCGCACACTACAAGTTTGCTATAAAGATCATAACCAAATGAAGTGTATTTTCTGTATAACTTCAATGTAGTCCCTCCTAGCTCTTATGGGTTATCAATATCAACTCTGGGTTTACAACGAGCTCGTGTTGCTTCCATACCCAGTCCTTTACTCGTTGCTTTATCGCTTCTAAATTATACAACATATCTAGCTGGTCGATGTTAACCACTCCAAAGCCGTTCTCCATCTCATCATCAGCCAGCAATACAATCCCTACATAGAAATACCTACCAGAAATAAAGTCAGGTAGGCAAGTAATCTCTCCAATTTGCTTATTCTCAACATGTTGTTCTGATTGTCGCTCTAACTCTTTATAACCGATATTAGCTCCCATTATCAGATAGTTGCATCTGCTTACACCCATTATCCGTCCCCTCCTGTTTCTCTTTGTGTAGTGGTTGTGGTTGCACTCCTATAAGTATAATCAATACGCAAAACGTGATGTATGCAACGACAACCCATGGATACTCTTTCACAAACGTTTTAAATTGTCCCATCAGTGAATCCCTCCATCAGCATATAATACGTCCGTAATCTTACAAGTCAACTCACGTGCTTTCGTACTAAAGTGCTTTAACTCAGGGATTCCCATTGTTATTACATCAACAGTACGTAGTCTAGTTAGCTCCTCACGTAAAAGGTCACACCTAACATGAGGCGGAGTTGATTTCATAATACTCTCATAATTAGTCTCTACATCCAGAAGCTCTTGTAAGATGTTACGTCTTAACATATCAGTGTCCATAGCCATCACTTTGTCCTCCTGTCTGACTACTAGCTGTTATATTCTTCCCATAGGTGTCTTCATAACAAGGCTCACAGTAAATAAAGCCACATTTCTCAATCTTTACCTCAGCCCATGTAAGCTTTCCTTCACATACGCAACAAGTCTTCTCAGCCAATCCCATTTCCTCCTTCTTAGACTCTTAAAGTTTGTTATATAACAGCTACTACAGTAAAACGCCCCGCGTATCTTGATCTTAGTCTGATAGACAGCAACGGGACGCTTACATTTACGACAGGTTATATTAGTTACATACATTATGTGTTATCCTCAATATCACTAACATCTTCATACTTCTGTAGCTCAGTAATGACTTTAGACATGTCTACAATAGACATACTACTCATGTAAGGAGCTTTACCCAGTACTTTATTCAGGAACCATCGTTTCTCCTTGATATTCTTGAATCCTACTCTCTTAAACTCCACATCCATCTTCCTTCTCATTACAGGGGACGCTCCCATAATTGTATAGTACGTTGGCATGTACTCTCCTCCTTAAATCACGCTTCATCGCCTTCTCCTGCGAGCTCCATCTCAACCATACGCTTATACTCATCACCCATACCGATAGACTCATAGTATTCTTCCATAGACTTCTCCATATCAGTAAGCATGGCCTCATGCTGTTCTTCCGGTACATACTTCAGCATTACAGCAGTCAAAGCAGACTCCAACGCAGCCTCTCTTAGTCGTAGCTCCTCTATACCATATACAGTAAGCCCATTATGCTCTCCACCAGTAAGGTCATGCTTAAGCTTGATTGCTTTCAACGCCATATCAGGGGAGATGACCTCCATGCGCTCCAGAGTCTGTCCTCCTAAGTCTATAATACGATCAAGTATCTCAGCCTCACTCTTAATACGCTTCACTTCTTTCGCATACTGCTTACGGGACTCTTTGCTCATACCCTGCTTGAGCTCAGCGCTCTCTTTAGCGATCTTACTCTTGAACGACTCATCAGGCTCCTTCTTACTCTCCAACGCTTTCTTCTTCGCCTTCTTACTCTTTACACTATGCGCCTTCTTTAGGTTCTGCCCGTTCTCCTTCCTCTTATCTATGAGCTGCTCAAGCTTCACATCCTTCATTATCGCCTCTTTACGCTTCTTCTGATAGTTGTATACAGTAGGCACGCTTATCTCTAATCCTTGCTCATTTATCCACGCAGCTACCTTATTCGGACTCTCTCCGTCATCTAACATTTTATCTACAATAGCCCTCTTTGGCCACTCCAGTAACATCTGTAGTTTTGTCTTTTTAGGTCTCTTCGCCATCATCACTCATCCTCTCAACAGTATTTACTGTGCTTCATTATATTAAA